ATGTTCTCCTCTTCCCGACAATGAAGTCTTTAAATGACTAAAACACAATATATGGTGTTAAAACTTCTTAAAAGACCCTAAATATTGCACTTTTAGAAAATCAAATCGTTACTTTACTAAAAATTTACTAAAAATGACCAAAGCAGCGTAATGCAGGTATGTGTTCGTACAAAACGTAAAAAATTAAGGACTATAAGATTTATCGTCTTATAGTCCTTATTCTTTTACTTGCTTTTGAATTTTAATATGGTCTTTCCAAACAATTTATAGTAAGGAATTTCTTCTTCGTTTAGTATATAGTAGTTAATACAATCCGCAAGTATGACTGCTACTACTGATAATAAAAACCAAACAAAACTGAATGGTAAACATATAATACCTTTGTAATTCAATGGAACATTAGAATAGTCCCACATAGTTTCAACAATACCGAGTAGGGATAAATTACCTATAACAAATTCCATAAACGTTATTATTAAAGAACCTATTAGTCCTTGAATCAATATGTCAACATCCCAAGATATTTCATTATTTATTCTATCAATAAGAACAAAAGCAATTCCTCCACATAAGCCCATCAAGGGGAATGAATATCCTCTCCAGCATACTTCTATGGTTATGTATGCCATAAATCCTATGATGAATAAAAACAGAATTTTATGTATCTTTTTCATATAATCTAACCCATTTTAGCTATAATTGCTTTGAGAACATCGGATTGATAATCCTCTGGAATATCCATTCCATAAACAATATTACTAATTTCCTCGATTGTATTCAATGATTGAACATATAATTTCAGAGCATTGTGGTATGTTACTTGATATGTCTTAAATGCGGTTGCAGAAGAAATAATAGTCATAATATCTTCGGCTGAATAGAATTTACATAATTCACCATCAGCGTGATATGGTATTTCTGTTTCTCCGTTTTGAACCATAGCTGAAAGAGTTGTTAAGTTTAATTGGTCTTGTGTTGTAAGAGAGAAATGATAGGTTTCTCCATCGCTTAAAGATACATCAAATCCGCCTGTGATAACTTTATTACAAATTGAACTAATCTCATTCAATTTAGCATTTTTAATAAACTCAACGGTAACTTCTTCATCTGGGTCAATATTTGGTTCTTCTTCTATAATTTCCTGCTCGGTAGGTAATTTGATTTCTTCACCTTTTTCAACGGCTTCATATAAAGTATTATATTCTTCTTCATCAATTTGAATTACTTTAATTGTTTCATATCCAATTTTGTCTGTTGTGACAGGTAACATCCAATCGGCTCTGTAATAGATGTCACCGAATTGAACATACTGTGCTTTACTTTCGTCACAGGATAATAGAACATTATGTTTATGTTGATAAGTTCTAAAATCAAGCTGCGACACCACTCCAACGAAGTTTTTGCCATTTATCAGTTTGTAATAATTCATTCGGAACATTCCTACCTTTCACTTTATGTTTAACCAATTTATCTATTTCTTCATCTGTGAAAACATTTTGATATATACCTTCGTTAATTTCCGTTATCAAGTTATAAGTATAATTCATTGTGTTGTCGATTTTCGCACATAACCATTTCTTTCTTCGAGTTGCAATTCTTGCAGTTTGGTCAGCACTAAAATGATATAACTTCGTAAAAGTATTTTCATATTCAAATTTGGAAATGTGTCTTTTACTTCTTATTACCGACATTTAAGCATCCTCCTTTACTTGATATAATCTATAAGGCGGCATTGTTAGCCGCCAGATAATATAACAACGACCCACCCGTTGTAAATGTAATGAGCGAGCCGTTGATTTTTGTATTAAATTTTTTAGATTGAGAAGCACGGGCAAACGTTATAAGAGTTGTTGGCGCCGTAGCTGTAGCTGTTACCATTAGTGTTGACAAACCAGAAGTCAGTCGTGGTGCCAACACTAGGAGAACGCTCCCACCAGCCGTAAGCGGAAACCCAATAACCGCCAATAGATGCCTCTACGGATTTTGTTAAACCATAATACGCAACTTCTTTGTCGGTTGCATAGATATAACAAACGCCATTACCATTTCGCTTCCAAACATCTCCGGAAGTTATGTTATTAGATGAAACAAGAGATGGGTCACTTGCATCTGTATAATATGTAGCATCGTCCGGGATAAACATACCTCTAAACTTTGCTTTGCGAATATCAGAAGTGAACCAAGATATAGCGCTACCCTCACTAATATAAGGTGTTCCCGAACCACCCATTTCAACATATGCAGGAATATAGAAATAATCATTAGATAACAGAATGTTAGAAGATTTATTGCCTTCAGAAGCACCAATTTTAACTTGTTTGAGCATAGTTCTCCAAACAATAGGAAGCGCATCTGTCATTCTTGCATTTATAAATGTTCTCATTTGACAAGCATCCCAACCACCAACATTCGTTGCAGTTGGATTCATAGCTCTTAACCTGTCAGTTAAAAGAGCGTTTGCTACAAAAGAAGCATTGGCACTCTGACTTGTGCCACCAGCTAATCTATATCTTCCTGTTCCACAGTATTCAACTCTCATAACTTCGTGAGACCAAGCAGCTAATTTACGAGCATTTGTTTCTCCGAGGTCATCAAACCAAATCTTTGCCCAATATAAATAACCATAACCATAGTCATCAAAACCACCGTCTGCGACAAACCTAATAGCACCAAGAGTTAATGTTTGTTCTGAATTAGTCGAACGTGTTCTTACTAATTCCGCTCTTGAAATTACATTTGCAAATGATGTATTTGAACCATTTGAACTATAAACATAAAGTTTATCATCTCCAGCCTTATGACGAAGAACAACAATATCTCTATAACCCCTATATCCGACATTTATATTTTTGTCGCCCCATTGAATATCAGGATTATTGTTCATTCTCAATCTAAAACCTTCAGAACCATCTTCTTCAAAACAAGAAATCAATGTGTTATTTGTATTAGCTGTATCTGTAAATCTGAAATCAACCGCGAGCGTAAATGATGGAGCATCGTTACTAAACAATTTAATTCCAGTATTGACAGCTTGTTTACCATCTAAATACATATCAGTTGCTAACACTTGGCTTTTAACATTCTCAAAATCAAAATCGTGTCCGAGAGTAATGTCATAATAGTCTTTCTGCTCAAAATAATTTTCTGTTCTTCCAGATGATGTAACAGCAAAAATTTCGCCAGGCGTCATAGTTTTAAGGTCTTTACTAACCGCAGGGAGTTCGGCTCTATCCCAAATAGCATAAACATCTGTATTTTCACGAATACAACCTGTATTTTTGTTCCATCCAGCGAATACATTATAAATGTAAGCACCTTCCTCTGAACTATTTACAGGTATATTACCATCATAAGTAACGTCAGTACCATAATCAACGGTCTGTGAGCCAAGCGACAATCCTTGTCTTGCATACCAAGTAACCGTGTATTGTCTTTTTGTTTTGGTATATTTTGCAGTAACAGTACGATTTGAAAGAACTACATCATCAAGTCCATCCCATCCGCTGCCTTCTACATAATTACCTTCAACAATTTCACCAAAGCTATAATCAAACTCTGCATCACTATCTAAAGTAGGCATAGAGATAAGTCCTTCAGCATATGGGTCAGGTGGTAAAGCACCTCTATCAACATAAGTTGTAAATAAAACCGTACTTTTATCGTCAATATTTACATATGTAACGAGATATTGTGTAACAAGATTTTCAGGATTATAGGTAACTTCAAGGTCGTTCCACTTATTAGCATAGTTTACTAATTCCTGATTTCTAATCTGACCTGAAACATATACCGTACCGGTAACTAATGAATAATACATTTTGTTCATTGTATTCAGCAAAGTTGTATCACTCAAACTATTTTCGCCAGTCCAATCAATATCATATAAGTAAAGAACCTGCAATGTGTTAATACATTCTTTGATTACATCAAGGCTATTCAAAGCGCCACCCTGCAATGTAAGGGTTTCCAATCTATTCAATGTTGCTTGGAAATCAATAAGATTGTTAAGGTTTCTCATTGCCAAAGTATTGATTGTATTTGGCAAGTGCGCAACTTGAATTTTACCATTTGTAGCAAATGTAACACCTGTAAGACGAGTGCCTTCGGCTAATAACTTGATAAGATTATTACATTGTGCAAGATTGATAGAACCAGTTAAATTGCTACAATTTCTTATATCAAGTTCTTCAAGTAATTTATTATTACCAAGTGTTAATGATACTAAACGAGAGTTGTTATAGCCCTCTGTTGTGTTACCTAAAACGAGCTTTCTCAATTTAGTAGCCATTGAGAAATTGTTTGCTGCAATATAGCAAGCAGAAAGGTCGCTTAATGCTTGAATTCTATTTGCACCATAGATAGTAACCTGTGTGTCATCCATTGTTGACAAAGGACAATCAATCGTGTATTCTACGCCGCCCTTTGCTCTTATCTGTTGTGTTCCACCGTTACCAAACATAACAGACAAATACATATCAGAATAAGGAGTGATTTTTAATGTGTAATCAGGAGCGACTACAACATCGCTTCCTGTTGGTGTAAAGCATCTAAATGTAATACGGTTATCATCACCTACAACTGTATTCATAAGATTTTTTGTGCCAAAATAAATCTCCTGGTCTCTCATCCACTGTCTGCGTTGATATTTCTTTCTACCTTGCATCATATCACGGAGATACTGAACATCGTGTTTTGGCTTTGAGTTGTCAAGTGATTTTCCAGTAAAAGTACGAATATATTTTCTTTCAATATCAAGTCTCCAAATTTCTTCTGGATAACATTCTTGAAATTCGTCAAATTGTTGAATAAGATTATTTGCGCTAAAGCATTCGGCAACTACGCTTGTAAATGTGTTTGTGATTTCGGTGGATAACAAATCACGCAATCTACACCAAAAAGCAGAAGTTGCACCATTAAATACATAACCACTTGTAGGATTGCCATCAATGTTATAATCAATATCTTCTTTACCATAAGGGAAGATAAGTTCGCCATTATTATTGATACCTATTGCTGTATCATTATCATAATCCCACAAATCAAACGCATACTGCGTATAATATGTTTTGTCATTATGAATTTCAGTATCACTTGTGGTTACATATTCACCATCAATTAGTTCTGTATAAATGTGCAAAAGTTCAGGAACAGGTCTGCTAACTTTACGGAATACTCCTGTTTTAGCAAAATGCCAGAAAGTATTCTTTGCTCTATTATCCATCATTGTGTAATAATGAGTGAAAGAATAAAAGAACTCAACGGCACTCTTAACACACCATTCTTCAATTTCATTAACGAACTGCTCATCGGTTGAAGTTACAACCCATTTACAAAATGCACGCCAAACATTATTATTTATTTTAACCTGTGCCTTGCCTCTGCCCGATGTATCATTTACTAACTTACCATCACGATAGTCACCACAACAAGCGTAACGAGGTTCAAAAGAATGGTCTCCGTCAAATGCCTCATTTTCAAGACACCATCTACGCATATTAAGATAACCTGTTTCGTTACCATCATACTGCGAGTCTCCCGTATTATTCTCAACGGTAATTGTGCCTTGCTTATCCCAATATTCACTCACAATAGAAGCAGGTATATTTCTAATATGGTTAATTACAGAATTGTAAGCAACGGGAGTTACAATAAGATTTCCGTCTTTGTCAAGAGTTTTAACCAGTTTGAATGTTTCCATTCTATACTGACCATCACCAATTTCTTCAATACCTGTTTGGAATGTAGCATTATTCTTTGTATTATCAGAAATTTCGATAGTAAACTCATTCATATCATCTGGGTCATAAGCACGAGTATAGTCTGTCTTTTTACTATCACCAATATTGCCAAGTGCATAGAAATGCCAGTTTGTATCTAAAAACTCATTATGTGTTGAAATGTCCTCATTTGTCTCTTTTAAGAAAAGCACAGCAGGTACAAACTCCATATCATTCTTAATCTTACTATCTCTCTGTTTTGCAGGTGAAATATAAGGTAAGAAATCATTATATCGTTTTTGTAAGAGGGCATTATTAACATTTTCAGATGAAGCAATATTGACTTTAAGATTGAAGAAGTTATTAGGTACAGATGTTCTTGTAAGGGCAACTTTACCCTCATCGCCTTTCCAATCTGTTACGGATTCTGTTCTTGCATTTTCAGTTCCATATCCAAGTGTAACCTTTGAAATATATCCTTCCTCTGCATTAACTTTATTGCTTGGCTTATGTGTGCCATCACAGTTAAACAAGAAATCAACATTTCTGCCAGCATTACCATAGTTGTCGGAGGTTGTACCTTGACCGCTGTGATAACCATTTTCAAAATACCAGTTATCATAATATGGGTCTCCTGGATAAACCTTGCCACCCATAGCGTGAATACATCTAAATTTAGATTTCACAAATATTTTTTTGGAAGTAGTAAAATGGTCTGTTTCAAGCATTAAAACTTTAACATTAGGAATGACTGGTGCAAGTTTTTCAGGGTCAAGAGTACCACCACTACTATAAGGAGTGTATTTATTAGTTTCTCTATTATAGTAGATACTGTTTCTATCATAACGATTCAACATTGTTGTTGTATCTCTTGAGTCTGCAATAAAGTTTTTCATAACATCTTCCGTTGACAAGGAAGAAGAATAAATCTTCATACGATAAATTCTTACATCGCAATAATCAGAACCAATGGTGATAGGCTTTGCATTATACTGATAAAATCTATCATTGTTATCATAAACAAATGCCTTACTCGGAACACCATCTTCATAAGCCATAACGAATGCTTTGGCAGTTGGGTCATTTTTATCAATCTTGTCAATGTTAATATCCATTTCGATAATATCTTCTTCACTATAAGGCATATAAAGATATGTATTTGTTGCTGCAACAGCTTCTGTAGTGTCATCACCTTCAATATCTGTGTCAGAAGCACTATTTGTCTTTAACCAGCCCTCGTGAACACTCATTTGGATGCCAACATTGGTAGTTTGTGTTTCGCCATCAATTTCACTAACAGTAGTATCAAAATTACTAAACCATACTGCATTGGCATCTTGAACATTTTCTGTCATAAATACAAGTTTCATTTCAGAGCCTAATACACTTGGATTAGCATTGATACCACCAGAGAACATTTCGTAGTCAAACTGTACCCTTGTTCCTGCTTTGATTAAGAAATAAGAATCACCCTTTTCATCAACCTGATAACCGCCATTTGCCCAGTCGAAATTATCAGAAACGCTCATTTTGTAATTATCATTAGACCATACTCTATTTGATGAGCTATTTGTGATACCTGTTGGGTTAAAGTCAATTTCAAGATTGGCAGTAATAGGAGATACATCAATACCGAGTTCTGTTACATTAACAATGATAGTAACTCTTGTATTTCTAACTTCAATAACTAAAGTATGTTCTCCGACATCATCCGATTTGAAATTCCAAGTGTTTTGAGAAGATATGATTTTATCTGTACTAATAAGTTTATTATCAACATATCTCTTAACAGTAGGTGAGCTTGTTGTTGGGTCATATACATTGTAAGTAATGGAAGTTGTATCATATTGTCTTGCGGTTACAACACCATAATAATCATTCCTATAAATACAACCAATAACAGCATCTTCGCTATTTTCATCATACCAAATAATATCCTTAAAGATATGATTTGTTTCAACCTGCACACTATTGATTGTAGCGGTAGCCCAAACTTCAAGTAAGTGAGAGCCGTGTTCTTGTGCAGGAATTGTATATGATTGTAATGTACCAGATGCGGATGTTGTAATTGTATTTTCAACACCATCAATCTTAAAATGAATTACTTTATTTACTGCACCATAAGGTGTATATGAAAATGATACATTTCGACCAATAGGTGTTGTATATCTATCCGAGAATGAACTTTCAAGACGAACATCAACTTTTTGAATAGTCCAAGATTTAACAACCATACTACCAGCTTCGTCCACAACAGTAAGTGTGAATTTTTGTGTTCCGATAGATACAAATTCCGAAAGGTCAAATGTATTTCTGCCCTGTACTAAAGTACCAGTAAGCAATACATTGCTTCCATTTTTCCAAGTATATGTACCATCAAATGTTTCACCTTCGGAATCGGTTGATGAAAAGTCTATTTCAATAATAGCATCATCGGTTGCTGTAATAATTAAAGGAGAAGCAGTAATTCTGTCAACTTTAATAGTTGTAGTTGTGGTTGTTCCACCGCCACCGCCACCTCCTGCAATTTTGAACTGACTTTTGATTTCTTCAACATTATTCTTAACTTCATACAAAGTGAATGTGTTTTCAGAATCATATGTGGCATAATATTCATTGCCTTCTACATCTAAATTATCAAGGTCATAACGAACACCGTCTACAACTCTACTTAATGAACTAATATTCGTTGAATTAGTTTCTATTTGCTGTTCATTACTCTCAACAGATAACTGTAATGCAGATATTGTTGCATTTATTGCAGCAATTTTCTCGTTAATTTCATCCTTTGTATAAGCATCTGAACCAATAGCGTGAAAGTTGCCATTGATATAACGATAATGAACATAACTTCCGCTATCATTCAAAACATAGTAGTCCGTAAAAGCATTACCAGTTGCAGGTAAAGTAGAAGATACATTTGCAATTGAACCAGCGACAACTTGCCACATACCATCAATCCATTTGTAATATAAACATCCAGCAGATGACTTTAATATATAATCAACATCTTCATCACCAGTAGCAGGAAGTTCTGTTACAACGAGAGTAGAGGAACTGCCGAATACATCCCACTTTGCATCTCCAACGCTATCAGTAATCCACCAATATTTATCATAACCTGTGTTTGAATGATTTGGTACAAGGTAGAATGTCATAGATTCTCCGGTTACGGGCAACTCATCTACAACTTTAATTGTGAATGCTTTATAATCTGCAAGCAAAGCCTGTGCATAATTTCTTGAAAGTGTTACAGCGCCACGAATAGCATCTCCAAGTTTTTTGTAAATCAATGTATCTGTTAGTTTGTATGCATCCTGAATTTCAGACTTTACAGTATTTAGATTGTTTTGAACTATATCTGCACGACCTCGTGCATAAGAATAAATATCGACTTTCAAGTTCTGTGGGTCATAAACAGATGGTTGCATAGCATTATCAGCTTTTGTCAATGTATCATTAAAATTGGAATCAACTTTACTACGAGTTATGCTACCATCTTGAATAGTCATATTGGCAAGAGAACCACTTGCAAGGAACTCTGCCATTTCCTTTTCAACTGCATCCTGAATTAACTTTGCAACAACTTCATTGCTTTCGAGTTGTGTTACCTTAATAGTTAATTTGTCAACTTCTGATTGATTTGCTTTAAGTGCAATAGCATTGGTGTTTGATTTTTCAGCTGATTTTGCCCTTGCAATCTCGGCAGTCAAATCACTTTGAGATGCCTTTGTGTTAATCTGTTTTTGTAAATTGGTATCTGTTGCAATTAAGTCTGCCGCATTCTGTTCGTTCCAAGTAGTCAGAGCATTTACTTTAGTAACAAGTTGTGTATATAAAGATTCTGAAATTTCTGTGCTATTAGCATCATTTACCAAAATATTCTCATCAATGGATAATGTAAGATAATTAGTTGTAGCAATAGTACCTTGATTACTACCATATAACATCAATGTGCAATGACCAACACCTATTTCAGAGGGCAGGTATGCACTATTATCTTCATCAAGATATTGATTATAAGAAACTCCATTTTGACTAAATTGGGCAAAGGTTGTTAAGTCATCCCAGTCGCCTGTAAGGTTGAATACAAACCTTACGAATTCTTGTGTTCCAGCAACGAGGCTTTTTAGATTAGTTGCAATCTTTAATTTTTGATTAGCAACATTAACTAATATATCCATATAATCCTCCTAAAATACAATAGTATAACAAGAGGGCTTACTTGTACGATAAGCCCTCTCTTATTATAAATAAAACAAAGATTTTATTTATAATTTATTCGATTAGTCATCTAATTTACCCACAATTTTAATTTTCCTAATTCTCGTAATGAGCGTTTTAACATATCCGTTTCCGTGAAATATATCTACATATTCATCATACATTTCTTCAAGTGAACGGAGTTTGTTAATTGAAATTTCGCCCTTTTCAAGAGCATCTTCGCAAGTATGTACAATAGTATGTCTAATCTGTTTTAAGTTTACTTCTTTTTGTTCGTCCAGAGATTTGTTAATTGTCTTTAATGATTTTTCTATTTCACATAATGTTTTTTCGTGGCTCTTAATAATCTCTGTTTGTTTCTGGTCTTTATCTTTCATTTCCTTGTACTTGGTAAATACTTTATAAAGTTTTATTGTTCCAGTACAAAGGGCAGTAATAATGGCGCAGATAACAACAATCCACCCCACCAGTTCACCAATCGCAATACTGGACAACAAATCCCATATTGATTGTGTGTCCATTTATAATACTCCTTATTTCGATAATACAATTTGGAACTTATCTATAACCTTACCTATTGCTCCAGCATATCCGTCTTGTCCGTTAGTTTTCTCGTTATCATATTGCCAGCCATAATAATTACCACCGAAGGGCGAAACCCTATATTTAGCCTTTAGATAACCTGTTTTGCCCACTAAATCCCTTGGCGTTGAATAATATACTTCGATAGCATCTATTGCTTTATGGTTTCCAGCATAACCATTATTATCATCGTATATATTATAGCCAGTAACATATGGCAACCAATTTCCGCCCTTGATGTGAACGCGATATTTTACAGAACCTTTGCTGACTTTAATTGCAACATCTGTGATTTGTGTTTTTGCAATTCCTGCAAAATCTGTCAAATTTGTAACTTCTGGCAACCATCTTCCGTTCACCCTCACTTTATAAGTAACAGTCGGAATAACTGTGCTACTTGTATTTGGAATTTTATTAGTTATAGTGTTTTTATCAGGAGTAATTATTCCTGCTACTTTTTTTGCAATAGTCGCATAATCAGGTGCAATAAATCCACGAATATATTTACTATTTACTCGCATAGTTCTTTTACCTACAACTCCCTTAGAGCCGTTGCCGGTATTACCTTCTGTTACTACGAAACTATTACCATTAACTTCCGTAACAATACCAATATGGTCTGCTCCCGAAGTACATTCACCATTTCCACTATCATTCCAATAGTATATAATTGCATCACCAATTTTTGGTTTATAAGAATCACTTTCGACCCAAATGCCTTTTGATTTAGCTACATCAATAAAGCGACCACATCCGCATTCTGTTCCTGTATATGAAGCAATTCCTACTTTCAGCCAAGCTGCACTGACAGTAGCGGCACACCAAGCATCATTTACTTTCATCTTATATCCAACGGGCAATGGCTTTTGACTATTATAAATTTTTAGAATCTCTGCGTGCTTGCTATCTCCTTCGATGGCGCCTAACCATCCATTCATAGCATTACAAACTTTCTGGCGAAGTTGCTGTTCTGTGATAGTTTTAGGTTGAACGGTAGAATTAGATTTTTTAGACCATCCGTTATAACCGCCGTTTTTAATGATAGTAGGATAATCTTTATATATGTAATTCTTATCAATAGTTCCCACGCCAGTAATATTATTACTTTCAATATAATTAGTTTCTCCGCCATATTGCCACATTCCGAGGTTATTTCCTTTATATTGACATTTTGCACTCCATTGAGCAATCCACATATCAATAGAATTATATACAGATTTATCTATATAATTATCAAGCCAATATAAACCTGTGTATAACATAGGGTAATAACCAGCTTTCTTGATACCATCAATAAATGTTTTAACAATTTCAGTGATTGCCGACTTGTTATAACAACCGTGTGACACATAATAAGATTTATCTTCTACATCAAGAGCAATAGGTAAAGTTGGTTTTTTACCTTTTAATAATCTCTTTATGTGTTTAACTTCGGAAAGTGCTTCGGATTTGTTTGTTGCATATGAATACAGATAAACACCCCACGGCATACCAAGAGCCTCTGCTTTTTTAACATTCGACTCAAATCGAGAATCGTCTTGTTTGGTAATATCACTACCATATCCACAACGAATCATTACCCAATTATATCCGGCTTTTTTTACTTTTGATAAATCAATATTACCGTTTGCATAAGAAATATCGACACCTTTTGTTCCAACAATACTCATAAAATATCTCCTTTCGATATAAATTAAGACCGTACATTATGTACGGTCTTATATGATTTATTAGTTTTCTATTGTACTTGTATCTACTGAATTTTCAGCCACAATTTTACAAAGTTCTTTAAGCGAAATATTGATAGTTTCATCAATCCATTCAATAATTTCTGTTTGATTAGAAACCTTGGTGAGAATAGGATATTTCTCAAAAATTTTCTGTATTACTTGTGACCTCTTGATAGAACCAGCTTTATTCCAGCTCTCATAATCAATTTCTGCATCGGTAATCAATTTAAGAATAACTTCTTTGATTTGTGCTTTTGCAGTAGAAATTTTCTCATCATTTGACTTTGAAAAATATCTTTTTATTTTTTGTATAATTGCAATTATCAATGAAATAATTACAATAATAGAAATCCAATTATCATTGATAAACTGCAAGAAATTCTGAATTCCATTTAGCATATAAATTTACCACCTTTTATTAACCAATAAATTAGTCACTTACTTGATTTTCTTGTGATACTAATGTATCAATATTATCAACCATTGTACCATCTTCCGTTTCGCAAGATGTACCTGCACTTAAAATATTATCGAGTGTTCCAGCATACTTTTCTCTTTTGAACTTCATTTCTTCTTCTGCTTTTTTACCGTTATATGCTTTCATACAATATATAGCATAAATCAAAATCTGTGCAGCTATGTCGGAAATTAAAACTCCGAGATAAGAAAAGTCAGTAAATTTCCACATAGCAACCATTGCATAGATTACGATTGCATTTAATAATGCGAATAAATAAAGTGCAATTAACTTGCTTGTCTCGATTTTAAAACTCTTTTTGTATTTGTTTTTCTCATTTTTAAGTGATTGCTTATATTGTTTTTGAATATTTTCTCTCTTAACTTTCTCTAATTCTTGTTGATACTTTTTTATAGTTAAGTATTTCATAACGGCACCTACTTTCTTGCTATCATTTTTCTAATTACCTTTGAAACCTTATGGTGTATCTTTTATGATTGGAGAATAACTAATAACAATTTTGCAGGGATTTGATACAGAAATACGGTTGTTGCGATTATCAATAGTATTTCCAATTTTAAAAAACTCATAGTTAAAGTCATTACAAATATTATGATTTCTATAAGTTGTAGATATAATTTGGGCATCACCTTTAATAGTAATAATCTCACCAACAGAACAATTCTTAATTAACATTCTGCAATCCAATGATTCATTATAAATAGATAAATCTCCACTACGATTACAGGTGATTATCATATCAGGATAGATATATCCGATTTCATCTGACATATCACTTAAAATCTTAACCATAGAAGTTTCTGAAAAATTCCACGAAACATATTGCTCTTGACCATATCCAAATGGCTTATCACTTTCCATTGTTAAATGGAGACCATATAATTTTTCGCCAATCTTGATTTTGTCAATATTGAAACTTACATTATAATAGCAAGTATCTCTCTCTTTATCATCTTCATCAAAAACCTGAAATTTCAGGAATTCTCTACGATTTAGCCAACGCATAAGGTCTCTATATTCATCGTTACTGATTTGTCTTTCGTTATAATCATAAAGGTCGGGATTCTTGCAAATATCGAATTCAGTTGATACACATTCCTCATATGTAGTATTAGTAAGGCTAAATTTCTTACCACCATTTCGTGATACCTTTTCAAAAGATAGCTTTGAGCCTGCATCGGCAGTAGTAGTGCTATTTGAGTAATCAAAGTCGCAAATGATAAATCCGTAATCACTTAAATATTGACCATCATACTCAAAATCAATCGCATACATTTGAAGAACCTCCTTTTATAAAGTTATTCAGTTTTTTCGATAGTTTGATTTTCAACTTCTTTTAATTGATTTAGATATGAAATTTTATCAGCCTCTAACTGTTGAATACTTGCATTTTTAATATTTGTTAATAACTTTTCAACAACACCCTCAATAACAAAAAACGGTAAATGAGATTCGTTAATCACATTTACCAGTTCATTTCTAAAATCTTCGACTATAAGAGTAATCGGCTTTTCAATAACCCTTTCAAATTCATTTGGATTACTTTCCGATGCCTTAAATTTCATTGTTTGTTGTATTTGCTTCTCCATTACTTACTTCCTCACTTTCTTGTAAATTCTGTTCTTCGGATGAAATGCCTATAGCGGTGCATTCTTCAACCGAATTTTCAGATTTTACTATTTCTATATCTCGTTCCTTAAAAACTAACTGCATAAAATCACCTTTTTAATTCCAATAACCATATATCAAGCCATTTTTAACTCTTAATTTTGAACTCGTATAATTTATGCCTACATAGACATTTACTGAAAAACTTGTTATTGCGTTATCAGAATTTCGAGTTACATTACTAACACTCGTACTTACTGATGGATTTCCAATTCCAATAATTATCGGAATACTGCCATCAAAACCATTTATCAATTTTGATGTGCCATTACTATCAGTTGCAGCAACACAAGTATTTCCTATTTCAACATTTTCTATTTTGTATTTGTGCATATTGATGTCACATCCGGCGTGAATTGTATTTTTAGACATACCATCAATAGCGTTTTTGCCAGTAACATACGTCCACTTAACTGTATAATTATCATCCGATGAATTCTCTTTCCACGCCCAAGCCATATAATTAGATGAGTTTGCCAAATCAAACACAATACCTTTATAATTAGTATCGCGATATTGATTGGTACCGACACTGCCTATAAAAGTGCCGTTATTATAATAATCTTGTCCGTTTGAATTTAACTCCATAATAATTTTCTGCGAATTATTATATAAAGCTAATCCATCGGTATTCAAAATCATCAGCCGATTTCCCTTTGAATTATTGATTCTTAAACCACTTGTGTTTAATTTCATAAGATTTACATTAGAACTATTATAGATATTGATTTGCGCACCATATGCGGTACCTTCAATTTTCACAGATTGCGAAATATTATTCCACGCAAACTTAACGGCATCTGCGGTCAGTGTAGTGGTAGATTCTCCTTTTCCGTCTGTTACAGTCGTAGTTACAGAATCGACCTTTTGGTCAACTTTGGTTATCTTGTTGTTATAATCATCCTGAACAGTTGAAATTATCGAATCTGAATTAAGATTGATTTCAGATTTAGTATAGTAATTGTTGTTCAAAGTGGATTGCACACTTGCAAGAATATTATTATCTCTAACAGCAATTTGAGATTTAGTATAGTAATCCTCTAATCGTTTCTCTACTCCTGCATAAATAATAGTATTATCTGTTTGAATCTCGGATTTAGTATAATAATTTTGAGACAAATCATCTCCTAAATTAGATACATCTGTACTTATCTGTGTCAATCGTAATCCGTTACCATCTACAATTAAGGAAAGATTATTGTAATCACTATTGTTTGATAAATCAAGTCCTGCGCCATCGCCTTTAATATGTAACACTCCTTGTGAATCAACATAGAAAATTGGTTCGGTGTTATTGGAAATAGTAACTAAATTATTTTCATTCAATGTTACCTTAAATTCTGCGGTATTAGATTGAATTTTCAGTCCGTCCTGCGTAAAAGACAAACTATTCCCTGCATTCGTAATCTTCATTTGTTCGCCCAAAATAAGTTTACCGACAACTGTTTCAGCATTTACACCATACGCATATTGCAATTTACCCGTTGTAACATCATAATAATAAAAACCACCAATAGCTGTTTTAACAGTTTTCCAATTATCATCTGTAATAGCGATTGTAGAATTTATGATTTTTAATTGAGTATTTTCATATATATCATTAAGAGAATCATATTTGCGAAATAACATACCGTGTTTATCCCACGTTTGTGTCTGTTCATCGGCACTATTCATAATCTTTGTAGCCGTTACAGATAATCCACGCTCAACCCAATTATTAAGCAGTTCACTGCTTCGGCTACCTTTAGCAGCTTGACGTGATACAGAATCATATGAAGTTGCCATTGAACTTGCTTGACTTAAAATGCTTCTTAAATCTGTATATCCATTGAGTGTAGCTGCAACATCAGAAAATACAATCTGTAAGTTTTGCAGATTATCAAAATCAATAGTATATTCAATAAGTCTTAAACGATATATTTTATCATCTACTTTAAGTCTAATCCAATTACCAATTTCAAAATTATCAATAATCGGTTGAAAATCTTTAATCACTAATAGATTTTTAAGAGTTGCCGAAATTTGATGTTGTAAAGTGGCAGACTTGAAAATCTCAATCCTTGCAGTTTCTAAAAATTGTTGTGCTTTATTAAATAATTCGGCATTATCGCAACCATCTGAAATGCAATTTTCATCATTATAAGTATCTTCTCTACGATAAGAAGCAAATTCTTCCCACAATGAAGTACCAAGATATTTTTCAAGGTCAATTTGCTGTTTGATATAACTTCTTTGTTTATCAATCAACGTTTGCAATCCATCTGAAACGAGTTTGTCATTACTATATTCACCGGTAATAAGATTTATTTCTTCTTCGCGAAGTCTGATTTCATCTTCAATGTAACCAAGTTTACGGTAATATTTCATATATATCGTTTGATATAAGTTGTCGTTTGTTTCTACCCAAATTGTAGAATCAGCAACACCTTGCTCAATTAAAATGTCAATAACAGATTGACAAGCATCGTGAAAACTATTCAAACGAGCCAAGCAATATAGTTTCAAATTTTTCTGAAAAGCAGTATCATCTAAATTAAACAATGATACTATATCAATTTCATCTTTTTGTTTGTAAAGTGACTTATCAATAACCTGCTCAATATATGTACGGTAATTATCTGTTACAGATATAGATATATCATCGGCATTGGTATAGGTGTCATCTTCATTAGAATAATTTGTTATTACAAATTTTCCGTGCCAAGTACGTGTTGTCTTATTGTAAGTGCTTGTACTAATTTTGATTTGGTATCTCGAATCAATAAGGGTTTTGGCGTAATTCAAGACTGCACTATTAACTGTTGATTCAGATGCTTTAGTAATATCTGTTACAGCAACAAATGTATTAGCCATTCTGGAGTATAAACTATTAGCTTGCTTTATAGCGGTTGTATCTTCCATATCAACAGATGGCATTAAACCGCTGCTCAAATATAAATACATATCAATCGTATCATAATATAAATTCATAAGATTGGCATAACCTTTGACGGCACTAATGGTCTTATCGTTCTTATCATATTTATTCATTAGATTATTGTATTTTTGAACAATGCCACTATCTAAATTAACAATATAATCATTCTGATAATATGCAAAATCTTCTTCATACTTTTCTATCTTTGAAACCAAAGAGGGTGACATCATTGATTTTAATTCATCAGACAAATACCATATATAATTACCATTTGGATTGCAGTTGGCAATTGTGGCAGTCATCAAGTCATCTCCACCGGTCAATCTAAAACAATTTTTAACTGAATCGACATTTGTAGAGTATTTAATCTCATCGGCTAAATTATCAGAAGATATAAATATATTTGTATCATTACCATATCCATTATTAACATTAGCGCTTCCACATTCGGGGCAAACATCAATAAATTCTCCACGGTAGCCGCAATCAAGACAATATGCTTCGAGGTCATACACACTAATATTTCTTTCAATCTCATTGGAAGAATTTGTTGTAACCTCAATTACAAATAAACAGTTGACATCCTCTGCAATTTTTTGAAAAGCATCATAAATCGAAATGTCATCAAATGAAAAAGAATATTGTTTTGGGGCAAGGCTCAAATCTACATATTTGATTCGATAGTGCGGAGCTTTTTCTAATAATCTATCAAGCATTGATATTTTAGAATCTGTAATATTATAAAAAACAGTTGGATTATTTTCATCATAATCCTCTCTTGCTATATCTTCTTCTGTGTTGATTTCTACTCCGTATAATTTAACTTGTGATAATTCTGCTTCTCCTAAAGATTTGGCGGTGATATGTTTAATCAGAGAATTAGTTTCATCAGTTTCTACATATATTTCAAACCATAAATTCCATTCTTTGCACCATAAAATTTGAAAATCCTTGATACTATTCCACAATTCCGTATCAACTTTATTAACACTAAATGAAATTTCAGAGCAATTATTCAATGCATCCTTAAAAACAATGTTAGTAGCTGGTATTGCCCCTAATTTGTTACCATATCTTTGTGCTAATACGAAAGTAGGAAGAATAGCATTATATGTACTATCAAAATTTATTTTTATAGCCAATATCATCACCTCCAATAAATATTTTAATTAACGGTTTTGGATAGCCTTTTTAATAGCACCTCATAATCTTTTTTGTATTGCTTTTTTAATGATTGCAATTCATTTATTAAAGACTGGTATTCATTTTTGGCTTTTTGATATTCCTCTATCACTTTTTTATGCGAGTATCTTAATTTCTCTAATTCTTTTTGTGATTGTTTCAATATCAAATTCTCATTTTTTGCTTCCTTCAACTGTTCATTAAGTTCCGCTATGCGTTCATATAGTTTCTTATTTTCTAATGATTTCATTATTATTTCTCCTTTCAGGCACTAAAGAGAGAGATAAAATAAATTATCCCTCTCTTACATCAATCCCAATGAATATTATTCTTTGCCAAAGAACTGCCACCTGTAAGTGGAGTAATACCGATAGCTTTTATCATATTTTCAAATTTACTATCTTTCTTCATTTGCTCTAACATTTCATTGTAATCTTGAACGTGGTCAATAGGAATAGTAATGTTAATTTCATTATTCTGATTAACAGACTGTGCCGGAGTACCTAATTCCGCAATTTTCTTTTCAAAATTTTTAAAAGGAAATGCAGTAATTGGCGGAGTGCCAAAGCTACTATATACATTATTACCCCAGACACTTAAAGGCTGTTCTGACATTTTACGCAATGTATCTCTTAATGAAACAAAATTCTCTGTATCTTGTGCATTAAGTACAAGTTCAGGCTTATCAGGTGTTCCGTCAAGTTGTGCTAAGCCTGTATAATCAACAAGTCCACCGGTTTTATATCCTTTTAACTGATTTAACTTAACCCAGCCTAAATCTCCGTTGCCTAATGTTTTACCCGTGCTGATATGATAAGGATAAGCACTTCCCGGATTTGTGCTTGTAATATATACAGACTTTCCGAGATATTGATTGCCCCATCTTCCGCCACCTGCTGAATTTTCGTAATAAATACCAGATACATATGTTACCTTATCACCAATTTCACCCTTACCATTGCCTCGTTTTGTATTGGATTTTTTACTGTTGGTTTTAGCGGTGTTACTATTGGTATTAGTTTTTTTAGCAGTTGTGGTAGATTGAGCTGTTGTAGTTTTCTTTGAAGAACTACGACCACCTGTTATAATGTCAACTCCTGCGGCAATATTATTCAATGTTTCATTCAGCGAAGTTAAAGCATTGCTAAAATTGTCGCCATACATTGAAATAACATTATTAGAGGATGTTATTCCGCTTGACCATATATCAGTCATATTGTCAGTTAAAGTATAACCAACACTTTCGCCTGTTTCTCTCAATGTTGCAGAAATATCACCTGAATTTAGATTGATAGTATCAATCATATCTTCCATAAGCATATCAATGTTATCCAAGCGTTCATTTAAGATTGTTTCATATTCATCATATAATGTATCTAATAACTGTTTGGTATCAGAAATATATTGCTCATATTCGGTTTCTGCTAATTCTTTTTGTGCATCAACTAAATCAATCTTTAATTTCTGAACTTTGGCTTGTGTTTCCTCTGAAACATTATTTTCATATGCTGCTAATTGTTTTTGAATTTCTGCAATGTCAGAAGTTTTATCTTCAATCTTATTCTGATAATCGTAAAAACTCTTTGCCTTATCTAAAGAGTCAGTATAAGTATCTATTAAATCCTGCAAAGATTCCAATTGAACTTTTATGCCATCTTCAACAAGACTCTTAATTGCTTGTTTCTCTTCCTCTGCATTCTTAATAGATTGCTGTTGCAAATCAAGTAATTCTTCTTTGCGTTCAATGAGTCTTGTATCTGCCGGGTCATCTGCAAGCTGATTTTGAATGCTTATTAACTCTTTAGCATACTTATCAGCTTGTGCCATATAAGTGTTATAGTTGACTCCGTGCAATCCGGCTGTTGCTAAACCTTTGTCCGTAAAATTACCTACATCATCAAACATATCAGAATTGCTCATCAAGTCGATTAAGAAATCAGATTCAGAATTGATTTGTGAAATACGGTCTTGCAGATAATCAAATACGCTCCAATCAATCTCACGCATCTTATCTTCATATTCGGCAAGTGAAACAGTAGCATCATCAATGGCTGATTTTGTGTCCTCAATAGCAATGGTCATATTATACCATTCTTCACTATATTTAGATATTCTGCCTGAATTAACTGCTTCATCTAAAGCCTCTTGCAAGCCGGCATATTTATCATTAAGCATAGATATATTATTTTGCTCTTGATTTGACAACTTCTTGTAATATTTTGAAGATACAAAATAATTCTGTGCCTCAAGCAATGAAATTTTGCTTTCCATATGGTTTGCCTTATTCTCCATTCTTGATAACTGATTATCAAAATCCTGTTCAATAAGGTCAAATTTATCTTTATAGAGTTGAGCTAATTCATTGTTTAAGTCTTGTACGGCTTCTTTACAGTCAAGTGCAGCTTCATAATACTGCTTATATTCATTTATAAGGCTTGCTGTATCGGAGTCATAATCTGTAATGCTGTAACTGCCGTTGCGTACTGCTTGCTTTATTGAAGATGATAAATTGATAGAATTTGCTTTAGCCATATATGTGCTATAAGCTGTATTCTGAACCGCAATCTGCTCATTGATTTTCTCAATTTCATCACTTGTTGCATTAAGTCTCTTTTTGAGTGACTTGAACGCACTTTCGGCAACTTTCTTTAATTTATTAACTGCTCTTTGAACACGGTCAATAGCAATTTCAATATAATCTATGGTTTGTGTTGAATCACTGGAAGAATCTTTGCTGTTGCTATTATCACCGTTATTATTTTGTGTTGAACCACTTGGAGTTGTGACAACGCTTCCTTTTGCAGTAATTTTACCTGAACCACTGGAGAAAGCTGTACCTTCGACAAATGCTGTTCCTCTTTTCTTGCCGGAAGTGATTTTGCCATTCTTTAATATCTGCCTTGTTTGTTCGGCATTAAAGATAATGTCGCCCTTTTTGTATTTGAAAAATTCAGCTCCATTATCTCCGATTGTGAAGAAACGACCGTCACGAACCACCATTTCCTGACCGAGTTCTCCACCTAAAGCCTCTCCATCTTCCTTTGTACTCCAATCACCTTTAGCTTTGGCTATGCCAGTAGTAATTGCTGTGCCGTTTGCTTTACCGCTACCAAACAGACTTGAAATCCAGGAAATTACTGAACCGCCAAGAGAATTAACTACCGGATTATATGTTATAGTTGCAGCCTTGCTTTGTGGTTGCCATTCATCAATGGAGTTTTGATAATCTGTAATAGCTTGACCGCTTGGAGATGTGTATTCAACGGAAGCAGTTTTACCTTTTGGCTCATAATTATCAATACGAGAGCTATCTAAACCGGCTTTAACCATCATTTCAGGAGAAATATCAGAAATTGTTTTTTGAACAGTATCTAAATCTTCCTGCTTTGGTGAAACTCCGGCTTCAACGTCAGCCTGAATGTTTGAAACGGCATCGGTAAAATCCTTGTCATCTAAGCCTAATTTGGTTTTTACTTCTTTAGGTATTTTGTCAATTTCAGTTAGAGTTGCACCGATATTAGTTTCTGCTTCGGAAGTATCAGCACCGATAGCTGTTTTTAACTCAATGTCATTATAATTAGTTTGATAATCTTTGAGGTAACTAATTAAATTAGTAACATCATCCTTAGCTTCACTCACATCAACGTGCATAACGGTAGGTGCAGAAAGTTCTTGCTTACGATTCATTAAACCGATAAGCACGGTTTCTGCTTCCATTGCGCCTTCTACGGATAAATCAATTTTACCCTTTTTATCCTTAAAGCCATCAACTAACTTTTGTGCTTCGTCAATTTGAGAATTAACATCCTTTATACTGTCTGTATCAAAATCAAAGTTAGTTTTTGTTAATCCAAGTTCTTTAAGTTTATCTGTTGCAGTTGTGAGTTCATCTTGCAGATAATCAAGTTTTGTAAAAATTGAATCGAGGTTAATATCAAAACCATAATCCGATAATTTTCTCATTATGGCTTGTACGGTTTCAATATCAAGTCCTAATTTCTCGGCAACATCTGCATCATCACCAACACCAAAGTTAATGTCCCAACTTCCGTCCTCGTTGAGTTTTGCCCATTCGGAATTTAACTGGCTAACATCGTTCAAGAAATTCAGGCAACCATCCGAGCCTTCCGTGAAGTATCGAGTCATTTTCTCATAACCCTTGTCATAAGCTGCCAATAACTCATCAATACTTGCAGTAGACAAATCCTCATTGCTCATCAACTGAACAGCGGCTCTAAATTCGTTTGTGCCGATTAAGCCTTCGTCATAAAGTTCTTTGATATGTTCAAGTCCACCTTGCAGACTGTCATACATATCTCCTTCTTCTCCTAATGACTGTGCTTCTTCCCACTTTTTGAAAGAGGAGGTTAAACCGTCATACTGTGCGGCAAGAGTAGCAGTATCGTTAATCTGGTCAAGAATGTCCTGTCTTTTTGCGTACAAATCCGCAGCTTTAGTTGCATCATCACAATTCTTAATCTGCTCTGTTAAGTTCTCATATTGACTTGTTAATGATACCAATTCAAGATTATTTGCAGTCTTGATTTGGTTTTCATATTCGGATTCTAACTGTCTTAATTCTTTTGTATTGAGATGTATTCCGTTAGCAGTTTTTTCAAATAATTCATTGGCATTAAAATCTTTGAGATTTTGATACCTATTTGTGAGATTTTGGATTGAATCCGCCGTTAAGCCTGTCGAAGTAACTGATTCTTTCATTGCAGAATACAGTTTATCCATATTATCGGATTCGACATCAATATCAATAGAAAATGCCGTACTACCAACAACATTACCTAATTCTAATACTTGATTTTGGAAAGCCTCTAAATTTGCAATATCTTCTTCGGTTTCCATTTTGCCAAACTGTTCAGCAAAATCGGCAATCATTGTATTATTTAGGTCGCCTTTGAGTTCGTTAATTGCAACATCTAAATCATCGGTTCTGTCTGCAAGTTGTGGGAAATCTTCAATTAGTTTTACAATATCCTTGTTTTCTAATTCGCCTTTTTGGAATTTTTCAAAAGCATCATCAAGGGCTGAAATCCTATCAACATAATCATCTACTCTGTCGATAAATTCAGGATTATCTTTATCACCTTTTGCAGATATTAAGTTTTCAAAAGCACTGCCAACGCTTTCTCCAATTTCTTTTGCATAGGATTTATAATCCTCAACTGCCGTTTTCCAATCATCCAATGAAAAATTAGACGGGTCGCCTTTAAGATAGAAATAGTCTTGTAATAGGTGTATCTTTTCCGCAGCCTTAGCGGCTTGATTAACGGCATCATCACCTGTAAATTCTGCACCAATTTGAAGTTTCAGGTCATCTTCTCTTGTGCCGTTAATAACACCTTCGGCATATTTCTGTAATGCTTCTGGAGATAAAGTTTCTTTATAGTTGCCCTTTTCATCTGTTACAATCGGTGTAAAGTTTATTGCAACAGAACCATCGGAATTTGAAAATGTTGATGTAAATACTGTTGCTGTGCCGTCAGAAGATACATCCCAACCAGCCTTTTTCAGCTCGGAATTATCAACTGTCGGGCGGAGTGTAAGGTCAACTGTGCCGCCTTCAGATAAATTCTTTAACTGATTTTCAACATTGGTAGAAGTAAAATCAGTAGAAATTTTATATACTATATCTTTATCTGAATTAGATAAACTATCTATCCAATTATTAAAATCGTTGATTTCTTGTTTTGCTTCGTCTGAAAGTTCCGGAGTAGGGAGTGTAAGTTCCAGAGTAGGGGATGCAAGTTCAGGAGTAGGGAAAATCTCTATTCCGTTTGCTTTACTATTTGGGTCTGGAAAACTGAAATTATTTGTATCACTTTCAATAGATTTGCGGAATCTGTTTTTGACTTCTTCTGCGCCTTTTGCGGTATCGGAAGCAAATTTATCGTACCATTCATTATAGTATTTAGAAAATCCTTCAAGCGTACTTAAATAATTATCTACTTCTGTTTCGATAGCATCGCTACTTAATGCTTTATCCTTTATTGCTTGTGAAATCGTTTTATTATTGGTAATATTATCAATGATTTCTTGTCTGTATTTCTCGTAATCTTCAAGAGAATCAATATCAGCGTTATTGTTTGCAACCTCTGATGTCGTAAGTTCATCAAGCAATGTTTTTGCAGCTTCAACCTGTTTTGTGAATACGCCTTCTCCGCCTGTCAGAGCATCTTTAATTTCAACTAACTTTTTCCAGGTTTGATTATTGTTATAATCAAATCCGTCTGTATTTTCTAATGCATCTATGGCGTCATTGATAGCATTGATTTTGTCCTGCAAAGTTAAATCCGCATTGAATATAAGTTTTGTAAATTTGTCACCAAAACCCAATATATATTCTTCATAATCAACAAAAGCACTGCCATAACCTTTTTCTTTCCAAACCTTATCAATAATTTCAGCGGCTTTATCTCTGTTTTCATCATCGCCCCAATAATCAAAGGTTATTACATTATTATCATCATTCCAGTCCGAAAAAATATTTCCTTCGTGAAATGCCTTTTTTGATGCTTCATCGGCAGCATCTACATAGGCTTTTTCAAAAGTGGAAATATTAGTCTGTAATTGTGTTGATTGTATATTCTTTAATTTTGCGAGTTCTTCATCAAGTTTGCCATTTACAAGGTCAAGATTATCAGCTTGCGCACCAACTAATTTAGTAATTTCATCTTGAATATTTTTAATTTCTACTCTATTAGTCGAGTCAGTCATATCAGACTTAGCTAATTCTTTGTATTTTTCTATTAACTCTGAAAGACTATTGGCTTCTTCTACTGATTTATCTGCTACTTCTTTAGATTTTTGTGCCTGTTCTGCTGCCTTTTGATAGCTTTCTTCGGCGACAGAATTCAATTTATTAAAAGCAGTTATGCAAATAGCAACACTTGCAGCTACTAAAAGAAGCGGATTTGCAGTTAAAGTAGTCCAAAGACCTTTTAATGCTGATTTAAGAGATGCAGTAGCAGTAGCGAAAATTCCAGTTGTTGTTGTTGCTTTAATATTTTCAGCTGAATGTGCCTCGGTTGCAAGCGCTGCCGCCGCTTCTTCTTTTGTAAGACCTTTATCCATTAAGATTTGCATTTGTTGAGCAGTTGACAATCCTGTTGTCGTTAAAATTGCCGCCGCTTTTTCTGCGCTTAAACGAGCAGTTGCAGCAGCAACTAAATCAAAACTTGTTGCACCCTGTAAACCCAGAATTCTTAATTGCATTATAAATACAGGGTATATTAAAAATAATTTTGAAAAACCACTTTACAAAATGTATAAATTATGTTATCCTTTATATAAGGAAGGTGATAATTTATGTCTAAAGAAAAAGAAAGAGAAATTATCGAAATTGAATGCCCTAAATGTGGATGCAAACAATCATATAAAAATATATCAAAATATTCTGAAAGCGGAGAATGTATTTCTTGTGGTGAATTAACATACTTCAAAAGATTCAGAGAATATGATTTGCCATCTCCAAAACAAACAATTAAAATAGAATGCCCTTACTGTCACTCAACAAATACCAAAAAGATTTCTACATCTTCAAAAGTTAGTAAAGTTGCATTATTTGGAATATTTTCTATTGGTAAGGTCACAAAGCAGTGGCATTGCAATAATTGTAAAAGTGATTTCTAACTATTTATAAAACTACCTCACGATTTTAGAGAGGTAGTTTTTTGCACTTTGGAACATACATTAACAGCAAATAAAATTTGGCTTTTATTTACTGTAAGGAATGGTGTCCTCTGAACGTTCCCATTATAAAAATTTTTATCCCGACATCGCTTTCACGATTGCTACCTATCGGATTATATAATTTGACCTTTCGGCTAATGGGTGCGCTGCTCGTTATCAATTTAATTTCTGTCCGGCGTTATTTTTTAACCGTAGAAAACTTACTCCCGTTGTGCAAACGGTTGACTTATTTACCTTATTTTTCGGTTTCCTATATTATAGGAGTAGTAAGTATTATGACTTCAAGCAATTTCTCCTTTTGTTATTTTAGAACTTTCATCTTATGGAATTATTTTTATCGCCATTATGATAATCATTTCCCCATAATAGACCAAACATCTTCTGGGTGATGTTATAACTCTGTTGAGTTAATCGAAGTTCTTTATAAATGCAGTTATACCTATACCAACTAATGCAGTACCAAATAAACCCAAGTTCTTTGTCAAAGCATCAAATATTTCTAACAAATCTGTTAAAATATCTATTACGGCGCCCATTTCATCGGTTTGGAAAAGATTTTGGAATACACCAACAGCTGTTTCTTTTAATGCGTTTAATTTGAATTCAAGAGACTGTTCAATAATGTTCATCTCATTCATTGCACTTCCAGCACTATTGGTCATAGTTTCCAAAGAATTTTCAACTGCACTAAAATTATTTAAGATAGCAGCAACTATCTGACCTTGACGTTTACCAGCTAATTTTTCGAGCAAATCAGCCTGTTGTTTGTCTGTTAATTCATCATAAACATCAGAAATATCTCGAAGTAATTCTGTTGTTGATTTGAATTCTGTTTTTGCATCATCTTTAAATAATGACACACCAAGAGGGTGTTCAGCACTCTTGGTTAAATCAGCAATATCTCCTTCTAGTTCTGCAACGCCATCAATAAATTCGCCAGTTTCCTCATCATAACCACGAATTCTCATTGATACAGTTTTTAAAGCATTACCTACCGATGCTGCATCTCTTGTGATTTCTGTGGCTGCCGTACCAAGAGCAATGGTTTCTTCAAGGGTATTGTTTGCTTCTTTCATAGCAGAAGATGACCTTGTTAAAAATTCAACAATATCACCATTACTTACCGCTTGTGAATTACCAATAGCATTGATTTTACTTGCAATTCCGTCTAATGCATCATCTGCTTCGATATTAAATGCCTTCATAGCACTAACAAGACCATCTGTTGCCTTTTCTATATCTATATCAGGAGATATTGATGAAAAAATAGAGGAAACTTTTGCCATTGTTTGGGCATCTTTAATGCTATATCCTAATCTTGACCAATCCGCTGCTGCCTGAATTACTTCCTCTGTTGTCGCACCGAGTTGCTTTGCAGTATCATTCGCAGAAAAGTAAAATTCTTTAAGTTGGTTAGAGGTAGCATCTGTGGTTTTTTGTAAATCAACAAGAGCAGTATCAAGACTCACAACATCTTGAACACCGCTTTTAATAGCATTAAAGGCAGAATAAATAAGAGTTGAAACACCAACATACCTTGTAATACTCTTAAATGCACCAGAAATACTACTACCAAAAGATTTACCTTTTAATCCTGCTGATTCAGCAGCCATATCTACTCTCTTGAAATCAGCAGCTATTTGATTTGCATCAGCAGTGAAAACATTTCCTTGTGCCGATAAATGGTCTAATTTATTTATACAATTCTGAATCTGTGTTCCATAAACCTTTGCTGCTTTGGTATTATTATTTAGCCAACTTTCCATTTTATTTCGTAAAGTGGCAACTTCCATAGCACTCGCAAACTGCTTTGTTTCGGCAGAAACAACAGTCATACTATTTTTAATTTTTAATAAAGTGCTATTGAATTTTTCGTATTTAGAAACAAGTTCTCCTTCACTCATATTACCTTTTGTAAATTCTTTTTGTAATGTATGTAAAGTTCTAAACTCATTTTCAAGTGATTTTAATTTATCTCGTAAAGCAGTTGTATTACTACCACTACCCATATTATCAACAGCAGCATTTAACTGATTAAATTTCTGTGTAACTTTTGCAATAGAGGCATCAATTCCGCCATTGTTGATTTGAGAATTTATCTTATTCAACATTGACTGCGAGAACTGTTGACCTGCCTGATTGCCAGCATTACGCATTTGACCTGCAATTTGAGTTGATAAATTATCAACTTTTACATTTGTCAAGTTTAATGTAAATTTTTGACCATTTAATGCTTGCTGAATTTTAGTACCAAGACCTTTTGTGTTAAGAGTAAAATTATTAAGAACAATTTTCTCTTTTTCAATCTTTTTTATAGATGAAGGTATCTTTGATGTATCTAACTCTGCAACAATTCTCACTCTAAAATCAGACATATTTTAACCTCCTTTCTTCGTTATTAAATAAAAATAGCCACCCTGCAAGGGTGACTGAAAATTATAATTTTTCATATAAAACCACCTTATTTAATAAGATGTTCTTCGGTTTAATATCTAAAGTTATAAATCTGCTAATCCTTTTTTCTCAACTTGATTGATACCTTCGGCTCCGAAGTATTTTTCAAATTGCGACTCATTGGTTCTATCATCATAGATTCTAACCATATCACTTGATGCCCATCCCTGTAATGACTGAACAATATTTTCAGGTAAGTTCTGTTCGAGTAAATAACTTGTGAAGAAATGTCTTGCACAGTGGAAATACCAAACCTTACCTATCTTACCGAGCATAGAATTAAATGTTCTTGCCCAAGAATCCATAGTAGAAATACCAATATGCTCATCTAACCATTTACCGTCTTTATACTGTGGAAATAACCAATCGCTTGTAATACCAAGTTCTTCACGCTGTTTTAACCACAAATCAAGGTATGGCTGGAACGGCTTCGCAAGAATATAAACATCAAGTAATTTACCTCTTTGACCTCTCCCTTTGGTTTGCATTTTCTCCGGAGTTTTGTATAAAGCACCGTCACAAATTAAGTTTTCTTTATCAAAATATGATGCCTTAAATCTTGTCAATTCTGCCTTACGCTTGCCACTAAAAATAGCAAGAGCAAGCATACACGCCCTCATATAATCACCTTTATCAACAAGAACTTTAAGCAACCATTGAACATCTTCCATTTGAAGAACTGACTTTGTTCTTACAGCTTCATCTGCTGGTGATTCAATCTCGCTCCAAATACGTTTATAGTCAGGAAATTCATCATCTAAAATTTTGATAATGTAATTTTCTAAAGAACGTAATGTTGCCTTAAATGTTCTGATTCTCTTTGGAGACCATTTCCACTCATTCAAAGCATAATTTTGGAATTTAATAGCTTCGCGCTTTGTAATATCAACAAAGAACTTATTCTTATTATTTTCAAGACACCAGCACCAAAAAATATGTAAATTTGCTTTGTATTGCTTGATAGTGCCTTTGGATTTATCAGTAGAACTTAAATACTCTAAAAAATCTTCCTCTAATTGTTTGTTTTCCTCATTTACTTTATCTAATCTTTTCTTGTCAGTTAATTCATTATTATAAACAGTAGTTCTTCCATCTTTCATCGAAATACCTCCTTTATAATGTTTTAATTGCAAGAATCATTATTTGAAGAATTTCTTTAGAGTCCTATTAAATGTCTTTTCCATTTTATTTTCGGCTCTTTCCCAGAAGCCTTTTTTACCAAGAGTAGGTTTTGCAGTTGCACCACTTTTAGTAGTCCACGGAGTACCGTAATTTGCTAATTCTAACACCTGTTGCATACTTGGATTATCACCACTTGTATATTGGTAATTTGTATCTAAATAAGCATCAAACGAAACTTCTCCGCCATTTCCAAAAGATGAAATAGTGGGGGATGTTGTTTTCGGTGTATCACCCAAAGCACCTGTCCTCTCGTACATAACGGGTTTACCTTTAGTATAAAATTTTCCAGTCTCATCATACATATCTGCCAATACCTTATCAGATGTAACGTTCATTGCCTTTCCCAATTCCTTGATTAGCGTTGCATTTAATTCATTCATACTATTGGCAGTCATAATATTCCACCTTAATCTTTCTTTGTAATGTCCTTAATTCTCTGTGACTTTCCGTATGCCGCTACAATAGATTCCGCGCTTAAATTGCCATTTGATACATCTTTTGCAATATTAGTTAATTTTTCAAGATTTTCTCCTGTGAAAACAGGACTAATTTTATCTACAATCATCGAAATAGCACTTTGAATACTATCAATTACATTACCAATAGAATTCTTTTTCTGATTAACTATGTCAATAGCATCTGTATAAGCATTGCAAAAATCCAATCTAAATGTACCATTGCCTTTTAACGCTTCATTATATAATTTAAGACAATCTTCATTTGCAAGAAGAAAATCAACATCAAGTTCACCATCTACATCTGAAAAATAGTTGTCTAAACTTACATTATCAACAAAGTAATTAAAGAAAACTGTAATAGCATTTGTTCTTCCAAAATGAGGGGTATAGTTGTTTTCATCATCAAAAAATTTATTAACAATAGCCTGAACTGCTGCTGAATAAATCACAATATCAACGTTGTCTTTTACAATAATTTCTTTATTAGCCATAATAAAATTCCTTTCAAATTCATAAATTTAACGATAAAACTATCCTTTTATTGTTGTCTTAAAAACTCATCAATTTTATATGTAAACCTTGTACGAGCCTTGACCTGTTCAATAACCGTATGATTTATTTTATATTCTATGAGGTCATTGTAATTGAAACTGGTCTTTGGAACGACAAGCATAATCTTATTAAAATCCTCAATATGAATAAATACGGTTTTTTCAATTTGTCGGAACTCGATGATAAAACCACAAGTAATACCATCATATTTGTTCCATTCATTTAATCCTTGTATTTGGTGATAGTGAATTTCTTTAGTTTTCAATTTGTCTCTCTCAAATGAAATCGACTTTCCTGAAACAGTTTTCATTTCTAAAGCATATAATTTGTGCTTTCGTGAATCCCACATTAAAAAATCAAATGGATTTTTATTGCTAAAACGAAGATTTCCACCACCAAATGATTGTGCGGAATCGGGCAATCGGTAGAGCAGGGCATAGTCGGGAACTGATTTCTTAATCTGTTCTTCAAAGACTTTACCTATGTTCTTTGCCATTGTTCTCACTCCTTATTCGGGTTTATTTTCCAACCACTTTTTATATACAAAATTTGTTTCACTCTTTAAGAACCAGCAAGCGATTTTACCGGGTTTGGTTTCATTCTCATATATAAATTTTGGCTGGCAACCGTGAGTGGCATAAAAGATGATTTGTTTGATACAATCAATAGCAACAACATTGTTTCTACCATAACATTCAAACATTTCCTCTTTCGACCTAAAATTTATATTTTTCATTGTCTTTCTCCTCTTTTTAACCTAAAAATCAAAACGCAAAAATTAAAGGGAAAGATACCTCATAAAGTTGTAAGAGTAATCTTTCCCTTATAAATCAAAAATACAATACAACTTTAAGCATCTTTTTCTTCATCAGTATGAGTTTCCTCTACTGCAATTTTTGCACTTTGTTTCCCAGTTGTTTTCTTAATAGAGCCTTTCTTTTGTGTTAGCTTTTTATCTACAACACTTGGCTTATAATCTTTATCAACAATGAAGTATTTTCCACCTTCATAATTTACAAAAACTGTATTAACATCTTTGTGAATAGATGGAAATTGAATGTCGGTATCTCCATATCTGACAACAGTAATTGCTTCATTATTGATTTTAACTAAACATTCTTTTACCATATATCTACCTCAATAATAAAACGAAAGGGTTACGATTTCTCGTAACCCCCTTATCAGTTAATATAGTTTATCTTACTCTACATCATCAGTAAGCTCAATCATATCGAAAATGTTGCCGTCTTTATCTTCCATAAGGTCGAATGTAAGAGTAACACTTGCAGGGTCGCCTTCAGAGCTGAAAGACAACTCAAAGTTTCTCTGGATTGAAGCCTTGTAAGCAGTCATAACAAAAGGAGTGAGTAAACCTTCCTCATCCTTATCAACAGTTTTCTGTGTGATGTAGTAATCCTTTGGCAATTTCTTATTATTGAAAGAAATCTTCTTAATGCCTGATGTGCGAGTTACAATGTAACCAACTTCAAATTCAGCACCAGCAGTCAATTTCTTATCTGACTCGGCAGTTTCAGTAAACTTGTTGGTAGCAAATGTACCTGCAATAGCAGCTGTTTCGTCACCGAACTGACCCTTTGGATATACAAATACAGTACCAGCTTTAATTTCACCATTTTTAACAGTGATTGAAAGCTCACCTTCAGTTTCACACTTAACTACCTGTGAATTAGCATAAGCAGCAGTTGTCTCGATAACACCATCAGAGAGCAATGAGAAGAACTTGAAAGGATAAACCTGCGCTTCAATAGTCATTGTACCCTCTAAAGGATTAGCAAAAGCAATTTTACGAGAACCTTTAGCCATAGCATAAGCACTATCACCACTTAAACCAGCAGTAGTTGTATTAGCTGTGTCAAACTTTAAGAACGGAGCCATTGTCTTTAACACACGAATGTCAACGTCACAAACTTGACGATTAGCCTTATTTAATTCTGGCATAATAATAATCCTCCTTAAAATAAAAATGAGCCAACCTTATATGGCTGACTACTTTTTGTCGTATTCATTTTTGTACCACAACGAAACATCGAAAGTCTTTTTCTCATCACCCCATACAGATACTCTTGTAGAATCAATATCATACATAGAGTTCGTTTGAGTTCTATTAAAAGCATCCAATAACTGAAATACCGTTAAATTCCAAATGTTTGTATAATTAAGTGATGGGTGTTTATTGCTAATTGCGGATATGATATTTGGAATTGTTAAATTCAAATCCGATTTTTTTGGAGCATTTTGTTTCGCTGCTTTTTTCATTCGCTCCATCAACTTTTTAGCCAAATTGTTTTTGAATTTGGACTCATCAATTTCATCTTTTGCGTTATAAATGCAACATATCTGTTGGATGAGTTCAAAAACTTGGGGCAAAAGTTCTTTAGATATTGCACCTCGAATACAATCTGTGTCAATATCTTCTATATTATCAACTTCTTTGCGAAGAAGTATAAAATAGCCCTCTCTAAAAATGACGGACTCAACAAAAAAGAAATTCAATATTTCAACATATGCGTTGCATAACTTTTCATCTTCAAGTATAAGATTATATAAAGTCATATTTTCTTGTTGCTCTTTTGTTAAGGATTCCCAATATTCCTTACCGCCATTTTCCTTTTGTAATTCGGTGTAGTAGATTTCAGGTGTCATTTTAATCAGGTACTCATAATATGTAAACCTATCAAATGTAAGTTTAGCAATTTCCTTCAATTTTGGTTTTCTTAATACACCGACAGACAGCGTAATAGGAACAGGGCTTATTTGTGTTCCATAATCTAATCGCATTAGCGAAAATTAGGCACGCTAAATGTCATAACGCAGCCATAGAATCTTGTAGCATTATAAATATCCACGCTGTCAAGGGATAATTCTCCAATGCCAAAACTATTTGCAACTTCTTTATCATTTATTAAACAATCTTCAATCATTTGTGATAAAATGTCTGCACGATTTCCGTAATAACCTTCCTTTTCGTAATTGTCTAAAATATCTCTATGACAAATTGCATATAATACAACCTGACAATGTTTTATGTTAGACTCAAGGCGTGGCATACGAACATCATAATATATAAATGATGAAGTATCTATAATAGTATCATCTATAAATAAATGAGATTTAACGTGGTCTCTAAATCCTTCTTTAACTTTACTTGCATTTTGAGCAGAAATATCACCTAATAATAATTCTTTAATATCTTTGCTTTTGTAAAGAGCAGCGTGAATCTCTTGCTTAAATCGACCACGCTCGGTAGTAGATTTTAACTTTGTCATAATAGCCCTCCTTACATAAATGCTTTGATTTTAACGGTGATAGTAGCTCGTTCATATCCATCTGCAAATAATGATAACTCAAAAGATTTATTGATGAGCTTATTGTTATCAACAGAAATGCAAATTGAATTTCCAACATATTCAACGCTCAAACTATCAACAAAATCACAGTTAATTTCCCATTGTGGTGTTATATCGGTCTCATTGCCCTCTGAATCATAGAATTTTGAAATAAAAACATTTGGTTCAAGACCCGAATAAATAATCGGTTCGTCACAATCTATTGAACACGATAAAATACAAGTTTTATCGTCATTTTTGATTTCATTTGAAGTATCACATAACCAATAGCCTTTGCCATCAATCACATAATAGCCATCATTTTCGTGCTGTTCATCTTCATATGCCATAAATTCAAAGTGACCGCAATCTTGATAGTTATAAATCACATTATCCATACGAGTTAATTTGTATGTAATAAGTTGTTTTGATGTATCAACGGTAACATCGGGTGAAAAATTCTTTTCATACACTTTGCAACGCATATCAATAATAAAACGTTGTTTATGCGGTATAAGCAAACATTCATCATCACAAGGAGCTGCAATCATAAGTTGGTCACTTCTTACGAAAGTGAATTCATTACTTGTTTCACCATTATTGTATTGTGAAGCAGAAGAAGCACATACCCATCTTTGAATTATCTTACCTTGCTGATTTCTCCAAGTTAAAAGATAATTACAAAGCGACATTACACCTTTCTCGTACATTCCATTGTCATCTACAAGACCTACAATAAGCCAATATCTGTTTTTATAATAAACATATTGACCAGCCTTGCAAGTTCCAATAGGTGCTAATATAGTCCTCATTAGAGAATTCAATTTAGTATCTTGAACTTTTCCTTCAATAATAACCCTTTTTGGTTCTCTTTGTGATAAATCATAGTTACATATCTCAACATCTTCTGCGAGAGCAGATTGTAGAGCTTCAATAAAAGCGTCTTGTGCAAGATTATCAAAATTATCACTTTCAAAACCACTAACTGTATCGTAATTAGTGTTCATCAAGTACCATTCTTTTGCCATATCACATCACCGCCTTATGAATAAGCCGTTGGTTTTTGATTGGCTACCATCTTGTCACTTTCACTATTACTATATTCTGCTTTTGCTCTTGCCGCTGTTTTTGTATGACCTGCTCCGTCAATACTTATATCTTTCCCGACTATCGAAATTTGTTTATTGACCTTTGACCATTCACGCTCATCGTACATCTGCAACATAAACATTGCGAGTGTATCAATGACATACTGGTCTAATTTACTATCGAATTCCATTGTTTCCTCATCAAAAACGATAGGGTCAAGTTCGACTGTATATCTGCCGACTGCTTTCTTTAACCAAAGCAATTCAAGGGCTTCTGGAATTACAACTTTATCCTGAAATGATGATTCAAAACTATCAAAAACCTCTTGTGCTGTTGTATTCATAGTAAGCACCTCTCTTTGGTCTTTGTGTTAAATTTTGAAGCCTGTATGTTTTTCAGCAAAAACAATCTTTCTGTAATCATTGAAACCAAGTCTCCTAATAGCCTCAATAAGAGCAAATTTTTCTGCTCTTGTGCTAATATATACAGGTAAATTAGTTTCAAATTCAGTCTGATTCATACTGAATAACTTTTCAACTAAACCATCAGTAAATACCAACTGTGGTCTGTTTTCATCTTCAAATCCTACCCACTTACGAGTAGCAGCATCCTCGATATAAAGTGTTGCGTGGCTACCATTTCCAGTACCAACAAATAATGTATTGCCGTCATTGATTTGAGCCTGAATTTCATTTCTTGACAATCTTTGCTGACCGCCTTGTGTAATCTTGATAGCGCCTTCGCCATCGTGTTTTCTCATAAAAGATACTTTCCAGCCGGCGAGATTTCTTACTGTAACCTTTTCGTCAAGATTTAATGGCTTTTCTTTTGGGGTAGTAGCCTTTTTAGTTGCACTTGCAGTAGTGCTTGTACCATCTGACTTTGCAGATGCATTAGTTCTTCCTGCCATATTTCAATACCTCGTTTCAATTATCATTATGTTTGATTTCAACTAATTGTATGTTTTACCTCATTATAGAGTTTGATTATATTATCAAGTCTTTCGGATTTTCTAAATACCCAATAGCGATTTCCACTTGTAGCATTCACTTTTGATATATAACATTTTTCTCCGAATGCTGATAAGAAGTGAAATAAACGCAAGGAATAGCAATAAAAATTAACATTGTTTTCCATTAAAATTTCTCCTACGTTTTTCATAGATTTGTTTGTAGGATTTTATTTATATTTTCAAAATAAGAGGAATCACAACATTTAATTTCAAGTAATCTATATCCATTATTTTGAGCATATATGCGTTTTCTCTTATCGTGTTCTTTTTGAATATTAAATTTTTTTTAATTCCACTTAATAGCGCAAGTTCTACAAAAATGTCCTTGTAATAAATCTTGCGCCCTTGATTCAAAAATATTTCCACAATGAACACACTTAACTTTTACTTTTTCTTGCATTCTTATATATTCACTTATTTGCTCAACATTTGGATTGATAGATTTTAATTCGTTGCGAAACCATTCTGGCGTTTTCTTTTTAGCAGTCATAAGGTTTTCATCTGCACATAAATTACACCCACATTTTGAGTTAATAAAACTATGTGCTGTCTTTGAAAAACATAATCGTGTTTTGTGCATCTAAATGTCATCATTTCTTTTGAACTTTTATATTCACTTAACACTTCTATTTGGGGAAATTCGGTTTTGATTCTGCTAAAAATTGTTCATTGGTTTTGCTTGCCACAATCTATCCACTCCTTAATATATATAAAGTAGAGTACCATACCGAAGTATGGCACTCATAATTTATCTATTGAGTGGCAGGTGTCTATCCTACAAACTCAAACAGAGACTTGAATTAGTCCAAGCCTCCAATGTTTGTATCATAAATCGTTCCAATTTTGTGTTCCTGACCCCTTGCAACGTCACAAGCAACTTCAAGGTCGAAACGAGTTTCAACCTTACCAGTCTTAACATTGTTACCTGTGAATGATGTGAGACCACCACGAGTCCAAGTAGCAATAGGAGACTGTACGCCTGAAGGAATTACGAAAGCAAGGCCAGCAGGAAGCAATGTAGCAAAGTTATCACCATCTTTGTTCATTTCATACTCATTGTATGGGTTAGGCATTTCAGCAACAACAGAACCTCTGTACTGTGAAAGAATGCCATTAGCAGCAATTTCGTTCATAGCCTTTTCAGAAATACCTGTGATTGTGTTAGAGTTAATCTGACCAACATAACCAGCCCAATCATTAAACTGTGAAATAACAGCATAATCACCGATAATAGTTGGTTTACCATTTCTACGAACATCCTTGATTACTTCATCAACACCAGCCTGTGTTAAACCAGCACACTCAACAGTGTATTTAACGCCAGTAGCATTCTTGATAGCATCATAAACCTTGTTTACGATGAGTAACAAAGCCTTGTTACGAATATCTGTCTTAACGAGAGCAATACCCTCATTTTCCTTGCTCATATCACCAAGAGCGATTCTGCGATAGTCAACAGCATATCCACCAGAAACGGTATCTGTACCAACAGGGTATCTTTCTTTCGTGATTACAGGGAATACAACGTCACCGCCAGCAGCCTGTGTACGAGAACGCTCACCAACGTGATTGTAAACTTCACGCTCGATTGACTCGTCATAACCTACGTTCTTATAAGTACCGAAAATACCAAGCAACTTGATTTCATCAAGAATAGGAGTTTCGATTACGAAACGTCTTAATGTATTCAATTCAGCAACAGCAGTGTAATCACCATTTTCAGCACGATTACCTAAATCCTTGATGTAGGTAACAGCTTTATCAGCCTTTGCACCGAACTTGCTTAATTCCTCGCCATTGACCATTGCAGAGAATACTTCTACAACTGGTGAAAACTTATTGAATTTACCGTCAAATGCATCTGCATCCTTACGGATATTATTAAGTTCATATGTAGTCTTAATCATAGTTATATGTCATTCCTTTCTATAATTTTAGTTATTAGGCAACGCAAACCTTAACCTTAACGGCATTGCCAGTTAAGCGGCACTTATCTGTTACCTTAAAATAAACGCCCGATTCTGGAGCAACAGAAGCAACTGCTAATTTGCCCTCGGCATTAACAGTAAGTAATGTAGTACCTGCAACGAGGTCTGCATAAGTCTCTTTAGAATCATAAGCAATGTGCTTATCATCAACTACAAGTTTTTGACCTTCCCAAGCCTTAACATTGTAGCCATTTAAGTATTCGCCAGCAGCGAACTTTACATCGTCAATATAAGCATCGTCACCAGCAATAGTATTGCAAACAAGATATGTGTCACCATCATCTGTGATGAACTGATAGTTTGCAACTTCCTTTGCAGACTGTAACACAGAATTGAGAACTGCATTATCAATCATACCGATAGTCTCAACTTTAATCATAGTAGTAATCTTCCTTTCTATTTTTTAATTAAAAGATGTTTGTATCTTCTGGAACATTTGTGCCAGTATCTACAACACTAAAAATATCTTCGATATTTGCTTTAGCTGCATTTTGCTCTGCTGCTACCTTTTCCGCATCAGCATTAGCCTTTGCGGTTTTACCGATACCTTCCCAAATCTTGTTTACAACAGAATTGATTTCAGAAGTAATGGGGGCAGCCTCAAAAGCCTCGATTTCAGCCTTTGCGTATTCTCTTTCGGCATCAGTAAAAGCGGCAATGGCAGCATTTAATTCGCCAACACGCTCTTTGGCTTTTGCCTTACCAAGTTCGTCTCTCAAAGCATTCATTTCTTCATATAAAGCATCTAACTTTTCATATGTTTCAGAGAGTTCTTTTTTGCACTCATCAAGAGCAGCCTGAATCTTTTCTGAATTAGCAATGGCTTCGTTCTTTTCTGCTTTTTCTTTATCAAGGCACTTATTAAGTTCCTTTACTTTTTCATCGCATTCCTTTTTGCACTCATTGATTTCAGAAGTGTGATTTGTATATGCAGAAACAGTCTGTTCAATGAGAGCTGTAATTTTAGCTTCATCCATTGTGTTCGTTTCCTCCTTATGTTCATTTAATTCAACTAATTTTGCTGTATCATCCGAAGGTGTAATGCCTAAAAGAGCATAACCGGAATGGATGAATTCAGTTGGGATTCTTCCTTTGTCTTTGTAGCCATATTTATAAACAATTCCGTCATTATCTTCGGTGCGCATAATTTCTACGCTACCTTTTGGAACTATCCCATTTGCGATATTTTCATCCAATTTCTCACAGAAATTATGATAACAACTACTATCTATTTCTCCAACGCCGATACAAACCCAAACCTTTTCACCATTTTCATCTTCGATTTCTTTGATGTAACCGTCAGTAAATGTTCCGATTGTGGTTGCGTTCTCGAAAATAGGAACACCATCAATGATGTCAGTCATACCGTGTCCGCATAATTCGGTTCTTTCTTCATCCAAAAACTCACATCTTAAAAACATACCTTTAATACTTGGCAATGCCTTTTCGCAATACTCTTTAATCCAAGTAATACCGTTGAGATTGTATTCTGTGCCAACTTCATTAACTTCATCTATACAATCATCAGGATGAATTTTATATAAGATAATTTTGAATTTACGCCTACCGTTTTGACCTTTCTTTTTTGACTCACTAAAAATCTCAAATGTTTTCATTCATTCTCACCACCTTTCAACCAAATTGTTCATAAAAGCGATAAAACCACGCTTTTATCAATATAAAAGCCCGTTACAAGAACGGGCATTTAAGCATTATTTATTATCCGAGGGAGAAGGTGAATTGTTTCCACCATTCTGCTTCGATTGTACTGTCTTTTCTTTTGGGTTATCCGTAGTTGGTCTGCCACCCTTATCCTGTAAAGCGGATTCATTGTTTGCGGATAATGTATAAGAAGTCTTATGTACTGGATATTTTTCTTCTATATTGTCAGCTTTTTCTTGGTCTAACAATGCAAAGAACACATCGGCAGACAAGCCACAAGCGCTTGCCCAGGCTGTAAGAGAGCCTTTTCCTTGAAGATATAAGTCTTTCATATATCCTACCATTTTGCTCTTATTTACAAATGTCATAGGTAAATATTTACATTCAACCCAATTTCGCTTATCTGCAATGATATTTATAGAAATACATTTATTGATTTCTGTAATAATTTGTTCAACCCATTGGAATAACTGCGCTGTAATAAGTTCAAGGTTATTTTCCTGTGAAGAATAACTACCACTTGAACTACCATTCAATAAAGAACCAGCAATACCCATATCAAGTGCAATCTTATCACCAAGGTTTGATTCATATTTCTCATCAAAAATATCAGTATTTCCAATATCTAATACATTAAGTTTTGTGCCTGCTGAAACCGTAAAAAATGATGTTCCACCACGGTTGTTTTTCTTCATAACAGCATTTTTAACAGTTTCGTGCTGGTTTTTTTGCTGTTGTTTTGTAAGGGCGCAAGTACCTTTATTTTGACCCTCTGGAAGTGTTTGATAAACAACCTTATTGTTTATTTCGTCAAGTACATTTCTCTTTGTAGAAGTAAAATAATCATCATATAAGATGTCACTGATAGCAGCCAAAACAAGAGGTCTGCCATATTTTTCACTTCTTTGGCTACGAATCTTATGAACAATAGTTTTCGTATTATCTAAAACTACCCAGTTATTACCCTGCATTCCGTTATTGTCTTTGCGCTTTTGGTAGGCTTCTCGGATTTCTTTTGGAAATTTTTTAAGTTTTCTTTCAGTCTGTTCTCCTGAAGGGTCAACAAAATAATCCAAATTAAAAGCAATTATATATGAATTATTCTTTATTCCAACTATTTCCGTATAATCAGTCGGGAGAGAGATAATGCTTGCATTTATACCAAGTTCATTGATTTCAACAATGCTATTAACATCATAATCATTAAGTGTTTTCTCCAACGAAACTGGTTTACCTGTTGTTTCAAAATAATAAAAAGCAATACCTTCAATCATTCCACGCCAGAGAGCATCACGAACTATTTCTTTATCTTTAATAGTTCTTAATATTGATTCCATCAACTCTTTATTCTTACGCTTTTTATTATCATTTGTACCGTGTGTAACAATTACCTTATCTAATGTAGGTATAGCGGTCATATAATCGACTGTATTGGTATATGTACCATTCATTCCATATAAAATTAAGGATATTTCTCTCAAAATCTTGTTATTGCCCATAGGGTCTTTAACCAATTCAGCAAGTTGCTCTCTGGAATACAAATCGAAAATATTTATTCCAAAATAATAATTGGAATAAGCCTGTTGACTTGAATAAGAAGAAAATTCATAAGCAGGTTTTATCGCCGAATTGTTTTCATATGATTTACCACGATTGTTATTGTTTTTCTTCTTATTATCTGAATTTGTGTGGTTAGGCATATCTACCCTCCTTTCTTAATTGATAAATGTGCCGTACTCATAATCTTCACCAGCATTGATATTTTCTCTCTCAATAAGTGAAGCAAAGTAATTGGCATAAGATACACTTGTATAACGGTCTTTTCGGTTAGTACCTTGTTCGTGTATCATAATAATACCCGTATCGGCTTTCTTCTCATAAACAAGACTTGTAGTTTCGCTGATGAGAGCCTGTGTTTCAAGGAACGGAGCTTCATAAAATAACTGTTCCTCTGCATCAGGGGTATTCATATATTCTTTGATTTTAGGTAATGTTTCTTCTTTTGCAGTTTCATAATTTACCAAAAATTCAATTCTTTGTTCAGAAAGAATTCTTCTGAACTCGGTAGCAATGTCACTATTCAATTTTTGAGTGGCATTAACAACATAAATGCAAGAATTAGCACCCTCGACCTTTATACGGTTTGCAATTCCATCATCATTCATACAACAAAGTGGGGTATAGTAGATATTTCTTTCATCATCATACATTTCTCTCGCTAAAAAATCGTAAACAGCAATACCGGCATTACGCATATCTAATACGATATAATCAGCACCAAAATCCTCAAATAATTGACGAATTCTGATTGCTTGTCTAACTGTATCTCCACCTTGAACTGATTCAATATAGGGAACAAGTCGCCTATAACCATTTGCCATAGTGACATTTTGATTATCACGATTATATGTCGTGAAATCGGGCAACAATCTCATACAAGAAAAGATAGAATTATCATTTTTCTTATTTTCAATAAACGCCATATCACAAGATACAATACGAACCTCTCCGCTTTGTTTTGGTATGTCATATATATTCTTTTTACCCATATGAACATCCAATAAATTACGAGGATAGAATGGGCGTTTAATTGTCTGATTTTGTTGCAACATTTTATATGTAAAGAACGCCGATTGATTTTCTTTCAATCGTCTATTCTCAAATTCTAACTGCCAAGTAATGGGGTCTTGTTTTTTCTTTTCTTTTTGCATTTGCTTTTGAGTTCTAATATTATGTTTAAGAGTGATACTTTCATCAAATGCAAGCAAACATCCACCTTGCTCTTTAAGCATACTTTCATAAGCGTTATCAACAATTTCCCACATCCAATGTGGGTCAAGCCAAGATGAGCTAATGTAAATATCAACAGGTTCTTCTTGCAGTTCTTTAATTTGAGCATAGAATGGGTCAATCATATAAGGTGGTTGTCTAATTGTCTGAAAAGGAGATAAAATACTGTCATCAATATTCTTTTCAATCTGTCTAAATTCTTCACGAACAACACAATTTGAACGATGTCCTCTACCATTTTCAGAAGCAGGAACAACAACGATTGTACTACCACTACGGAAGTACACAATAACCTCATTTTGATTATCCTTAATCCTTAAAATCTCCTTGCGCAAAACAGGAGACATATTCATTAACTCATTTCGTATCTTTTCAGAAATAATAAGTTTACTTTGTCCTTTTGTAGCAGATGAAAGCACTATCTTTGAGTGCGGATATACGATACAACGGCAGCAAGCATATAGAGCGATAATAAATGATTTTGCGGCTGCACGGCACGCAATAATAACTACAAATTGACATATTCCCATTAAATAGAGAATAATTGCTTGATAAGGGTGTAAATTGATACCTAAATAATCAATGGCAAGTCTATGTAAATTTCTTCTAAAAAAAGTATTCCAACGCAAAACGTGGTCAACATTTCTCTCGTTTCCGAGAAAACTATTTGTAGGAAATTTCTTATATAATTCCTTTTGTCTTTCATCGGCATAACGATTTTTGTAATATTTACTCGGTGTCTGCATCAATGTACTCATCGTCATCACCGTCTTTTACATAAAACTCTTTATCGCGCTCCGTAGTGCCGTATTGCAAATTTCGGAGTGGTCGTAATAAAAACCTCTTGATATAATCCATAAAGCCATCGTGGTCACTATAAAGCTGCTTATTTTTGTAATATTCCTCTGGTGTATATTGTGAAATTCTTGAATTCCAAACTCCGAGGCAATCATCACTGTTTGCTTCTGCATCAGCGGCAACTTTAAGACCAGACTTAACGAATGTTGAGTTATAATATTCACCCATTTTCTTAAAGTTTTCCATATCGCCTTCACGAACACATTTCAACTGTTGCATTTTTGCATAACAAAGGTCGCTTATAAAAATTTCTTGGTTACTATCGCAATGCGAATTGGCGCTCTTTAAGAATTTATAATGATTATTAAGATTTTCATAGTCGATAGGCATTAAACCAACGCCCCATCTCTCAATATCCTCTGGATTGATTTCTTCTGATTCATCATCCTCATTACCATACTGGTCAACAACGGCAACTCTTTTTTCTTTTGGTTGCTTTCTATCTCCAGATAAAGAGAAATCACCATTTTCAATGGTTGTATCAAAAGTTTTTCCTTTATTCTGATTCATATTAAGTTGTCTAAAATATTTACCAACAACAGTATCATCATTGGTATCACACTTATCAAATAAATCTTCATTGAAATATATATCGAAAGCCATACACATTCTTTGCATAGCCTTTTTATTGCTGTGATATTCTGCTGCATATTGACCGAATTTTCTTGAAAAACATTCTTTGCAAATCGGTAAAGCACCTTCAGAATAGAACTCACTATTTGATTTATAAAAATGAGTAGAATTTTTTGGTTCACCGCAGGAGCAGCAAACACACTTTTCAACTGATTTCGGCATATTTGCCACCTCCATACATATCAACTAATTTTTGAATTAACAACTAAAAACGGGCTGCATAATGCAACCCGTTAAATGCAAAATATGTAATCTAATCGTTATAATGATTAAATATATAATCAATAAAACTTAATGCGTTTGAAATTGCCTGTGAAGCCATAGCTTTTGGGCAGTTGCTACAATCGTAACAACAATCTCCACAAGAATCTTCATTATCATAATCTGCAATAGAAATTTCAACTTGGATGCAATCCTCATTTTCTATCGCAATTTTTGAACTAACATTGCCATCAAATAAAATAATATCTGAATAACAAGGAATAATTGTGTCTGTATCTTCATCATATACAGGTTCAATAGTTACAGACAAATCATCATCAATAGTCAAATAGTATTCTTTTGCATAACTATCTACAAATTCATTTTTGATTTCGATATGACCTAATTCAATTTCGTCATATTCCATTAGCCATCTTAATAAATCAATAATGTCTTTCTTGAAAAGAACTACACTTGTGGTTTTGTATTTGGAAGCCAAATTATATAAATATTCGCCTAATTCAGCGTAATCTGTAAAATAAATCATTTCCATAGTATATTACCTCATTTTCCATTAACCGCATCTTTGATAGCTTTGCTAACCCTGCACTTAATTGATTTTACTGATGGGAATACAACTATTTCATCTGTTTGAGGATGTCTACCTTTTCTTTCAGCACGTTCAACAACCTCCATACTAATAAAGCCTTTCCATAAGATTTTATCTCCGTCTAACAAAGCATTCTTAATAATTTCCTCTAAAGTATCACAAAAAGCTGTACTTTGTTGAATGCTTTTATCATTGACATTGCCATACATCTTTTCGGCTATTTGTTTGATAATTTCTGCTTTGCTCATTTATTTTATATTTCTCCATTTTATTTTAATGTTATAGGGTAACACGCTTCAACACCGTCACCATTGACAATGCACACCATTTGAGATGGACTACCACTCAAACGCTTTGAAATAGTGTAATCATCGGTAGTGCCGCTAAAGCTACCACTCCTAATTATTTTAACACCGGAAATATCATCGTATGAACAACGATGTAAATGACCATAAAGAATAGCCATTGGTTTGTAACCGAGCATAAGAACAAGTCTTGAAACTCCTTTTTCGCTATAACTATCAAAATCTCCGTGTACCATAAGGTATTTATTACCTCTTACTTCAATACAGCCAATAGTCGAATCGTAATTATTATCATCAACAAAATGAATATTGGTTACATTAGATAACTTGGCTTTCATATACCACGGAATTAGATTATCTAAACGATTACCTCTTAAAACTTGGTCTTTGAATGATGTACGAGAATGGTTTCCGGCAACACCATTAACATATACATTTACAAAATGTTTGCTTAACTCATAAACGAAAGCAGAAATCAATTCAGCACTTTTCTGTACTTGTTCTGTAATATTTTCTCTGTTTTCAAGTTGAGTTGTAAAATGTATTTCTCCATTGAGAATATCGCCTAAAATACAAATATATACATTTTCAGAATTATGTAATTCTCTAATACTAATTATCTTCTGTAAATATTGCTGCAATCTTTCCTCTGCAATATCAGAATTATATTTTCCAAAATAATTATCTGTATCTCCACCTAAATGAAAATCAGATAATAATACAAGCATATCATTATCAGAAGAATATGCTTCTTTTTCAATATTTGGAAAAACAAGTTTTCCATTTTCTATAATAAGATTTTCGAGCCTACTTAAATCTTCTTCCGTTCTTGCAAGTTCTCTTAAAGTCTTATTCATAGCAGTTCTTTCATCGGAGAGCTTTTGCTTTTCTTTTCTAATTTCCTGCTTTTCGGCTCTAATTTCAGCCAAGTATATATCATTGGTTTGAGATGCCAATTTAGATTTGAAATACTCCGAAACGAAAGCTCCGCCAAAAATTGTTTGTGTGGCTTTACGCAAAGTGTCATAATGAATATCCAGACCATATTTATCTATGATTTCTTGCCAATCCATATCTATAATATGGTTAGCTTTCTGGTAGGCATCTGACAAACACAATTCGTACTGTTCTGGCGTTAATCCGTACTCTTGGATTTTTAATTCCAAATCAGTCATTTGTCACCTTTCCCTTGTTAAATTATTACATCGAGGTCGCAATCATTGCCCACAATATAATCTGTCGCACCAACCTTTTTTGCCTTTTCGGGCAAGAAATACCACTCACAACGATATTTTTCGTTATAAAGGTTTTCATCAATATTGGTTCGACTCATAATGTATTTTCTTGTCTCTTTTTCAAGCTCAACAGTTTCAAATTCCATTCTGTCACGCATTTTTGCAGTAGAATCAAATCCCATTGTTGAACCATCGTGCATAAGAAATTCTGCGTGTGGCATACAATATCTCTTATGACCTGCAATAAATATCAAAAATCCCATTGAAGCAGCCAATGCAAGATTTATAGTATAAACAGGAGTTTTTGAAAGACGAATAGCATCAATTAAAGCATATCCATCAGAAACCGAACCCCCTGGTGAATTTATGTAAATCTTAATAGGTATTCTATCCTCAATAGGAATATCTTTGTCAAGTCGGTTGTATCGCAAGATATGATATACGGCAGAATCAACAATGCCCTCATCAATCTCACAATTCAAATAAATTCGTCTTTGTTCATTATCTTCAATATCGAATTTATCTGCATAGCTATAGTTATAAACTTTAGAAATCTCTCTATCTATATCTTTCATTTAATATTCTCCTTATAATCGAATTATCATACCACGGTATGATTCAATGACTCTATAAGTTTTGTCATTTTTAGATATGGCTTCTGCCATTTTAGAAGAAAGACATTTCTTTGCTTCTTTTGAACCGTGAACTAACACGACTTTATTTGTATTCAGAGAACTTCCATATTTAACCAAATCATCACAGTTTGCGTGGCTACTAAAAGTAGATAATGTAATACAATCTACTTTATTTGGGATTAGTTCTCCGTTAATTTTAATAAACTTATTATCTCTATAATTCTTGATACGATAAGACAAATATGATGGGTTGTCTCCAACATATCCAGAGAAAATAATCATTGAGTTTATATCCTTAATATATTTTTTCAAATATCCTACAACTCTACCATTTGTGCAAAATCCAGATGAAGAAATAATAATCTTTGATACATCATTTGCAATACATTTCTTTGATTCATCTTTTTCTTCAATGAAATGAACATTATCCCATTCACATACCGTTTGCCATTTTTTAAGGTCTGAATCGTGTAAAAGTGAATGATATAATTTGGATATATCACAACTCAATTTTGAATCAACAAAAATAGGCGTACAAAAATCTTTCCGTACACCGTAAATATCATATAAATTTGTCAGTAATTCTTGCGTTCTACTAAAACTAAAACAAGGAAGAATTACTGTTCCTTTTCGTTCAATGACCGTGTTTATGGCTGTCTCTAAATGTTTAATATCATAAGAACGCTTTTTCTTTGAAGTTCGTTTTGATTCTCCATATGTACTCTCCATAATTACTACATCATTAAACATATCCGGTATCTCGGTATCAGTTACATAATGATTATTTGAATGTAAAGCACCCATATCAGATGTATAAAGCACCTTCTTTGAACTGCTGCTATCTCTCATAATAAGTTGTAATTGCGCAGCCCCGAGACAATGTGAATTGTGCAACCATTGAAAACTTATATTATCGTTAAGCCGATAGACTGTGTTGTATTCATCATATACCTCGATTAAATCAAGTGTCTTATAAACATCTTCCTCATCATAAAGAGGTTTATACTCTCTTTTATATCTCTTTGAAAGAACCCTTGCTTCATCTTGAATAATCATACAAGAATTAAGTAATAAAGGTTTCATTATTTTTGCCGTATTATCTGTGGCAATAATCTTACCAGTAAATCCCTCTTTTACTAAACGAGGGATTAACCCACAATGGTCTATATGAGTATGGGCAACAAAAACATAATCTAATTCTTTTGGCTTAAATTGAAACTTTTCCGAATTTATCTTGTATGAATCCAAATAATCATTGCTTCCGGATTGATGTAATCCACATTCTAATAGGCATTGAGTATTTCCAAATTTAACAAGATACTGCGAACCTGTAACATCTTCCGAAGATTTACCAGTAAAGAATATACCGTTATTTTTAAGTTTCTTTTTCGCCATAAGATGTTCCTTTCTTTAAGAAAGTTTTTTCGCAATATCTACATACTTATCTTCAATGTATCGTCTATTTCGTGTACGATAAAAACCAATTTGATTTTCATTTTTATCAACAAATCCTTTTGATGAATTTCGTACTACTTCATTTTTAATAAGTAATTCCATTTGCTCTTTGGTAACTTCTTTCAAATTGTTATCCACCTTTTTCAAAATTTAGCATAAAAGCCATCTGGAGCTGATGACAGGAATCGAACCTGCAACCTACTGATTACAAATCAGTTGTTCTGCCAGTTGAACTACATCAGCAGATAAACCGCTAAAGCGGTTGTTGATTATCTTTCCAAGACCATAGTTAGAAATCAACAGAAAAACTATTCTGGCTTGGTTTACTTGGCTCTCCGAGCAGGACTCGAACCTGCGACTCCCTGATTAACGGTCAGGTGTTCTACCGACTGAACTACGAAGCCACATTCTGGTGGGCAGGGCTGGACTTGAACCAGCAGTGTCAATTAAGAGCCGGATTTACAGTCCGGTGCGATACCAATTACGCTCTACCTACCCATATGGTGACGGTGGAGAGGGTTGAACTCTCGTTACGAGATTGAAGGTCTCGTGTCTTTGCCGCTTGACTACACCGCCGTATTACGGAAATTGTTATAACTATACGATAAATATTTACAATAATTAGTTTCTTGTAAGAAGGAAGTTATAACCTGTGCCGTATAAAAAATATAATATTACGGAAATTTAATAATCAATTACTTGCATTCAATGATACAACAAACACAATGAAGTTATATCATCAAATAAATTTTCTTTTTTTACTGTTGTTAATAGAAGGATGATTATAGCCAGCCATAATAAAAATTGAAGTTTTTATCATTTCTAATAAGAGGTGCGCTGACGTGACTATTGCCACGCCAACGCCAATCAAGAAAAGAGAAAGATAAAGAAATGAGAGTAAAGGGCTATATTTCCCTTCATATACGAAAAATTGTGTTTTTCAAAAATGTTTCTAAATGGTATGAAAACCCTCAATTATTGATAGGATAGTAATGCAATCTGGCAATTTTATTTATTTCATCTAAAAATGGTTGTGCTAACAATTCCCAATTTCTCGGCGTTTTCTCATCAATTCCTTTTGATAATTGTTTCTATAAACCTTTTGACAACCAGCGCACCTTGAAGTTTTATTATTCAAAGAATCCACTTCAAACTCTTTTCCACAATCTACGCATACAACTGTTTTAGAACCTTGAGGCGTGTATGTAGCACAGTCTTTGCAATATTTCTTTGTGCCGGCTTTATTTCCACGAGTAAGAATTCCACAGTCTGCACATCTGATTAAATTTTCACCCTTGTATAATAAATACTCATAACCAAGTTCTCTAAAATCGGAAATAAATAATTCTTCCTCACTCTCATCGTTAATAAATGTTACTCGACAATTAAGATTGTCATTCCTCTTTGAGAATTCAAGTAAACCTTTTTGCCACAACTTGCCGATTTTAATTTCTCTTTCATCGGCTTTACAAGAAATTCTTGCGCAACTAAAAATCTCTTTTGAATCTGCATTTACCCAGCCATTATTTCTTGGGTTTTTTATGTTATTGAGTTTGGCAAGACAAAGCATTGTAAATGCAAGTCGTTCTAAAACTTTGTTTTTTAATCCAATAATTGTTTCCATTTCTGACTTGGTTACTTTAACTCCGGAAATTTCAAACAATTCAAACGAGCCGGCATTTGATGCAATCTTCTCGGCGCTTGTTTGCCAACTCAACTCATTAAGTTCATATCTTGGATAATATTTTGAAAGATAGTCAAGTAAGAGAGATGTGATTTTCTTTTTACGATAACCGAAATAATGATAGTAATACTTCGCAAGAATAGAAAGCGTATTAAATGGTTTTGAATCCATCAAGCCATTTCGGAGACAATTTTCAGCATATTCTCTTTCGTTCAGAATAATCACTCGAATTCACCTCCAGTTCTTTTTCACACATTTCAAACTTTTTACCGCAGTATGTAAAATCTCCGCCACTATCAACAAGTTTAGGATAATGTATAATGTTTTTGTTATTTTTAAGTAAATTACTTAAAATTGTTTGCCCAACAATATCCCAAGCAAACTGTTTAGATTTTTCTTTTTGATAACATATATCTAAAACAATATCACATAATTCATCTTCATTTGGGCATACCTTATAGCACTCATTTTTGAAGAAGTCAATGAGATGCTGTCTTTCAGCATATTCACTATCTTTATCAATCTTTTCTGTTCTGGCTCTCTTGTGATAATTCTCGACCCTTCGATTATATTCTTTATAAATTTCTAAAATTTGATTATAATTATTCTTGGAATAAACTACACCGCTTTTCATTATTGTATAATCAAATTCTGATTTATTAGTTGCAGCCATAAAACTTGAAAATCTTGAAAGATAGCCTTTGAATGCTTTCTCAAAAATCCAAGAAATACGATTTACCACACAAGGATTATTGCCGACAGGCATTAGCATTTCATAAAAATTGCAGTAATCAATCATCTGTTTGGTTTTGCCCTCATAATTTTTCAAATCCTCAATGCTCTTAATCCCATATTCATTAAATCTGCGAATAGCACCTTTATTATTATTTCTCACGTAATTATCATTTTCGGATTTGAGCTTTGGATATACATAAGTCATAAAGTAAGGTTTCTTTGCAGCGGCAATTTTGAAATTAAACTCTTTTTGTGATTTAGTTTCCTCATCGTCATCATCATTTACTTTGCATTCGTGCAGAGTAAACCAATTGGATGGCATCGGCTTTGCGATTATACCTTTTGCACGGTCAATCGTGTTTTGTTGATAAAGCTGTCCGCACATAATTCTATATGCAAGAGTTTCGTATTCAGGAATACCTTTATCAAATCCAGACTGAACCTCAATCATACTTGTAACGTGATTTGTAACCACTCCGATGTCATCATTGAAAGCAAGTTTATTTGCTTTAATAATATCATCTTCTGTTGGTATTATCTTTTCAGCTTTTTTCTGAAGGCATATGATAGTAGGAGAATTCAAGGTGCGGTTTACAATTATTGGATTATCAGTACACATATTCGTGTCTCCGTCTTTATCAGCACCATTTTCAGCTTCACAAGCACTATCCCAAGAATTATATATTAGAGCAGTATCAATATAACGATACCAATATGCTGCCTCTTTGGATTTTGATAATTTCATTCGGCGTATATTATTCTGACACGTCATTGGCGCTCTAAAACAGGCAATTTCATCTGAACCTTTATCAATCCAATATTTATGATATACTTCTCCTGCTTTAAGTAATCCAGTGACTTCCATACCAAACATATTTTGAGCAAGAGCATAAGGGTCTCCACTTATCATTGCAAAATTTGCATTGATACGAATTGCACCACGCTCACCCATTTCAATGCGCTTACGAATCATATTATAAATTTTTCTGCGTATAAACGGGTCATTGATGATTCTCTCATCAATCATTAGAGCCTTGATATAATTTTCAAGATGTTCGTCAAATACATTCTTATCGTTAAGACCAAACCCAGCAAGAAAAGTTAAACTCTTTCGATAGTCAAGACCAATTACATCCTGTATTTCATCTATGGTTGGTTGGCAAAGCTCTTGAAGTTCATCATCTGTAAACTCATAACTTTGCAAAAATTGATAATTGGTATCACGAACATTTTCTAACTCTATCGGAGTAGTCTTTGCAACAGAAAATTGATAATGATTTTTCTGACAATTATCAAAATAGTCCTCCCAATTCTTATAGCTTGACCAAAGTTTGAGCATTGATTCTGTTAGAATAACTTCTGCATCGCGAACATCCCGTGTTTGACCCCAAACATCTACAACCTCATAAGTACCTGCAACCTTTTCAGCAAACTCAACAAAATCAAACGTATAAAGCATACCTTTAGTCCAAGCATATCTTGTATTCATCCCCGAAATTGTATGTTCACCATCACCAGAAAGATACTCATTTACCTTTTTTGAATATGAAGGTAACATCAATCCATAACCATCGGAGTCATTATGCTCAATTTCATAATCATTTTCGTGTGTGAGTTCCGGTTCTCCGTCAACTGCATCGTTAATAAGAATTACATCTTCCTTGAACTTTGTTATGCAATCTTTAACTACGATAAATCCTTTAGGAAGCGGAAGTGGAGTAGAACCCGAACAAATCAATGCTTGATATGCCTCAAGTTTGGCAGGAACAAGTTTTTCCGTCATATCTCTGCCATTATCAAGTCTCTTTTTAAGCTCTGGATATAATTCTTCATTTACATAAACAATAGTTGAATTTTTAATTCCACCATTTGTACCCAAAAGCCTACGATATTTAATTTTACATTCCTTACCATTTACAATTCCATAATTGATATAAAATCCGAGATTTGCTCTATCATAGTCTGCATCACTATTCATAATTACACATATGTAATCTTTTTGGAATTGCAAATTATAAAGAGTATCATAATAATTGTTAATGAGAACCTTGTTCTCCCTGCTTTTTGGTTTTTTCTTAATGGCTCGAATCTTCTTCTGAATACTACGAACCTTATTGTTAATATCATCAACGCCATTTATTTCATCAATGAAACGCAAGCATTGACTGTTATTAAGAGATACAATAATTTCAGGGCAGGTTCTTATAGCCGTTTTCAGTGGCATATTAAGTTCCCATTTTGCTCTTTTGAGCATCTTACTCTCAATCTTGTAAATGAATTGATGAACACTTTTTTGCTCCATTCATTTACCTCCCTGCGTTTATTTTTTTTACTTATTCGTTTTCAACCAAGAATACTTGAAAATTAACCGTTGCAGAATAGTTACTTGCTTTTGGATAATTACAATATCTCCTGCAAAATAACCAACACAATGATTAGGTAGTATATCAGGGTCAACGGGATATGATGGGTTAGAATTTTCAATAATATCCTTGGTTAATGTATTTATTCCATTTTCGTGCTGAAACTCGATTCTTCCGTCACCATTTACATTTGCAGTAATTTGATTTACTATAAAAACTACTTCTTTAAATCCTGGTGTTTCAATAGCTGGAGAGTTTCCGATAGTTGGTTTGGGTAAAGATTGTTCTCCATTCCACTCAACTACATTTTCGTCTTTTGCTATTCCGTTATTAGTATTTTGTGAAAAGAAAAATCCTACAAACCCAACAATAATTAACAGTATAATTACAATGAAAATTTGTAATGCTTTTTATGTTGTTTTGATTCGTGTTGCTCATAAATGTTTTTAATTAGCAAGAAAAACACGGAAACAATGTTCCGCTTCCAACCAAGTAACTTTAAGGTTGTCGTGTTCATATCTTAAAAGTTCAGCGATTTGATATATGTAAAAACAGTAGTCAATATGACCACCTCTAATATTTTTAAGCACACTATTGATGAAATCACAATATCTCTGATATTGAGTTTTGCCGTGGTATTCCTGATATATGGTCTTTGATACTTCTCTTACGCTCGGCATCAAAGACGAGTTACATTGTTTAATTTGAGATTTTAGGTTAGCAAAGTCAGATTGCCATTGGTTATCAGTATAATCTATTGGTGGGCTTTTCGTGTTCTGCGTTACCATTGCCAGTACCTCCTTTCTTGTAAAATATAAACCTACCCCCAGTAGGTTACAGACACTTTTTATATCTACGTTGTCATTATAGCACCTCTTAAATTATTTGTCAATGGGTTTCTCAAAATTATTTCTATTTTTTATTGCTTATTTCTTCCGAATTAAAAATGAAAAATTTTTCTTTATATATATATACTATTATTGATTTTAATACAGCATAAGGATTAAGAATAGTCTTAATTTATATATAGAAATCAAGACTATTCTTAATCCTTATATATACTATACATAATTGTATTACTTATTTATCTTATTAAAGTATAGTATATATACGATGAACCAAAAGAATATTATTGAGTAAAATACATATCAAACTCAAATTTTCGGAGTGAAAATACCGAATTTCAATCACGATTTTTACACCGAAAATGCTCCGAAAAATGATATTAGAATATCAAATTAGCTATACAAAAATTATGCAAAGTCTGAAAAATTGATGGTTTGCATTATGTTCTGAATACCATTTTTGCGGAAAATAGAATATATTTTTCGGTACTCCGAAATTTCGACTTGCAAACCCCGAAAAATTGAGGGTTTAATTTATTAAAAATGTATTTTCGGTAAATTTTGGTTGGAAGTGTAAACCTCGAAATATTGAGGGTTTGATAGTATAAAAATTATTTTTCGGTAACTCTCAATAATTGAGGGTTTGTAAGGGATATAATTTTTTGAAAGGGAATGAGATGAAAATTAAAAGGTGAGAGTGAAAAGTATCACATTGCACCATTTGGAGCTGTTCTGGGATTCTTGCAGATGTAAAGCAACCCCCCTTTATTGAGGGCTTGCAATGCTTCAAGTCTATAAAAGTACAAAAAATAGACTTGCAGCATTGAATAAATCAATAAAAATTTTCTTTTGTATGCAGATTTATACAGATTTTCAAAATATGATTTTTTCAAGTGGTTTTTGATTTTCGATTTTTTCGGATTTTTGACGGATTCAAAATATATTTTCTTTTCTCTCTATTCCTCTTTCTCTATTCCTCTTCCTCTATTCCTCTCTCCGTTCCTCTGTTGCTCTCTGTTCCTTTTCTAATCCATTATGATATTATATATATCAATATTCAATTACATTTTACCCGGCAATAATTGCAATTATTGCAAGCGTTCCGGGATTTACAGCCCTTCAGATTTTACAGCCGTGCAGCCGTTCCGATGGTAGAGCAGAACCGGCGCAGTATTTTATATATTTATATTACATTATGCACAATACAACCGCTATATTATATGCTGCTAATTATGCAATTTTAATAAATCACAAAAAAATCAAAAATATTTCAAAAAAAGGCTTGACAATAGTTACAACCTATGTTATTATTGAGTCACAACAAAGGCAGAGCAACAACACAAGCCCTTTACATTTCAATTGCAGTATTGAGAAACGCAAAACAAATTTCAGGAGGTCAAAGGTTATGACTAAAACATTATTGACAATAGGACTAAACGACAAAGACACGGAACGCCAGGAAATAACAACCGGTGAAGCGAAAAACACAATAGCTAAAATATTATTGAATCAATATAATATTTTCGCTTTTACAATGTTCGAGTGTTCCGGCGTTTATAAAATGGAGTCAACCGGCAACATAGTTTTTGAAAATTCAATCCGTGTTGAAATTGCAACCGATGATGAATTGACCGCCGCCGATGCAATTATTGCAACACTGAAAACAGAATTGAATCAAGAATCCATAATGATGGAAAAGGAAGCAAAAGAAATATTTTTCAAATAAGAAACAAGCAAGAGAAACACAAAAATATATAACGGCTGCGCTACCGGCTTGACGGGCAGAAAGGGCAATAAAATGTTATATGATGAATTTATTAAGGGTACAGGCTGCCGAGACACTGAACAGAATTTCAATATATACAAAGGTTTAGAACTTGTATATATGAATACAGAATTAAACAAAGATGATATATATAAAATAGGCAAAAAATTAGTAAACAATGAATTAACAGCAGAGCAAAAAGAACACAATACCGAAATACAAAAACAAATTGATAAGTTACAACAAACTATTGAAAATATGCAAAAATGGCTTGATATGACACCATACAGTGAACGGAACACTATTGAATATTACAAGCGTGAAATTAAGCAAGCAAAGCAACAAATTAAACAATTAAAGGTATGCTTTTATAAATAATTAAAATACGCTGTGATACCGGCGAAACGGTCAGAAAGGTTAAAATTATGACAAGAAACAGAACAGCAGCATATATAAACAAATTCAGAGCTATTAAAGCGCCGAACGGTTACAAATTTGACCTTGCAAATTATCTTTACAATCCGTCATACGATTATAATTATCCGTCTTTTGTAAAAACGACAGACGAAACAGAAACAACGCAGACCTTCCGCCGTGTATATTATTTTAAATACTGGGATGGCACGGGTGAATATAAAGCCGAGGAATACACAAGGAAAAAGAACGGCGGAGACTGGCAGGTTGTAAAAAATCGTACTGAAACGGTACTTGAACAGTCGAACCGTTACAACGTCAAAAAACTTTTAACATTTTGTAATTGATTAACTGAACAACCGAAGCCCGGCGGTTACAATACCGGGCAGAAAGGATGGCAGACAATGACACAAAAGGAATTAAAGGCGGCATATACCGAGGAATTAAAAAAGGCGTGGAATGATGACGAAATGGTTAAATATTGTAGCAAATCAACCGCTTTTGTCATTGAACACAACGGCGCACTATACGGAATTGAAAAGCCGAAAATTGAAACAAGTTTTTGCTTCGGTTATGGTATAAATGGAATCGCTGACACCGAACAGGAGCGGACGGCGGAAGCAATGGCAGAAACAGCAAGGAAAAGCAAAGAATATTTTATAAATCAAAATTTAGAAAATCTCAACCGTTGGATTAAATCCCTTCAGAAAATTCTTGACGATATGGGCAAAAACTGGGCTGAAGGAAGTCATCCCCGATATATGATTGAAACGGGCGAGCATTACGGCGGACAAAAAGAGGATTGCAGACTCCGTTATTATTCAATCGTTGACACGTTCAACACATTCAACGGAACAATGGGCAAAATTTGCAACGATACCGAGCTTATTAAAAAATTGATTGCCGGATATGAGGAAGTCAAAACGGAATTTATAAAGCGACTCAATGCCTATTTGAAACGCTATGGAATGTCAAAGGTTAAAACCTGGTCATATTTGAGCGATTAAGGAGGACGAAATAAAGGAGGAAAATATTATGAAATGGTCAGATTGTGCCGCCAAAAATGGCATAGAACAATGTATCAGAGACGAAAACGGCTTTGTGGTTGCATTGAATTGTATTACGACCTGGGCGGTATGAATTACTTTACGGGCAGGGCGGAAAATCGAGGCTATTATCTGTCGGTATCACCGGTTACAAGAGGAACGAGCGCCGGCGGTTTTGCATCGGAAAGTTACACAGCGTTTACCGGAATTAAGCAGAATATTAAGCAGGTAACAAGGAAAAGTGCAAAGGCAGAAGCCGAAGCCGAAAAGCTGGCAGCCGATGCAATGGATAACTTGATTGATTATGTATGCAGGAAAAACGGGCTTGAAATTGCAAAGCCGGAAACAATACCGGCATAAAGGAGGATAAATTGATGGCAGGAAAATTTGAATTGTTTTGTGGTTGCCTTGGAAATGGTACAACGGTATGCAATAAGGCAGTAACGGAGAACGGAGACTATAAAAAATCGCCCATATTTCAGAAGGTGGAAACATACGGCTATATGTTGACGAGTCATACATTTCAGCCGCCGAGATGGAAAAAATCAAAGCGATGGCGAACAGAGACAAAGCGGAATTTATGAAACGTTTTGAAACTTTACCAGAGGTCGAGCAGTACGGAAAAATCCTTGACCGAGTACAGCATCAGAAATTTATGGAATTTGTCGGAGATAAAAGACCGTTAGCGGAAAGACTTCCGTCAATGCGTGAATATTTTTATACCATAGCATAAACGAAAGGAGAAAGCCGAAACGGGCAGAAAAAGCCCGTAGCAGTGAGATGGGCGCTCACTACCTGACGAGGCAGCCCAAAAATGAATAATGGGAGGAAAATTCAAAATGACAATAGAAAAGTTATGGAAATCCGCTTGTTGTGGAGAAAATGACAAGCTCAAAGAATATTATGAGAACGGTGGAAAAATCAACAGGAGATACAGAGCCTTCGGAATGACTCACAGCCTGATAGCAGGAGCTTATCGCAACGGAAATCTTGACACGGTGGATTTGCTCTATAAGTACGGAGAACGCCCGGAAGCTCACGAAATGGACGAAATAGGCTATATTCCGGGCTATGCAATACTTATCATAAGAACAGACGGAAAAAGGCAATATGTGCCGTTTGCAAGCAAGGAAAACACATATACAATATATCACAGCCTCCAGCGTGTAGCAGTTGACACAACGGAAAATATTGAATCTCTGGCTGTTCAATGTGATAATGTTATAATGAAAAAAATCAATTATTAGAAAAATTTTTGAGAAATTTCAAAAAAACACTTGACAATAGGTAAAACCTATGTTATACTATGTATAGTAAATAAATTACTACAACATCAACGGAGGTTACATTATGAACACATTAAGAGTTTACGGCAAAAAGAACGGCGAGGAAAAAATGATTTTCTCAACACTTGCAGATACGCCGGCAAGCATAAGACGAGCAAAGAAAACGGCAAAGCAACACGGCTATGAAATCACAAAAGCCGTTAGAGCCGGAACATCCGCTACAATGTTTAGAGAACGGGATGTGACAGAATATTTTTTAACGACTTAAAAACAATATTGAGCAAGACGGAAAACAACAATATAAACACAGATGAGCTAACGACTATACGGGTAAGGAGGAAAACTTATGTCAACACCGAATTTTAGAGATATGGAATACAATATGCCGATGGTATGCGGAGCATTAAACGATGACGAAACCGAATGCTATATTGAATTTGAAACGGCTGAACAATTAGCAGAGGAATTTTCAAATAGTTTAACATTTCACGATATAACAATCGAAAGCGGTTATTACTATGGATTCCAATTCTGGGTAGAGGAAAAGTTCAGTAAATATTTTGACCTTGACAAATCATCGGAATACTGCATTGACAATGACGATGCACATTATTATTTTGATATGTTCAGAAGTCAAGCGTTAAGAGCAGCCGATGCAGAGAAAAGGAAAATCGCAAAGTGGCTGGGAAAATTGCAGGAAAACGGTTTTGAAATTCTTGTATGCACGGCAAAATTCACCAACGGCGAGGCTATTTATTCAAGAGTTACACCGAGAACAAAACTTATTGCGGCAGCAATAGCATAAACAAGTTATTAACCGTCACAGGCGGAAAAATAAAATTCTTTGCAAAGGAAGGTAAAACATTATGAAAATCTTTTTAATTGTGCTGGCTTGTCTTTATGTGGCTTTTAACTGCGTGACGGCAAAGCTCATCGGAACAGAGGAAATGAAACAGAGATTCATTGACGGACAGTGTATAGTTGGTAAAATCGCTGCAAACATTTTCTATTCACCGGCGTGGTTGCTGAAGGGTGTTAAATTCCTGGCAGTCAAGTTTATCAAATAAGATACATAATGAGGTGTGAGCCGTGCCAGGCGGTGCGGCTACACCGAAAACCTACACAAGAAAGGAAAATTATAATGATATTAAAGGTAAATGATACAGAAAAATTCAACATTTCAATGACACTACACATTGATGACAAAGCAGAGGAAATCACGGTGCATATTAAGCACTGGGATAAACAGACCGGAGTTATAAACGGATATGATTATCCGGCAGCGGAATATTCAAAAGCCCTTGCAAAATTCAATGAGCTTGAAAATATTAAAATTGCAGGTAAAACAATGTTAAAAGCAACAAACATATTATGGGATGTCGATTATGATGATGACGGAGAATTGCCGACAGAAATTGATATACCTGAAGGAATGACAGACGAGGACGAAATATCTGATTATCTATCGGAAGTAACAGGATATTGCCACCAGGGCTATGTATTGGAGGGAAAATAAAATGTTACAACCTGGAGTATATAAAGCAGATAAAGGCGGATGGGATGGCTATGAATTAACCGTTGATATTAAAGAAACGGAAAAGTCTTTGATTTTGAAAATCATTGATTATAAATTTAGATATTCACCGGCACAAATTGATATGCTATTCAAAACAGATTTTGACCATATGAGTTATGAGGAACAGCAAAATATTAAAAATGGAAAATATCGTGCAGTTATCAAAAAACAAGGTGGAGGTCACGCTTTGAGGTTATGGGGTGATAATTCATTTACTTTATATCCATACCAGTCTGGTATTCCTTTTTACTTTGTAAAGCAGTAAATAAAACTAACATTTCATTGATGTTAAGGAGAAAAATATTTTGAAAAATCCGAGATTATTAACAAGCGACAATATTCCTTGTGCATTAGGCAATCTATATTATGGCAATAACTGTTCTGTTATGGCTATTTGTGATGTTGTGGAAGATTCGGAAACAGCAGAGGATTTAATGAACGGATTAAATAAATTAAATCTATTTGAAAAATTCTCTATTGACCGTGTAACAAAAAATTATGTAAGACTTAAAAGCATTGACCATTTTGGAAATGTTCATTATTTCAAAGCATATTTTTAACAAAAGGAGAGTAAACTATGAAAAAGATAATCGCATTTATTTTAGCACTTGTAATTGCATTAAGTATCACGGCTTGCACAGATACAGCACCAGCGAAAGTTGAGCCGGAGACCATCAGCACAACAGTATTCACAGGCAATCAGTTTTCGATTAACGGAACATATCACACGGTCAATGACTATTACGGTATTGAGGATTCCTTCGTCCTGGAATTGCACGATAAAGGATATAATAACATAGATATATACGATACAAGGGATATAACGGAAAATCTGTTAGCAAGCCGCATAGAGGGCAACGGGATTATTGTAGAGCGTGCAATCGGTATTGTTACAAATGCCGAGAGACAGGGAGACGGCAAAATATTAAATGCCATTAACGGTTACGATTATATTAGTTATAACGGTATTGATTTTCAGACCTATGACGGAACAATTATATTAACCTATCTTGTTTATAATCCTAACACAACATACACGGATGATATTATAGAGCGTTACGATTTTTGTCTTGACCGAGAATTTGAGGATTAAGTTATTGACAATAGTATAAACCTATGTTATAATATATAAGAGGTGATATGATATGCCGAGAAACAAATCACAATCGGAACATACGACAGACCAGATGATGGGTAAATCAAAAAGAGAATGCCGGAAAATTCTCCGACATTACAGGTAGGAGCGTGATACAGTGTATCTATTAGTTACAATATTGATATTGCTTGTATGGGCTGTATATAGCATTATAAAGGCAGCACAGCCGGCTAATCCTCCTATTGAGGATATGGAACAACACCTAAAATATATTCAGAGCTTACCAAATCAAAAGGCAAGGAAAAAATATCTTAAAAAATTAAAAAAATTCAAATAAGAAGGAGCTTTATATGCCAAAGAGCAGTCAGAAAAAACTTGATTATAACAAAGAATATAACAGAAAAAACGGCTATGCAAATCAGGCACGATACCACGAGACACATCCCAGCAAGACATATGGCTTGCGAGTGTTCTCACACGAGACGGATATTATTGAGCAGCTTGAAAGTCAAAAAAATAAATCCGGTTATCTTAAAGAGTTAATCAGAGCAGACATTAAAAGACAAAAAGAACATAATTAAAGAAAATTCCTGGCAACAGGATTTTTCTTAAAAAGTTAGAAATAATTTTGAGAAAAACGCTTGACAAATGGTTAAACCTATGTTACAATGTGTATAGTAAATGATTTACTACATCACAAAGAATAGGAGTAAAAACAAAATGAAAGTTACAAAGATTTATGTAGTCAGAGTACAGGCACGAGATGAATGGGGTTCAAGAAATTTAGACGAAGCATTTTTCAAACTTGAAAAGGCACAGAAGTTTATTGAAAGTCGTGGCGACAATCCAAAGCAGTTTAGCCCATATTATTATGAATCATCAGAATATAGATATTATATTGATAAATTAAGCATACACGGTAAAAGGAGATAAACACAATGAGAGATTTAACAGCGTATGCAATAGAATGTATGACAGAGCTTGATAATATCGGAATTGAGTATGGAAATATTATTGAGTTCACAGTAAATACAAGAGCAAAGAAAAGATGGGGGCAATGCAAGGCTGTTCCAGGCGGATATTCGATAAACATTAGTAATGTATTGCTTGATGAGAGAAACGATGTAAAAGGACTCAAGGAGACAATTCATCACGAGTTGCTGCATAGTTGCAAAGGCTGTATGAATCACGGCAATAACTGGAAGCGATTAGCACAAAAAGTTAATAGAGCTTATGGTTATAATATCAAAAGGACAAATTCAGCAACCGACAAGGGTGTGCTTGAAGAAACAAGACCTCCCGTGAAACAAAGAGAAATCAATCATAAGGTTGTATGCCTTGACTGCGGACACATCTACACAAGAACAAAGATGAGCAAATTGATAACTAATACAGACCGTTACCGTTGCGGATGCTGCCACGGTAAGTTAAAACTTGAATACTAAAAACAAGTAAGGGAAACACATATATGGAGGGCTAAATATGGCAATCAGAAATTTATCAGAACAAGACATAAAAGTTCTTAAAACATTGAATTACAGTAATTCCGACATAATACAAATAGACAAGGCTGTAACAAAGACAAACTATACACTTGATAACAAAAGAATAAGCCATAAAGAAGCAAGGGTTATTCTCGGAGATGATAAGTTCTTATCAGGAATTGCAAGAAGCGCTTTTCATTTTACAGCTGCAAGAGAAACTAACAGTAAAAAGCTAATACTTTTTGACTCATCAAGATTATTTAAGTAAAGAGATATTACTATTGATAGGAGTTTATAATATGAGAATATCAAAAGCAGAAAGAAAACATAACGCACGTAAATTTTATAATGCTTTTATGGGTGGCAATGGCAAATATTCCGTTGTAGTTGTAAAGAGAACGGAAAGCAAAACAAATCCGAATATTTGTAGGACACAGTTTTTAGCCGTATGTTCCAGTTTTAAGGGAAAATTAGAAGTAATTTCAGAATCAACTATTGACGGTGTAAGAGGTTGCTTTATTGAATTATTGACATTCATAAAGCCTATAAAACAAGTCACATATTATGATGATAGTTTCCACCAATGGTTAAAGGAAAATTACCATTTCGATTTTAATTACTATGATGGCGGTGCCTACATTTTTATAAAGTAAGGAGTAAAATAAGATGTATAAAATGATTAAGATTGAAGCATTAAAAAACTACACCATTCCATATTATGAAAATAAAAGAATCCAACCTTATGGTGATTTGGTTATCTCTGATGGTGAGTGCCGAAAGACCTGCAAAATTCAGGATGACGGAGCAAAGCAGTATATCACCTTTAACCGCAAGAGATATTATGTTCGCAATGCTGGCACTCTTTATAGTCCGAAGTTCGTGATTATCGGCAGTATCGAAGATGCTGCTTCGGTATTGAGACTATGTAACTACAAGGTTGAAATCCAGAGCGACACGGCACTGATGGTCTACTACAAGGACAACGGCAACGACCACACACAAGTCTCCATCTGCGATGAAAGCAGAGACGGCTACTATATGATAGAGGGCAGAGTTCAGAATCTTGCCAACTGGATTAAGAGAGGTATCTAACAATGTATATGCTACTTCAAGTAGATAAAGATGAAAACGGAGTTGTTGAAGGAACACATATACAATGGTGCTGTGCTTGTTCTCTCGAAGAAGCGGTGACACAAGCAAGAGAAACAGAAAAAGCAAATGGAAATCATATAACCGTTGCGGTGGTTGATGAACTATATGACTCATACACAACCGGCAGACAGTTCAAAGAGAAGAAAAGACTTGATAAGTAAGAGAGGAAATTGCTATGAAAATTAAAACTTGGATTAAGTGGCACGAAAGTTATGTACCGGCACGTTGCTGACGGTCTGGGTCATAACCACGGCGGCACTGGAATGTTCTGCTCATACAATTACAATCCGAACATCTGCAAGGAAAGTTACTTTTCCGCATTGCAAGGAGAGCAGGCTGTCGCATATGCAAACAAGGTAGCCGCAGGTCGTGGCGATACAAATGATGTTGGAAAATTTAAGCCGTTTATCGTATGTCATAATGATAAGCAGTAAAGTTGAAAATCTTATTGATTGGATAAAAAGAGGATGAACGAAATGGAAAAATGCACATTAAGTAAATTTGAAAATATTGAAATTAAAAACGATACAAGAATTGCAAAAGATGACCTTGCATTTTGTGAATCTAACCAAAAATTATATCTTAAAGTTCTCAAAAATTATCAAAATATTTATGGTGACTTGCTAAAGGTACTGCAAAAAGAACAATCACAATTTGAAAAAATTGAGATGGAAAATACTTTTACTAAAAACGGATATTCTTATAAAAAATACGATTATCATTTTTTATCAATAAATAAAGAAGATTTTGCAGAAATAATATCTGGAGTTCACAAAATTTTTATCACAACTATTGTTGATTATTTTATTGAAAAATACGGCGTAGAATTAAATGTAAAATCTGTTGATGAAATACTCGGAATTGAAAAGCCAAAGCAAGTTGATGGTAATTATTGGGGCTATCGCAACCTAACCAATGAAGAAATTGATAAAATCAAAGAAAGAAACAGAGAATATGAAAAATCTCTGGATAAATACAGAGATAAAGTTATTACAGCAAAAATTGATTTTAATACTATCATTGATGATATTTTCGTCCAATTAGACGGATATTCTTTTGTTGACAAAGTTAAGAAAGAAATCATTGATTCTTGCAAGTCTGCTTGTTTTAATCAATATAGAAAATATGGTTATGCTGAATTAAAAAAGAATAAAATTTCAATCGAAACAGGTTTTGATAGTCATTTTAGCAGTATATGGAAAAAATATGAAGCAAGCACAGATAATTCAGCATTTAGGGCAATAATGAGAGCCTTATCATTCTTTGATAGCGGAGAAAATAACATTTCCATTTATGATAGCTGGTATTACTCATTCATTTATTACAATAAACAAGAAACAGATGGTATTTACGGCTTGCATTCCGCATACGGAAATAAGGTTGAATCATTCAAATTTTATAAAAACGGAAAGTGGGAAGTAAAGTTTATTTCAGAGGAAGAAGCACAGAAATTCTTCGATATGTACTGCAAATTGGAGGCTTAATAATATGAATTTATTAGATAAATTTACAGATATAAAAGTAGATAATTCAAAGAGATTACCGGCGGAAGATATGGAACATTGTAAGATTGAAGAAGAAATGTTTTTGAATGCGTACAACGCATATTCAACGGCTTATAACAGTGTCAAAAATGCTTTTGATAGGCAAAATCAATTTGATGGCGGAAAATATAGCGGCTTTATCTGGGAATATTGCGATTGTGGAATAAATGATTTAAGAAATAAACTAATATCTTTGAAGTCATCCTTTATAAGTAAAATTGTCGGATATTTTAATCGAAAATATCACTTGAATTTATCCTGCAATAACAAATTTGATGGAACTACATATCATAAAGATTTAAGTTTAGATGTTATCACAATAGAGGAAGTTTTGGATGAATATATTTTCGGAAGATTAGAAGGATTGACATTTACAGAATGTGCAATTAAACAAGCTATGGAGAAGAACGACATCAAACGGCAAGAATGGAATAAATGGTGTGAAAAATGGAATTATTCAGTTAAAGGAAGAGCTATTAAATTCCAACACTCAATCACAGACCAAAAACCGCTTCTTTACTTCTACGATAACAACGAAACAGAAGTATGTTCGACATTAAAACATAATAAGATAGATTCTATTCAAGAATTTAAGAATGGAAGTATATCAGTTAAGTTTTTGTCTGCTGAATTTGCATTAGAATTTGCAAAGAAATATCTTGGATATATTGAAATGACCGATGAAGAAATAGAAAAACTGAAAGCAGGAAATTAAAATGAAATATATTGTTGAAAATTTGATAATTCCACAAGATAAACGGGCAGAGATTAACAACAAAATTCTTTATTTGATTGACAACGGAATAGCGGAAGAAAACGGAATAACTGCAACTGACATAGCAAGCTCATACACCGGAAACGGTGGATTAAGTGGAGAAAAATTTTCAAACTATGAAAATTATTATGATTATTCAGAAGCCAAAAAAGAATTTGAACAAGGACAGTTTTTTACACCGTATGCCATTACCGATTTTGTAATACAATGTTTGAAACCGGACAAATTCGATATAATTATGGATTTAACTTGTGGTCACGGAGCTTTTGCAAATTCTGTTCCCCAGGAAAGTAATTTCTTTGGTTGTGAAATTGATATGAAATCTTATAAGGTTGCAAAATATTTATACCCAAAAGCAAATATCCGGTGTTCAGATATAAGAGTATATAATCCTGAAATAAGAGCAGATGTTATTGTCGGAAATCCGCCATTTAATTTGAAGTGGCAAATTGGAGATACGACTTATGTTTCACAACTATACTACACAATTAAAGCATCAGAGAATATTAAACCGGGTGGTTTAATGGCTCTGGTAGTTCCATCAAGTTTTCTGGCGGATGATTTTTCCGATAGAGGAATGATAGAAGAAGTTTCAAAAGAATGGAATCTATTATGTCAGTTTGACATTCCTTCAGATACATTCAAAAATCTCGGAGTTACTAATTTTTCTACTAAAATTATGTTTTTCCAAAAGAAAAGTGAACATATTTTAGATGTAAAATTTAGCACGAAAAACATTGTAATTGATTGTCTTAATATAGAATCTTCAAATTTCATTTATGAAAATTATATAAAGCCTGCAATCACTTTGAGAAATAAGTTGAAAAATCAGTTGTTTTTTGAAAATTTACACGATGGCAAGACTCAAGAACAAAAACAATTTGAATATAAAGTTAAAAAAATGATGTTTGATATTAAGAGAAATCCTGCTTTACAGGATAAATATGCAAAATGCAGCGAGTATCTTTACAAATACCAAACACAGAAAATGCCAGAAGGAATGAAGTATGAAGAATGGGAAAAGAGGAAAATCACGCCTAATAAGGTACTTGCCTATTTAAGAAAAGTTATCAAATCTGAACATAAAGTTGAAATTGATAAGATTGAATTAGTAAAAACTGATTATGGCTTAAAGTTAAAACCATATAGCCGTAAAATGAAAATCTTATTGAATAAACAATATGGAGATTTTGGAAAATTTGTATCTATTAACGATATTGTTTCAGGTCAATGTTCATATCAATTTGAAAACAAAAAGTATGAAAAACTTATTGATAAGAAAATTAAAGATTTTCAAAGTAATGAAGTATCATTTAAGGATATGGAACAAGATTCTGATATAATGAAATTTCTTGATAATTTTTCTATCCACGATTATAACAAAAATGAAACTTATAAGTTGACGGAAAAGCAAAAAGAAGATATAAATAAACTTTTGCAGAAAAGATATGTTTTCTTGCAGTGGGAACAGGGCAGCGGAAAAACTTTTGCCGGCATAGTTCAAATGGATTATAGATTCCAACACAACAATATCAGAAATGCTTTTGTAGTCTCTACTGCTATCGCGATAAATAACAACTGGCAAGATTGCCTTGAGGCTTACCATTATGACTATATAAGAATCAATAGTTATTCGGATATTCAGAAGATTAAAAAAGGACAAATTGTTTTAATTACTCTTGATATACTCAATACTTTACAAAAACATATTAAGAAATTTGTTAAAATGCAATCTCAAAAAGTTATGCTTGTAATGGATGAAAGTGATAGCATATCAAATCAAAATAGCAAGAGAACAAAAGCAGTATTAAGTTGTTTTAGAAAAATTAAATACAAAGTATGTATGACCGGAACAAGCACACGAAACAATATTTGTGAAATTTACCCTCAACTTGAATTGCTTTACAATAATAGCGTTAATATGTTGTGTGAATGTGAAACTGTTTATGTTGTGGATAAAAATAAGGATTCTGAAACCAAAGGCGAAATTATTTCCGATTTTAATGAACAATATAATAATCCATTCCCAGCATATAAGAAAGGATATTCATTATTCAGCAAATGTTTTCTGCCAGATAAAATCACTGTATTTGGAGTTGTTAAAAAGACACAAGATATATATAATTCAGAAGCATTAAAAAAAATGCTTGACAAAACGATAATCACAAGGAAATTTGAAGAAGTCACAGGCAAGAAAATTTACGAAATCAAAAATGTCACTTGTAAATTCACACCGGAAGAAGAAGCACTATATTCAATAGCAATAGAGGAATTTTATAAAATGCAATATCTATTTAAGACAACAGGAAACAGCAGAAAAGATGCTATGTTGAGAATCTTAAATCAATTAACTCTTTTGCTTAAAATATGTGCTTGTCCTCACACATTCAAAGAATATTCTTCAACTGAATTGTCGAGTAAATATAAAAAAGTATTTGAGATGATTGAAAAGTGGAATAATGAAAGAATTGTAATAGGTGTTCGCCACGTTGACAATGTTTATTCTTATGCCACAGCAATTAAGAAATTATATCCGAATAGACCATTGTTTGTTATTACTGGAAATAACACGACATTAAAGAAAAGAATATCAATTTGTAATGAACTGAAAAAAACAAGAAATGGTATTTTAATTTGCACACAGCAATCATTATCGTGCAGTATGAATATTGACTTTGTAAATAAGTGTATTATTCCAGAATTGCATTGGAATAATGCAAGTATGAGTCAGTTTTATTTTCGATTTATCAGATTCACTTCTACGGAATGGAAGGAAATATATTTTGTAACTTATGAAAACAGTATAGAAGGAAATCTGTTAAAAATGATTCTGTGTAAAGAAAAATTGAACCTTTTTATGAAAGATGAAAAAGTCGAAGATGATGACCTATATAGTAAGTTTGGAATTAACGAAATGATGCTAAAGGTGTTAATGACAAAGGGAAAGGACGAAAAAGGCAATATTAAAATCTTATGGGGTCATCAAAAAATCACAAACGATTAACTAAAAGTAAAAAGAGAGGTATAAATAAATGAAAGATAATAAATTTACAAAAAGAATGAGTAACAAAGGGAAATTGACTTGGCAATATTTCACTATGGCAGCAATTACATTTGTTATAATTCTTGCCGTTGTTATGGGAATATTCTTTATCTGTTCACATTCAAAAGTAGTGGCAATGACACCAGACAATATAAATGTGTCATTGATTGAGCAGAAAGGCACACCTACGGTGCAAACTATGCTTATGAATATAAATACAAGCAAAGAGCCTGAAAATGCAACACGGGGCAATACAGAGGGCAATATGCCTGAATATATAAATCTTGGAGAATTTCGTTTGGCGGTGTATTGCTCGTGTTCAGTTTGTTGTGAACAGTATGCAAGTAACAGACCGATAGACAAAGACGGTAATGAAATTGTATATACTGCATCAGGAAAAATTGCAAAATCAGATTATACTATTGCAGCAGACCCTTCGGTTCTTCCATATGGTGCTATTGTTTACATAAACGGTCACAAATATGAGGCACAGGATTGTGGTGGAGCAATTAAAGGAAACAGTATTGATATATACTTTGATAATCACGAAGATGCTCGTAAATTTGGTGTGCAATATGCTAATGTATTCACAGAAAGAAATTGACAAAAGAATATTACATAGTATAATAGTAAATAGATTACCATACTATTATATGTTGGAGGAGTTTGAATGAAATATAGCAAACAGTTTGCAGCACAAGTTTTACAATTCAACTCACAATGGGAAAATACAAACCAATCTGTTATTGCCGATAATGTAGAAAAATATCTCTATGCTAAATATCCTGAATGCAAAGAATCATATAATGTAAAAATGGATAAGCTAATAGATATTACCAAAAGCAAAAAGGATTCAATTTATTCTTGGCTTAATAGAAGCCGTGAAAATGTAAAAGTTCCATTGCTAAAATTATGTATGCTTGCTGTTGCATTTGATGTTAATGTGAACAATTTTCTTGAAGTTGACTAAAAATAATTTTGAGAAATTGCAAAATTGTTATTGACAAATCAAAAATTATGTTATATAATAAAAATACCCTATTAAGAGTGTGTGAGGGAGCAAGCCCTATGACCGCACAGCAACCTGCCAACAGGTAAGGTGCTAATGCTTGACCGATAGGAAAATTGATTATCAAATCCTATCGGTGACGATGGGATTTTCTTATACGCTCTAATAATTAAATTAGAGAGGAAAAATTACTATGAACAGAACAATTAAAGAACTTGTAAAAAAGAATGGCAGAGTATATGTTTATCTCGGAGATTCGGAAACTGGGAATCAGTTTATGAAACAGGCTGAATCTGAAGGATTTACATTTACAGACGGAGCAAAACCCACTGAAAGATGTTATGCCGAGATTATGGCGGTAAACCGTGATATTACAATTAACTTTGTCGGAATGAACGGAAGAATTGCCTTCGGCAGCGGAGCAAAGACAGTCGGTAATGAGAAACTCATCAGAGTTGATTATAAAAAATATATTACCGGAGATAGAGAGTACATTTACGATGGCAACAATTAACCGTGGTATTGTGTTCTTTATGGAAAAGAACATCAGAGGTGCGTGGGTGGTTTATGGTATAGACGGAGTAAAACAATACTACGGTTATACCAAAGCCCAGGCAAGACAAATGTATATTGATGATTATAAGGTGTTTGTATGTCAGAATAGAAAGGAATGTTAAATTTGACTAAACATAGATATGTGGTTAATGGCATAGCTTGCGTAGGCGGTTATAATTTTATTGGAGAATGTATATCCGATGATATTATAAAAGCAATTATTCTTTTTAGAGAACACAAGGATAGATTATCGGTTCATTCAATACAAAGAGAAGAACAAGTAAATGCCAATATGAACATCGGAATTATTAGTATAAAACCTACAATAAAAACGACATTTTATTAACATTTATACACTATATATTGTGTCTGCCGCAAAATTAAACCACAATATATTGTGTAAATATAACAAGGAGATAGAAAAATGGGAATGAAATTTGAAGTTGTAGCAAGAGTAACTTATACCGTACATCTTTCTGACGAGGATGTAAAAAAGGTAAAGAAATATCTGGAAAACAATGAAGAAAATCTTCCATCTTTTTCCGATGAGGAAAATTTGTGTTATGCGGTGAGAACACTGTATGAGCAGGGAGAAATCTCCTTGTATGATGATGACAAAGCAACCGAGTCGGATTTTTCAACCGAAGAATTTAATTGGAGTGAATTTGAAGATAAAACGGTTGAACAAATTCTTGGCAAATAAGGAGTATAAGGTATGAAATTTAAAAACATTCCGAGATTCACAAGACCTGGCTCATATCAAGTAAATATGCCACTTGACCGCTTTGCAAAATGGGTCAATGAGAATGTAGAAGAATGTGGTCTTGAACTCAATCCAGATTTTCAGAGAGGTCACGTTTGGACGGAGAAACAGCAGATTGCATATATTGAATTTCTGCTCCGCCGTGGCAAGTCCGGCAGAGTCATCTATTTCAACTGTCCTACTTGGAGTCACGGCGGCAGAGATGGTTGGTTCGTGTGTGTCGATGGTCTGCAAAGAACCACAGCCATTATGCGATTTATCAACAATGAAATCCCTGCCTTCGGATGCTACTACAAGGATTTTGAAGATAGACTTCCGATGGAGATTGATGTCCTTGTGAATATCAACGAACTACAAACCAGAGAAGAAGTTCTGAAATGGTATATTGAGATGAACGAGGGCGGTACTCCACATTCAGAGGAAGAAATCAACAAAGTAAAAATATTGCTTAAAGAGATAAGTGCAGAGATATGAATTCTGTTAAAATTTGGTTGGATAAACTGGCGGCGGTTCAGCAAAGACAATTCCTAATTTCATCAATTCAATAATAGTATTATTCAAATAAAGATAAACCTATTTGTTTATTATTACTATTCGATTAACCATAGAGAAGCAAATGGGTTTATCGCATACAATTTCTTATTTATATATAATATAATAATGTACATAAGAATCGTATTAAATAAGGAATTGTATGTAAATCAATACTATTCTTAATTTCTATAAGAATAATGAATAGTATAAAAAGTAATACTATACATAAAGGTATATTATTCTGTATGGAAATTCCGCATACAAAATCGGCGGAGATTTTTTCACAGAATTAGAAATAATTTTGAGAAAAATGCTTGACAAATATAAAAGCGTTTGCTATAATGATTATAGTAAATGAATTACTACAACACAAAAACAAGAAACACATACAGAAAGAGGTATTTATTATGGCAACTATTACAATGAATAACGAAAAGAACGGAATTGAAATCAGATTTGACGGTAAGCCTGAAAGTTCAATTATTGTAGCACTTAAAGAGAATGGTTTCCGTTGGAGTGGAAAGCAGAAAATGTGGTATGCAAAGCAGAGCGCAGATAGAATTTCATTTGCTGAAAGTCTCGGAGAATTTTCTTCTCCTATTAAAAACAAGGCTGAGCAACACGAAAAATACAACTTATGGGAAATGACAAGAACGGATGGAATTGAGGATAATTACAGTAAATATCATATCTATAGCACCAAAGAAATCGCAGCTATAATCAGAAAAAATTTAAGAGCGAGATTTCCTATGTGTAAATGGTCAATAACAAGTGATTATAATAGCATTTGCATTGACCTGCTGGCTTCCCCATTTTGTTCTGAAAGCGATGAAATTAAAGCCATTATACATTATGCTTATAAGTTTGCAGAGAGTTATAACTATGACAATAGTGATTCGATGACGGACTACTTTGATGTCAATTTCTATGGCGTATATGAAAGTAGCATTTTAAGTCATCATTATGAGCAGAAGGAAATGACTGACGATGATAAAGAAATGTGCAAAGTGTTTCAGCAGAACAAGGTAGATTTTGAAGCAGCCGAAGAAATCCGCAAGCAGAAAGAGTTTGAGGAACAGATGAAGCAGAGAGAAATCGAAGAAGCCGAAGCTAAAAAGCGTGCTGAAATCCGCAAAGCAAATGAAAAGATTATCGAAGATAACCACACAGTTAAAAAAGTTAATTATACTATCGTGAATGCCATTCTAAAGGCTAACAAAGATGACAACCTTGACCACACTGAAATTTATGACGAAAAACAGTGCAGAGAAACTTGTCAGGTTTCCAGGGAAGTACATTTTACCACAGAGGTCTATGCACTTTTTGAAAAACAGTTGATGAGCGATTATTCATTCTTTGATGGAATGGGCGGAAGCCGTACAGATGACCGTAGAATCCAATCATCAATAGACTACGATATGATGACCGAAGAAGAAAGGGAAACTGTCGAGTGGTACAATATTGATTGCGTTGCTATATATTGTGATGGTGAGCTGAAACTTATCGTTGACCCACAGGGTTACAATTATGCAAGATATGTATATGTTTACGATGAGCAGAGCCAAAAGGTTGACACTTACCATTCAGATTATGGTATTAGTGAAGAAGAACATCAGCATAATATTGAACTTGCAGAAACTATTGAAGATGTCAGCACCGAGATTATCAGCCAAAATGAAATTAAAAAGACCTGGCAGGATGAAGATTTTGATTTATATAAGGCTTGTATGAAAGAATGGATTTATGCAAATAAATTCAAGTTGAATGCCGGCATTGTCAGAGCAATTACAATTCCCGAACTTAAAACGGTTATGTATAAGGTTCTTACAGAAGTTGACAGTATAGCGGAACAATTCAAAAATACAAACCTTGAGGCAGGACAGAGAATCACAATCGTAAAGTATAGCGACTTTGGTATGATGTCGGTATCAAAAGTAACATTTTATAGTTACACAATCGGGCAATACGCACAGTATGATAATTCTGTGAAAATGACATTCAAGCCGCATAGAAAGAAAGGTCTTTATTATAAGTGGTTTTATGGAGATGTTATCATTTACAACGGATGGTATGACCTTCCTGATACAGTTCTGTTTGATATATCATACAAAGAACATTGTATTACACAAAAATCTAAATGGGCATCATTTGATAGAAAGCAGTATGATGCTATACTTGAATACTTTGCGGAACAAGGATTGAAACCGATTATCAATACTTATAAACCACAATTTAGAAAGTGAGGTTATTATAAATGGAAGTAATCGGCAGACCAAGACGAATTAACAATATAGGTGAAGTATCACAGGAGGAAGCGGAAATCTATACCCGAAATTCCGAGTTAAACATCAATAGACAGGAAATTCCTATTGGTACAGTTGTTTACTATATTAAAAAACACGGTCACGAATGGAGAGTTGATTTTGGAACAGTAGAAGAACATTATACAAGCGAGATTTGTATTCAACTTTATGATTTTGCAGATACAAGGCTTATCAATGGTGTGCCATCTAATGAATTTGTAACACCAACGAAATGGAAGAAGTTACCAAAAGGATGGAGTTATAATACAAAACTCTTTGAATGCAGCGATATAGAATTACCTGCGATTGCTAAAACTCTAAGTCTATCCAAAACAGATGATATTTTAACGGCAATCAAAGAAGGAATATTAGTAAAGGTTCAGAATATTGATTATTGCCATTTTTGTACAGAGATAGATTCTAAAAAGGGATGGAGAATCATTCGTCAATATCCTATGACGGAACATCATCCAGAGTACAAGAGTTTTATACCTTGTGAGCTTTTCAGGACTTATGAGGAAGCACAGAAAATGATTGACATTCATCAAACTGAACTTAAAAGACAGGCAAATTTGTCAGACCTTGAATGGTCTATTGAACAGATTGATAAAGTTATAGACCGTTGGGCTATAACATATGATATTTCAACAGAGGAAAAGGCAAAATGCAGAGAACGAATAATGTGCATTGATAAACTTGAAAATGTTGAAACAAGGGTGTCCGGTGGAATGGTTCAGTGGAAATATGAGGATAAGAAACGATGGATGACGGTTGAGTATTAAGACTATGGATAGAAAAGCTACAACAATAAAAATATCAAAGGCACTTGAAAAGCATATAAATCCAAGATATGATACAAGAATATATATGTCAAAAGAGGTTACTTTTGATTATGGAAGTTTGCATCCAATAAGAGTTGATTATATGCTTTTTAAACCGTTAAATAACACTATTTCAGGCATTGAAAAAGGAGATTTTTATTGTTATGAAATAAAATCGTGTGTAGATGATTTTCGTTCAAAGAACGGTCATAATTTCATTGGCGATTTTAATTATTATGTTATGACATCAGATACATACGACAAAATAAAAGATGAAATCAAATACAATGCTTATGTAGGTGTGTATGTTCTTGATGATAGTGGAATGCTAACGATTATCAAGAAAGCCAAAAGAACAAATAGGAAATATCCATTGACTGAAACATTATTGATGATGTTTCGTTCAGCTAATAGAGAATTTATAAAATCATTAAAAGAACAGGAGAGCAAATCAGATGGCACAGTTTAACAATAATTACGAGGATTTCATTCAGAAAGTTATTACAGCTGAAACTTCTGCACTTAATAGTGAGAAAGGTCAGAAATTTTTACAGAAACTCTATGATGAAGCAAAAACACAGAATCCTGATATTACAGCGGAAGAATGGAGCGAAATCAAAAAGCAGTTTATGGTTTCAATATTTCACGAAATACTGAAGGAAAATCCTAATTTTATGTCACAGTTCATTGGACTTGTTAAAGAAGAAATTGCAGAGGAGACGAAAGATGAGAATTAAAGAAATTATTTCACAGCATCGCAGGGATTTTAAGGCTATATTTGAGTGTGAACACTGCGGACATACCGAAACAAAAAGCGGATATGATGATGCAAACTATCATCAGAATGTTATACCTACAATGAAATGTTCTAAATGCGGCAAGGTTGCAGGTGAAAATTACAGACCTTTGACAACGAAATATCCGGAAGGTATGCAAGTATAATGGAGGAATTATGACTTGGTGGCAAATTATACTATTAGTAATTTTAATCATTGTTGCCTTATTTAGTATTTGTTTTATAGTTATTTGGATTTATGGAACTATAATGCAGCATAAATACATTGATAAGTTTAAAAGTGATGACCCAAATTACAATACACATTAGAAATAATAAATACATAATTTAAAGGAAGGTTAATAATGATTGATTGTACGAAAACTACAAACTACTTCAACGAAAAGTTAAGGATGACGAAAAGAACAAGAGATGGGGTATGTCGCATTAAATGTGAGGACTGCCCTTTAGGTAGTATGAATAATGGCATAGATGTTCTGTGTTCAGACTTTGAAACGATTTATCCTAAAAAAGCAGTCGAAGCTATTCAGAAATGGAGTGACGAACATCACACTTTGCTTAGTGATGATGGAACACCCGAAGCCGCCGAGGTTACCGATAAGGAATTGGAGCTTATCAATGCGTATTCACGCAGAAAGCTGACAAAGGACGAGGTATATGTTTTCAGTGTGGTTTTGTGCGACAACGATATTGACCGTGACAACGAGCGTTTTACCGTGGAGTCGCTTTTTGAACTTGAAAAACTTTTTGTAGGCAAGACGGGTATTTTTGACCACTCGCCGACAGCCAAAAACCAGACGGCAAGAATTTTTGCCTGTTCGGTTGAAAGCGTTGACGGCAAAAAAAACGGCAACGGGCGATGATTATTTCAGACTTACCGCAAGGGCATATATTCCGAAAGCCAAGGGTAACGATGAGATTATTCAGGCGATTGACAGCGGTATTTTAAAGGAAGTAGGCATAGGCTGTGCCGCAGATGAAGTAAAATGTAGTGTTTGCGGCGAAAGCCTTAATCATTGCTCGCACATAAAAGGCGAAACCTACGGCGGCAGAAAGTGTTACGGCGAGCTTTGCGGTATTTGTGACGCTTACGAATGGAGTTTTGTTGCCGTTCCTGTACAAAGAAGTGCGGGAGTTATTAAAAGTTTTAAAGGAAAGGAAATGAGAGTTTAAATGAGAGTCTATCAGTGCGATTGTTGTAACAAAGTTATTTCAAATCCGCACACAGTTAAAATGAAGGAATTCTATTTAGGAGTTGATATTGATTGCCTTAGCGAGATTGTAATTCCTATCGAAAAAAAGAGAAAAATTAAAATCCAGATATGTGATGATTGTTACAAAGGCTTACATCTTATTGCTGAAAGAAAGGAGCGTGAAAATAATGGCTGAAAAAGAATACATAGAGCGTGAAGCATTACTCAATGCTGTAGAAAACGCTATGGATGATTGTGAATATTATGGTGAGTGGGAAGATTGTATATCCTGCTATAACAACGATATTCTTGATGTGATTGAAAAAGTCCCTGCCACCGATGCGCAAAAAGTTGTAAGATGTAAGGACTGTATATACTTCTCAAAAGATACATTTGGGCAGTCGGTTTGTACAAGGTTATTCAACCACTTCTGTATGAACCCAGACGATTTCTGTAGTTATGGTGAGAGAAAGTGCGGTAATGGTAATGGCTGAATGGATAAAAGATTATGAAGAAGATTATTATTGCTCTGAATGTGGATATTATTTAGAACCATATGAATTATTGCCACATTTGATAATACCTAATGAATGTCCTGATTGTGGAGCAAAAATGGATAATATGTAGGGATTGATACTAAATACTTTACTCGGATTAAAATTATTGGAGGAAAATCAAATGAAAATTAAAGCAGGTCAAGAGGAAAATTATAATCAGTTTGTTACAGTAAACAGTAAAGACCCTTATTCAAATGCAGTTGTGCGGTATGCAGAAAGATGGGCAAATCTTATGGAATCCAGAATTGCTTCGGGGGATAAAATTGTCGATATAGCAGATAGTACATCTCGTGAAGCAGATACAGAGGGTATTACTGGTTTTATGTATGGTTGTGCTGTTAATGCCTTGTCTCAACTTTGGGAATACGGAGAGGAATTAAGGAAATGGCACAACAAAGAATATAACTATGAAGGCGATGGGGTAGTCAATCCAGCTATTCTCACTATAGGATAAAAGAGGTAATCATAATGACTGAAAATATAACGGTTGAAGAAAACAAAATGTCTCCGCAGGAGTATTTTGATATTGTAAAAGAGAGGAAAAGGAAAATTACCGATAAACAATTAAAATCGGTATATGATAATTGTCTTGAACTTCTTAATAAATATAATATAACAGGTCAGCAGAGAGGTATGGAAAAACTCTTATTTCATCTTAATTGCATTGAGAAAGAAAGAGAGATTGTTTCAATGGGTATTGATACATTTGTATATCGTGATGATATTGAGTTCTATATCAATGAAGTTGCCTCTGATGTTGTCAAAATTATTGATATTCAAAGTTATGAGAGAGAAATTCCTGATGAGATTGTTGAAATTATTTCGCAGGTGAAAGATAAATTCGACCAGCTTTATATAGTGTTTACTGATTATACTGGCAGGATTGAACGAAAGGTAACAGAAGAACGTAGAAGAAAAGACCCTATTTTATTTGGAACATTTCAGAATGCCGAAACGAGAAGTGTTATTGACCGTTTTTATTATCTTGGTGATTGGGTTGATGAATATTGCGACCTTACACTTGATAAGATGGTCAATGAGACTGAACGAGTAGGTAAGAGAAACATTGTTCATACTATTAAAACACCAACAGATATTGAAGAATTAAAAGCACAGTTGAACAGCATTAAAAAAGTCAATTCAAGATTTGTTGTTGAGGAACAGAAAAAGAAAAGTTTCTTTGCAAGCATTAAGAACTTTCTTGATAGGAAAAAGAAATGATGAAATCAAATATAGACTTAACATCAAATGAGATGTTTAGTCGGGAATCTGTGTCACTTCAATTTAACTTTATAATAAAACATATATATGGTTTACCGTGGGATATGTCAAAAGTGGCTATTACCAAAAACGACAGTGATTTAATTCCGAAATTCGAGGGTATCAGAACAGGAGATAAAAGATGTAGAGAACTAAAAGAATTGTGCGAAAGAGAAAGCACCGGAGATTATTGTGATTGCTGTGGTTCTTATCTTAAAACAATTCCGTGGGATAGAACTTATGGATTGTGTAAGAAGTGTATGGCACATTACGCTAAAAAGGATTGGGCAAAAGAAGATTTACCCTGGGTAAGCCACAAGAAATGAGAGGACAGATGAAAACAAATCCGTTATTTTGGGATTAAAAATAATATTGAGAAAATTCAAAAATATTATTGACATTCTGGCATACATATGATATACTATCCATAGTAAATGATTTACTACACAGGAGGTAGTGAAATAATGAATACAAACACAGTAAAAATCACACCATTATTCCAGGAAGTCGGAATTGATATTATTGAATTTCCTCAACAGGATAAAGCAACGAAATTAAAGAAAGATGGAACACCAAAAAATATTGTGTGCAACAAAAAGAAAGGCAAGAAATCAGAAGTTTATGCTATTGAAATTCCTGATATTAAGAAGTTAATAGATTTCTTTTATCAAAATGAAATGTGGCAACATTATTTAATTTTCGTTTTGTCCTGTAATATGGCTCGCCGTATTGGTGATACACTTACTTTGACTTGGGAGCATTTCTTTAATCCGACAACTGGTGCGATGAGAAATGACTTGCTTGAAATCGTAGAGGACAAGACCGACAAGCTCGCAAATCCTCATATCAATTCAGCTTGTAAAAAAGCAATTCTGCTTTATATTGAAAAAACAGGTATCAATCCTGCCGAAAACAATTATAAGAATTATGTTTTTGTGCAGACCAGCGGAAACTATAAAGGTAGAGTTATTACTGATGATGGCTACCGTAAAGGCTTGAAAAAGGCTGCTGTTCAAGTTGGTATTGAGTATAACATTGGAACTCATAGTCCTCGTAAAACTTTTGGTATGATTAGTAGGATGTTGCATCCAAATGATTATGATAGTATGGAACTCCTTCAGACTATCTATAATCATAGCGATACCAAAACAACAAACCACTATATCGGATTAACAAAGAAGAAGATTGACACCTACTATGATGATATGGGTTCATTTTTTGATGATTATGTCACAGGTGATAAAACATATATGGAAGTTGCAGAGCAGCCCGTAGTAAGTATTGATACTAATTCTTTGAGAGATATTATCAAAGAGGCATATAAAGCCGGAGCAGAAAATGCAGATAACACCGACCCTGTTATTCACATTGATGCAATCAACAAAATTATCGGTATGATTGAAGGAGTGGCAAAGTAATGGATAAAAATGATTATGAAAATCACGAAGTTAAAGCCCAAATTAGAGAATATCTCGGATGTATATGTAATGCTTGCCCGGAACTCCGCATAGGGCAAATAATGGTTAATGCAGCAGCAAAGGGTGGATGGACTCAAGGAGATATATTCTATTGTTCTGATGAAATTCTATTAAAGGGTTTGGAAATTTTATGGGATGAGGTGTAAATATGATTTATATTCTTATTCATAAGACTGTGAATAATGAAATATCAAGACATTTCGCAGTTAATAAAGAAGCTCAAAACCTTATGTGGAATGAATACGATGAAGTTCGTAAAAATTCTATTGATAAGGTATCTGGCAATCGTGGTGGTGATTGGTGTGAGATTATATATTCCGATAAGTCAAAGGAAACTTGGAGCATATACCCTGTTGACATTCCAAAGACAGAGGAAATCTGTGTAACTTATAAGACAAGAACAGACATTGTATATTTCATCACTAAAAAAGAACTTACCGTTGATAATTTCTTCATATATCAATATGATATAAACAAAAGTGAAACAATTAAACTTGGTAAAAGTAATAATCCCATTTTACTGGAGCAGAAGTATATAAAAAATATTTCTTAATTTTAGAAATAATATTGAGAAAACTATTGACAAACAACACACCTTATGTTACAATCATTATAGTAACAGATTTACTATAATTTATGGGCTGGAAGGAGCATTAAAAGATAGGAATTATAAGTCCACACATAATTACACACATATTATAATAAAGTTAATCCAGCCTATGAAGTTACATATTAAAGCCATAAGGTGGTATGGATTATGCTTAATAAGACTAACTTAAATGAATACCCACGCTGCGGCGAAATTTGGATGTGCTATCTGACTTCTAAAGATGGTAGTATTCAGAGTGGATATAGACCTGTTTTTATTCTCTCTAATGACAAAAACAATACATATAGCACTACACTTAACATAATTCCGTTGACTTCTAAAATGAATAAAAGAAAGTTGCCGGTACACGTTGAGTTGTGGAGTTATCAAAAGTATGGACTCAAGACACCGAGTACATTGCTTGTAGAACAGATTACAACAATTACTATTGAATGTCTTGATAAATGTATTGGAAAAGTAAGCGATAAAGAAACATTATGTAATATTAGTAATGCTATCGCTATTCAATTTCCTGTGCTGGTAACAGTTTAAAAACACTATTGAAAAGTCTTGACAGATAACTCTTAACTTGCTATAATTAAATTGTCATAATATTAAGAGGTGTGTAATTATGGGCAAAATTTCTACTAAACAGTTAATAAGCAGATACTTCAAAAGCATTGAAGGAACTCCGGCAGAAAAGCAAAGAGCAATTATTGATAAGACTGAATTATATGATTATGAGGAAAAAATCGGCAAAGAACTTATTGATATGGATGTTGATGATTTGTTTGGATTGATTAACGAGCTTAACAATAAGAAAAATGGTAAGGATATACCTTTTATGACGGCTCATTATTCATTCGACCATTTAACCGTATTATTGCGAGCAATCTTCAACTTCTACATTGATACGGTTGAGCCTATCAAGAATCCTTTATATGATAAAAGAATGAAAGGCAAAGAAGCAACTAAAAGATTGGCACAAGGCAAAGAAACTCTTCGTTTTGATTATGTTCAAAGTATTATAAATAAAGTTCATAATGATACAACCGAAGATAGAGCGGACTATGTTGAACTTATAATGTTGCTGTATTATTCAGGATTTGAAAATGCCGAAGAAATTGCTACATTCAAAGGTAGTGCAATCAATCATAGAAACAGGACTGTTGCAATGACAGGCAGAACAGTTCAGCTTACAGATAGATGCTATGAATTATTACAAAAATTTGAAGGCATTGATGAATTAGTCGAATGGAGAACATACTACTTAACAACATATAGAGGCGGATATTTTAAGTTTATTGTTCAAGAAAAACAACTTGCCGAATTTGACGATAGAGATATAAGGTCTATATGTAATATGATTAACAGACAGATTTCTGTATATGTTAATCAGCCATATAATACCAAAATTAACTTTAGCATTCTCTATTGGCTCGGTTTTTATGATTCAATCGTTAAAAAGTACGGCGAAGAAGAAACTAATAGAATGTTGCTTTCATTCCGTAATTCAGATGATGTAACAAAATTGATGAATTGCGCCAGAGATTATGGAGTAAAGGTTGATAATATTTCACACCTTAAAAGATTTTTAAGACCTTTTGTAAAAGTTGATTAACAGGAAATATAGGCTGTTTCGGCAGCCTATATAAAAATCCTTTTAGAAATAATATTGAGAAACACTAAATACAATATCAAGAAAGCAGGAGATTAAAATGGGTGTTTATGTCTTAACAGATGGGCAAGGAAACTATATCCGAAAAGACAATTTAACAGGAAGATATGTACCTGTCCGAAGTTTTAAACAGGCACAACAATGGGATAGCCAAGTAAAAGCTCATTCTGTTTTGAATAACTCATTAGCAAAGTCAATTAGAAATAATTATGCCGTGCAACTTATTGACACAGAAAACATTATCGAGAAAGACGATATGAGTAAACAAAAGGAACTTTGTTTTCGTGCCATTGATGATGGCAATATTGATGATTGGCGTGAAAAAGTTAATACAATTATGAATGTATTATCTGGTTCTGATACAAGGAAAGATGAACTCGTAGCCAAGTTAAGTGAAATCGACAAAGAAATTGTTGATATTCAACATTACATAGAATTTGGAAAATTCAACTGCTATCAAGGGTGGATGTGTTTCAAAATGTTGCAAAATACTTTGCAGCAGAGAAGAAAATATAAAAATGAAATTGCAGTATTAAATTTGATAAAGCAATGTAAATTTGATAAATCGTCTCTCGAGGCTCTGTCAACTACAATAGCAGATATTCAAAATAAATGTTATAGACCAAGAGCATTCCCGGAATTGTTCAGAGGGAACGAAAGAAATCAGAATGAAAAAGAAAATTAAGTTATGGCTTTACTATAATAAGCCGAGAATTTATAATCTTCCGCAGGGTGTGGAGAAATAAAGAATACATAATTGAAAAATATAATACAAACCGATTTAGGTTTTAATTGGAGTATAAATATGACAACAGAAAGAAAATACTCAACAGGAGATAGGGTTAAAGTAACAAGTGGCTGTTTAACTTCTGGCAAAATTGGAACTGTAACTGGTTATTGTAACTGTTATAACAATGTGGTAGTAGTCCATCTCGACTGTGGATATTCGAGAAATTATAATGAACTTTCATTAACGTTAATAGAAAAATATAAAGGAGAACAGATTATGGCACTCACAGGAAATTTCAAAATTGCAACAGTTAATTTTATTCAGGGTTATAACACAAATAGGAAATATGGCTTTGCATTATTTGATGATGAAATCAAGGAAGGTGACATTGTTCTGTGTGATTTTGACAATAGTTATAATATAGCAAAGGTTGTCGGAATTATGACACAGGAAGAATATGGCAAATCAGTAACAAAAGAAATTGTTTGCAAATGTGATTTTGCACCTTTTGAAAAGAGAAAGGCAATCAGGAAGCAAAAAGTGGAAATTAAGAAGAAACTTGATAAAGCCGTAAAGGAAAATCAGGATTTAATTCTTTATAAGACTATCGCACAGAATATTCCTGATGTTGCAGCACTTCTTGCCGAATATGAAGCTCTTACTTCGGAAGAATGTGAATAAAACCCGTCTTTTATTGCCATAATTACTACAATATATAGTAATTATGTAAAAAGTTAAACACTATATATAGAAAGAGAACGATAAAATGTTATATGAAGAAATGCGATTGCGAAAGACTGGCGAAACTGTAAGAGTATATGCTATTGACCCTTCGGAAAATATAGCAACTATATTCTCTACTTCTCAATATACTAAAACAAATAATGGATGGTAGAAAATTAAGCTATCCCAGTTAGTTCCGATGGATTTTCCTATTAACAATAAAGATTATATTTCTAAAACAAAGAAGAACAAAGCGAAAGATAGAATGAAATTGATTGAAGCTACTTGGCAAACCAGTGACGGAAATCTTTGGAATCATTCTGATATTGATTCAGCAGTGGAACACGAACTTTTTCTTATGAGTTTAGAGGAAGTATGCTTTGGGCGGAGCAGGAGACCCTGATACACAAGAGTTAGGTGAAATGAAATTGTAAATACAATATATAGTACGCGAAAGGAGAATTTATATGAAAAAACTTTTGATTGTAGTCGATATGCAGAATGATTTTGTTGACGGCTCTCTTGGAACTCCGGAAGCTGTCGCAATTATTCCTAATGTCATTGAAAAAATCAATAATTGGGATGGTGATATTATCGCTACACTTGATACCCACAGCGATGATTATTTGAATACGAATGAAGGTAAGTGTTTACCGGTAGAGCATTGTATTAAAAATACCTATGGTCATAGAATCAATACGAGGGTTCAAAAAGCTCTATTTGAAAGTAAAGATAGTATATTGTATGTGCAGAAAAGAACATTTGGAAGTACGGCACTTCCCGAACTTATTTGTGGAGAAAATATTGAATATATCGAATTGGTCGGACTTTGCACAGATATATGTGTGGTTTCCAATGCGCTTTTATTGAAAGCGAATTATCCAGAAATTCACATTGCAGTTGATGTATCTTGCTGTGCCGGTGTTACACCTGAAAGCCATAAGGCAGCACTTCTTACTATGAAGATGTGTCAGATTGATATTATAGGAGAATAATTATGATTTTAATTAACGGAAAAAAAATAACAATAAATAAGTTTCCCGATGAAACATTAAGACTCAATCCTAATGTTGAATTTATTTTCAATCATACAGTTACTATTTGTTGGCATTTTGAAAGCAATGAGGAAATGATTGCCATAATGTTCCTTGCAAATCACGTAAGGAGAATTGGAGCTAACAAAGTAAATCTTGTTATGCCTTACATTCCAAATGCCAGACAGGATAGGGTAAAGAGCGAAAATGATGTATTTACATTAAAGTATTTTGCAGAGTTTATCAATAATCTTAATTTTGATAAGGTTGTTGTTCTTGACCCACATTCATCTGTCAGTGAGGCTCTAATTAACAATATCGAAGTTGAAAGCCCTAAACCTTATATCGAAAAGGTAATAAAGGAAATTAAAAACGAAATCAATGATGAACCTCTTATTGCTTTTTATCCAGACGAAGGAGCAATGAAAAGATATTCCGGTATGCTCGATATGCCTTATGCTTTTGGAATTAAAAAGCGTAATTGGGAAACAGGAAAAATCGAAGGACTTGATGTTTCAGGTGCAAAAGATTTAATCAATGACAGCAATATTATCATTGTTGATGACATCAGTAGCCGAGGTGGTACATTCTATTTTTCAGCAAAGAAATTAAAAGAACTCGGTGCAAAGAATGTATATCTTTACATATCACATTGCGAGAAAACTATCTTTGATGGAGAAATTTTCAAAAGTGGTTTGATTAAAAAGGTATTTACTACTAATAGTATTTTTACTGATAAAGTTAAAGAGTATGCAAATTCTCTTGGCTTATCAGATAAGATACAGGTATTTGAATATCAAGCAGAAATTGCAAGAGAATTGTCCGAATTGCTTTCGGGCATTGACCAGTTAATTTTATGTTGATTAGGGGGAAAAATAAAGTGAAGGTTATTAGTTCTGGAAATTCATATGAGGTTTTTGATGATACATTAAAAACATATGAAAAATTTCCAACACAAAGTTATGTTGTGAGATTTAGTCAATTTAAGGGATTTTATCTTGAAAAGTATGTCGATATTGAAGTAAAAGAAGATAAAGTTTACGGAGTACATATCGAAAAAGTAAATAAGGTTTTGAACTCATTTGACAAATTTAACAGAAATCTTGGCGTTATTTTAAGTGGAGATAAGGGTATTGGCAAATCTTTATTTGCAAGGCTATTATCTATTGAAGCACAGAAGAAAGATATTCCACTTATTGTTGTAGATAGGTATATTCCTGGCATTGCATCATATATTGAAAGCATTGACCAAGAGGTTATGGTTTTGTTTGATGAGTTCGATAAGACATTTGGAGAAGTAAAGGCAGGAGATGGAGAGGCTTCTCCACAGGCAAATCTTTTGAGCTTATTTGATGGTGTTTCTGGTGGCAAAAAATTGTTTGTTATTACTTGTAATGACCTCGGTAAGTTAAACAATTATCTAATAAACAGACCGGGAAGATTTCATTATCATTTCAGATTTGATTATCCGACACCAACGGAAGTTCGGGAATATCTTATTGATAAACTTGATGAACAGTATTACGGTGAGATTGATTCTATTATCGCTTTTTCAAGAAAAGTAAATTTGAATTATGACTGTTTAAGAGCTATCGCATTTGAAATTAACACAGGAATTTCATTTAAGGAAGCTATTAAAGATTTGAACATTGTAAATCTTAATAATTATTTAAGATATAATATTGTTCTTCATTATAAGAATGGACTCACAGCACAGCACAAAAACTACGGTTTGGATATGTTCGGAGATTATGAAGATTATTTATGGCTTGAAGATAAGAAAGGTAATGATTTTGTAAGAGTTGATTTCAATGTATCGGATGCAGAATATAATGTTGAAAAACTTCTCTATTGTATTAGTCCTGAAAATATTCAAATCAAATATTCACAGGATGATGATTGTAAAGAGGTTGTTGATTGTGCAAGGTCAACAGAGGTTGAATATTTGAGTTTTTCAAGATGTCCTACCAAGAACATTCATTATGCAGTATAAGGAGAATTGAAATGAGAAAGATAAATCCTATGTTGCTTATTGATTTTTATAAGGCAGTACACGCAGAAATGTTGCCCAAAGGAATCACAAAATCAGTATCTTATTTTACTCCGAGAATGACGAGAGTTAAGAGATGGGATAAGGTTGTTATGTTTGGGTTGCAGGGTTTTATAAAAACATACCTTATTGATTATTTCAACGAAGAATTTTTCAATAAACCTTTTGACGAGGTTATCGCAAATTATAAGAGAATTATGGATGCTTCTCTTGGAGAGAATGTTTACGGTATTAAGAAGATTGAAGAACTTCACAAACTCGGCTATCTTCCGATTAAGATTGTGGCACTTCCTGAAGGAACACTTGTACCGATGCACGTTCCGATGTTTGGAATTACAAATACACATTCTGATTTCGCTTGGCTTCCACAAGCTCTTGAAAGCCTTATTTCTGCTGAAAGCTGGCATCCTATGTTGGCTGCAACAGTCGGATATACATATCGTCAGATTGTAAATAAATATTACGACCTGACTTGTGATGATGATGTTCCAAAGTCAAAAGCACTCGGAGCATTTGATTTCAGAGGCGAGGAATGCACAGAATCAGCAATTAAAGCTGGTGCAGGTTGGTGTATGTCATTTTTGAATACTGCAACCGTTCCGACAGTTCCCTATCTTGAGGCAATGTATAATTGCGATTGCACAAAAGAACCTGTGGCATTTGGTTCACCCAGCACAGAGCATTCAGTTATGTGTAGTAATTATGCAGTCGATGGTGATGAAATTACGCTTCTTCGCAGACTTTTAGCGGAAATTTATCCCAATAATTCGTTTTCCGCTGTGCTTGATTCATATGATTACTGGAACATAATTGATAATGTTCTTCCTGAATTAAAACCTGAAATTATGTCACACAATGGTTGTATGCTTATGCGTGGAGATTCCGGTGATTGTGTTGAGGTTGTTACAAGGACAGTATTCAAACTGTGGGATATTTTTGGCGGAACAGTAAACAGCAAGGGATATAAAGTACTTGACCCACACGTTAAGGCTATTTATGGTGATAGTATTACGGTACAGAGATGTGAGCAAATCTATGAAATCCTTATGCAGAATGGTTTTGCTTGCTCAAACGTTGCGCTTGGAGTTGGTTCTTTCTCATTCCAGTGCATTGAGGAAGATGGTATTCTAAAGCCTTTTACCCGTGATACCTTTAGTTCTTGCATTAAAGCAACATATTGTGAGATTAACGGAAAATCTGTGCCGATTTTTAAGAATCCAAAAGACGGTGGATTTAAGAAATCACAAAAAGGTTGTTGTATTGTAAATTCAGACCTCACATTTACAGATGGTCATACCTGGGCAGAGGCGTATAACGAGAATAATATGCTCCAGCCTATATTCAGTGATGGTAAGATGATAAAAGAATACTCTCTTTCGGAAGTAAGAAATACATTGCACGGAGGTAAGTTCTAATGACATTTGATGTAATAAAAGTCAAAAATGATGTTGTTGAATGGATAAGAGATATATTTAAAAAAAATGGAAAAGACTGTAATGCTATTATCGGAATTTCAGGTGGCATAGACTCAAGCACGGTTGCTGCTTTGTGCGTTGAAGCACTTGGGAAAGACAGGGTATTTGGTGTGCTTATGCCAAATGGCGTGCAGAAAGATATTGATTCTGCTATTAAGTTGGTTTCACATCTTGGTATCAAATATACAGAGGTTAATATTGAACAAGCATACAATGGAATAATCTGTAATATTGATGATTACTATGACCCAAATTTTGACGGTTATTATCCTATTGATATTTCAGAACAGACTAAAATCAATCTTCCTGCTCGTTTGAGAATGGCTACATTATATGCTGTATCTCAATCAATGAATGGCAGAGTAATGAATACCTGCAATCTTTCGGAAGATTATATCGGTTATTCTACACGATACGGTGATGCAGCAGGAGATTTTAGTCCTCTTGCAATGCTTACAAAAACAGAAGTAATTGCCATAGCAGAGGATTGTGGCTTACCTAATGAGCTTGCACACAAAACTCCGACAGATGGACTTTGTGGAAAGACAGATGAAGATAGTTTTGGCTTCACCTATGCAGTTCTTGATAAGTATATAAGAACTGGAATATGTGATGACGAAAAAGTAAAGGCAAAAATTAACGAAATGCACGAAAAAAATATGTTCAAGTTACAGTTAATGCCGTGCTTTGAATATCATTCAAATTAGAAATTTGGAATATATGATAATTTCAAAACATATCTTAATTTTCACGAAAATTAGAAATAATTTTGATTTTTTTCAAAAATGTTATTGACAAATGGAGATATGTATGCTATTATATGAGTACATTAAAAATCGTATTGAGAAATACGCAAAAAAGAGGTTGATAAAATGAAAGTTAATATTACAAACAACATTCCCAATGTAAATGTTACAGTCAATCAGAATGATGATGGCTCACTTGCTATTCTTCTTTTTGAAAAGACAGGCAAAAAGCTCGGTGATGTTAAACCCGGAGAGACTGTAAAACTCGGCAACCGTGAATACATTGTTCTTGGTCACGCAGAAGAAACTACGGCAGTAATCACAAAAAGCATTGTTAAGGAAATGGACTTTGGCGAAACCGGTGATTATGCAAAGAGTTATGTTCGTGAATTCTGCAATGGAGAATTTTATAAGGAACTTGCAAGGGTTGTAGGTAAAGATAACATCATTTCTCATAGGGTAAAACTCGTGTGCGATGATGGTTCTAACAAGGGCGCAAGTTGCAAAGACAATGTTTCAATCATTACTACGGAGAACTATCGCCGTTATCGTGAATTTCTTCCTGCTGTTGATAAGTGGTTCTGGACTGCAACAGGTGTAACGACACTTAATAATTACTATGCTCTTGGCGTTTGCTGTGTCAATTCCAGCCGCATTCTCGGTTGGTGCGGCTGTGGCTGTTGCCATGGTGTTCGCCCGTTTTGTATCTTGAATTCTTCTATCTTAGTATCTTGAAATGATTTCAAATGAGTGAAGAAACTAAATTTCTAATAGGCGAAAAGCGGAAATACTATATACAGAGGTTTTTGACTTGACAACAAATAGACAACATTATCCTGTTAAGTTTCGCAGACTTGCCGACAAATTACAAGAATATGCACTTGATACACGTAAGTATTTGTCCTGATATTCCTCAACGGACTTGACCATTATATTGTCGATGAGCTTGGATGCAAATATTATGGTAGATATATGGATGACTTTTATTTACTATCTAATGATAAAGAGTATCTAAAAGAATGTCTTATTAAAACCAAAGAGTATTTAGCTAACTTAAAATTAACGCTTAATAACAAGACTGAAATTGTTCCTAATGGAGATAACAAAAGGCAAGTTAAAAAGCGTTTAAGAAAGTACGCAAAGTTAGTAGCACAAGGAAGAATGAAGCGAGAAAAGTTCAATGAGATTTACTGTTCTTGGCAGAATCACGCATCTCACGGTAACTGTTTCAAGTTGATTTATGAAATGGATTTATTTGTGGAAAAATTATTTAATGAAGAAAGACCTGAAATAAGGGTTATTATTGCTGGTAGTAGAGACTTTAATAACTACGAACTATTGGAAAAGTACCTTAATAAATTTGTCAAAGAACACCCTAATAATAAGATAACTATTATAAGCGGTGCTGCTCGTGGTACAGACCAACTCGGAGAAAGATATGCCAGAGAAAAGTGCATATTATTAAAGAGGTTTCCGGCAAATTGGGAACAATTCGGTAAAAGGGCAGGTTATATTAGAAACATTCAAATGCTCGACTATATAGATGTATCTACTTGCGATTCATATGTGTTTGCATTTTGGAATGGAAAGAGTAAAGGAACAAAACAAATGATTGATAGTGCTAAAAAACGAAATATACCGTATCAAATTGTAGCATTTCAATCTTAAAAAAATAATTTTGCAAAACCTCTTGACAAACACCTAAATATATGATATAGTATAGAAGTAATCAAGAGTGCTGACCTAAAAGGTCGGCAATTCTAAATGCATTAAGAAATAATATTGAGCAACGCAAAATTAAATAAATAACAATCGAGTAGTGAACAGCAAAGCCTTACGAGGATATGCCACAATGTACGAACCATTCAGAAAGACCGTACAATCACTGAATGGGTGGCAGGAATTAGAACTAATGGTGTAACGGTAGCATAGCGGCGGTGAAGTCGCGGCTCTGGTTCGACTCCAGAATGTTCGACCAAAAAGAAAGTTCCTTAAAAGTATCGGCGTTTGAAAAAGCAATGTAAAAATAGAAAGTAATTAAGAGAGATAATTGTTGGTACGTTGTGCGCAGACTAATCCAGCCATTGCTCCCATAGGTGCGAGACCTATGGCTCGATTTTTAGATATAAAGAGAAATATAAAGAAATAAGAGGGAGTTAAATATGACATCATTTCTCATTCCTGTCGGAATTGCAATCTCAGCAATTATTGTAGTTGTCATATTCTGTTGCTTAATTTATAAAGTTGCAGGTATTGACAAAGCACTCATCGTAACAGGTGGCAAAGAACCTAAAATTAAGGTATCTGGTGGTTCTTTTGTAATCCCGATTTTCCGAAAGGCTCAATATTTTGACCTTTGTATGTTGACTGTTACAGCAGACAGAGACGAAGTAAAGACCAAAACATCTGTGCCTATTGTAATTGATTGGACTGCACAGATTAGACCTGACACCGATAATATGGATAATTTGAAGAAAGCAATTATCTCATTCAAAGAACGAGGTCAAGACGGAATTATAAACGATGTAAAATTGACATTAACAGGTGCGGTTCGTGATATTGTGGCATCAATGACACCGGAAGAAGTTCTTCGTGACAAAGTTGCTTTTGCCGATAATGTTAAAAAAATTGTTTCTGATGAAATGGTAAATATGGGTATGGAACTTGTATCACTCAACATTCAGGACATTACAGACAATAACGGCTACTATGACAATATTGCTGCTCTTGATATGGAAGATAAGCGCCGTGAAGCAGAGAACAAAAAGGCGGTAGTTGACCAGGCAGTTCGTACACAAAAAGCAGAATCCGAAAAGGTTGCTTCCCAGAATGAACTTGACTCCAAACTTGCTGTTGCTGCTAAACAAAGAGATAACAACTTGAAGATTGCAGAATTTAAAGCAGAAACAGATAAGGCAGATGCCGATGCCGCAATCGCAGGTGAATTGCAGAGAACGATTAGGCAGCAGGAAATTGCTCAACAGCAAGGTTGTATCAAGGTTGTTGAGCAAGAACAGGCTAATCTTGCGGCAATGAAGGAAAAAGAAGTAATTGCTACAAGAGCCGAGGCTGAAAAGCAAAAGAGACAAATTGAAGCCGAAGCCGATGCAAATGTCCGTAAGGTAAGTGCAGATGCTACCGTTGAGGTTGCAGAGAAAGAAGCAAGTGCTACCAAGATTACAGCAGAAGCTACCGCAGAGAAAACTCGTAAAGAGGGTACTGCTGTTGCAGATGTTACTAAACAGAAAGGTATTGCAGAAGCAGAGGTTATTCGCCAGAGAGGTCTTGCCGAGGCGGAAGTTGAGAAACAGAAGTTAATGGCACAGGCAGAAGGCGAAAGAGCATTAGCAGAAGCCCGTGCATCCAATGAAAAGGTCAACTTTGAGATTGAGAAGTTGAAGATTGAGAACGAAGCAAAGATTACTATTGCTACAAAGACAGCCGAGATTATGGCTAACATCGGTCAGAACGCAGAGTTCGTAAATATCGGTGGTGGCAATACTTCCAGCGGAACAGGAAATGTTCTTATCGACACTCTGGCAAGTGTTCCTGCCCTTATGAAGAAGTTGAATACAGAGAATCAGGCACTCAACGGACAGTCATTTAATGATGAAATTCGTGGCTTGGTTTCAAGCATTTCCGAACCCGTAAAGGGTTTACTTGCAACAACCACTAACACAACTGTTAATGGTGTTAAAGATGAAAATGTAAATTCTGACGGCGTAAAGGTTTTACCCGAAACATCTGTTGAAGCTGGAACAGAGTAATACATAATTTCATCGGTTATTAAGGTGCTACGAAGTATGTGCGATATATATAAGCCCAATTTGATGTTGGGGTTCGTTTCGGGTATCGTATATAAGGCAGAAGCAGTAGTAAATGGAATTTGATAAACAGCCTTATAAATAACCACTTGCGAATATAGTGTAAAGGTTAGCACGCAAGTTTTCCAAACTTGAAGTGAGAGTTCAATTCTCTCTATTCGCTCCATATATTGGGGTGTCGCCAAGCGGTAAGGCACAGGACTTTGACTCCTGCATTTCGTTGGTTCGAGTCCAACCACCCCAGCCATATGGCGAGGTAATCCTAATGGTAAGGAAGCAGTTTGCTAAACTGTTAGTAGCCGGAAAACGGTGTGTGAGTTCGAGTCTCACCCTCGCCGCCAGTAATCTAATCGCAATTATTAGATACCTAAAATAAAGCGAATAAATAAGGGGTTGAGTGGTACGATACAAACTCTATGCCTTGCAGAGTTTATACCACAAGCAAGGTAATATATAGGTGGGTAGTTTAATGGAGAACTCCGGTTTCCAAAACCGATGTAGATGAGGGTTCAAATCCTTCCTCTCCTGCCAGGTAAGTGAGAGATAAATATGCGATTAAAAGGTACAGCCTTTGTATTGGACGAGAAAGGTTTTCTTATTCATAGTTACGAGTCTCAATGCCGAAGTACAAGGTGCATATACTCGCAAGTCGAGGGTTGGAGCAACGACTCAAAATAAAATCTCCAAAATGTTTCCCGATGTTCAGTACACAATCGGCATAGAGGCAAAGGGTTAAAGGTGTTCGTATAATAACCAGAGATGGAAATTGCCAGAAGTCTGAAAAACCTAATTCTCGTAAGTCTATGAAGAAAGGAATAGCCTTTATTAGTGGGTGCGATAATGACGATTATCTAAAGGACACTAATTAGCGGTAGAATTTAAGTGTTGCAACACGAAAGACGTAGAGCCGCCAAAACACGCATATGTAGCCAAATGGTTAAGGCAGCGGACTGCAACTCCGTCATTGCTGGTTCAATTCCAGCCATATGCTCCAATATATGTGGTTGTTAGTGTAACGGTAAGCACGGCAGTTTGTGACACTGCAAGAAAAGGTTCAATTCCTTTACTTCCACCCAATATATATGTGCCAGTAGCTCAATCGGTAGAGCAATCGACTTTTAATCGGTAGGTCGGAGGTTCGATTCCTCTCTGGCACACCATTGATGGCTGAAAATACTCATCCTTCTAAATCTTTTGCCTGTTAAGCAGGAGGTTGTCGGTTCAAGCCCGGCACTACCCCGTGGGTAGTTAGCTCAATCGGATAGAGCGCCTACAAGAATAGAGTATAAAATTTCCATCAAATTTCCCTTAACGGCTATATTGAAACTTCCTTCTATTAAAGAAATTGGGTTCTAAATAGTTTCAATGATTACCGACAAATTAAAACAAAGGAGATTATTACAATGAAGAATTTCAAATTAACAGAACTTGATAAGATTTTGTTACGCCGTAAGCATTCAGTGATGTTTGAACCTGCTAATATGACTTATGAGCAGAGCAAGACAGAAAAAGCACTCGTTGTTTCCGGCTTGAAAAATGTTCAGGCTCTTGGATTTACATTTTCAAAGGAACTTATTGAAAAAGCATTTCATTTTACAAGAGATGAGTTTACTGCTTTCTATGGTTTCCTTATTCCTGCACTTAAAGAACTTGTTGGTGCGGATGTTACATATAATCCAATGTACCCGAACTTCCCACAGCAGGTTGCAGAAGCAAGTGACATTGAGTTATTTATCAATGCAATCGTTCATTACTGGTCATTTGGCACATTGATTCCCGAATACGAAAAAAATGAGCGTTTACCGCTTATTGATGACAATAAAATGGCTGTTTTATCAGTAGGAAGTCACGATGATTTGATGACTATTTTCACAAATCTTGTTGAGAGCAAGACATCAATCTCGGAGCAGGACAAAGAGGACATTGAAACTATCATTCTTGCTTGTCCTGATTATACTACATATCTTCCTGATACAATCCCTCTTAAAGAGAATGTTGCATTCGTTGGAAAACTCATTATTGAAAAAGCGCCAATCAAAAGCGCCGATTCAATAGGCAAATACTTCAAGACCGCAACGGATGTTTTACGACTTGTAACAGCACTTTCCGATGGCGACATTAGCCTTGCTTCAAAAACCAAGTACAGAAATCTTCGTAGGGTTGAACGCCGTATGATTATGGACTTGCTTACTGGTTGTGGTAACATAACAGAGGATTTATTCCGTTATCAGTATGAATGGATTAGAGTTGCAGAAATTCTTCATCCGTTTGAATATAAAAAAGCAAAGTATAGCAATGTCAACGCTGCATTCAATACTTTAAGAAACGAGAAAAAGCCTCTTATGTTTGCAGGAAAGGTTCAGGCAGCAATTACCGCAAAAGATATGCGTGAAGCTGCCACCTTGTTAAAAGTAAGACCCGGAGAGTTCGCAAGGCAACTTGACAAACTTGTTCGTGATGCAGATAATCCGAATTATATTGTCAACTGTTTTAAGGAAGTTGCAACAGAAATCTCAACTCCTGTACTCCTTCAGGTAAGACAGCATTTCATAGGAAGAATGGAGAATGATAATCAGCCTGTAAGAGTATTCTTTCCTAAAGGAAACCTTGCAAAAGCTATGGTTATCAGAAATGAACTTCCTAAAATCAATAGCAATGTATGTAAAAATGTTGCAAGGATTTGCCGTGAGGCTTTAATTGAACAGTACAAGGAAAAAGATTTTCTCGGAAAGGTTTATATTGATGAGGATTTCAAAAACTACCTTGTTCCGTTTAGTCAGAGAAGTGCAAGTAAGGCTGTTAAGACCATTGTTCGTGGTAGTAAATTGCCCATTAAGGAAGATGCTACGGCTGTTCGTGGTTTTATTTGGTGGACTAATACCGATAAGACGAGAAATAGCTGGGATGAAAGCAGGGTTGATATTGACCTTTCTGCAACCATCTATGATGAAAATTGGCAGTATGTTGACCGTGTATCATACACACAACTTCGCTCTGCAAAGTACAGAGCATATCATTCGGGTGATATTACCAATGGCGGAAATGTTAATGGTGATGGTGTAGCAGAGTTTATTGATGTAGAGATTGATGCAGTTGCTAAAAACACTGGTAGATACATTGCATTTCAGGTTTATAGTTTTACAGGACAGCATTTTTCTACGCTTCCTAATTGCCGTTTTGGATGGATGGAAAGAGAAGATATAAATAGCGGCGAGATATTCGAGCCGCAAACAGTTGAAATGAAGATTGACTTAACTGCTGACAGCACTGTTGCTATACCCGTTATATTCGATTGCGTTGAGCGTAAATTCATTTGGTGTGATATGAACCTTCAGAATGCAAGTTCGAGGTTTTATGGAAATAATCTTGAAAGTAATTTACACGGTGTAACCGCAACTTGCTATGGCTTAACACATCTTAATAAGGCAAATATTTATGACCTCATAATGATGAATGCTATTGCAAGAGGTAGTATTGTCACAGATAGAAATGAAGCAGACATCATTTTCAGCAATGATACAACAGTACCTTATGAAATTGTAAATGAGCTTGACGAGGTTACGGGTACTACAAAACCTGTTGTAAAGGAAAAGCCGGAAGTTCCGATTATCACGGCTTTCGATACTGATTACTTTATGGGTCAGTTATTATAAAAGTATTTTGTGGCTATGGGCTTTCTTCCTTCTACAAGAAAATAATTTCGGTGGTTAAGCCACCTACATAATGATGATAAGATAGAAAGTTCGATTTCCACTATTCATAATTTGTGGCTGTAATGCTCATCCTTCTACATAATATCAAGAACTGCAAATTCTTCTAAAAAGAGCATTAAATTCCCACACTTCTTTCTAAATATTATGTGGCTATTGTTTTTCATCCTTCTACGCCAATAGGCACTTGATTTGGGATTAAGATTTTAGAGAAACAAATTTCCACAATACAAAATATGCGGCTGACCAACATCATCCTTCTATATATCAAGGAACTATGTGTCGTGGGTTCGACTCCCACCATTCCATCGAAGATGGGATGTAGCACAGTTGGTAGTGCAATAGTATTATTAGATGTTAAAATTACCGCATCGAATAAATTTCAAATAATTAGAAATAATATTGAGAAAAACACTTGACAAATAGTAAAATGTGTGCTATAATATCTAATGTAAGTTAAATAAATATTCGGCTGTTGAGATTCATCCTTCTACCTATTAGGAATAGACTTTTAATCTATATATTATAAGAACCTCAAATTTCTGAATATAAGCTGGCTGAAAGGTTTCATCCTTCTTCAAATACATAATATCAAGCTGCTAATCGTGGGTTCGATTCCCACCTATCTACATTGTTGGTAGTCGCCAAGAGGTAAGGCAGCAGCCCTAAAATCAAAGAGACCGAAATTTCCAGCATTAAGAAACATTATTGAGCAAAACAAAATACGATAACTACAAAACCTAATCAGAATTTTTCACCTCTCTCTTTCCTTTCTATGTTTTTGTGTATTTCATAAGATAAATTAAGAGTATTTTTTTGTCTGATTAAAACCTGTTTAACAGGGGCAAAGTTAGATAGATAAAGGTCTTTGCCATATACATATGCGCCGATAGTTCAGTTGGAACAGAATGCTTGACTACGAATCAAGAGGTCGCAGGTTCGAGTCCTGCTCGGCGTGCCAAGAGTGAAAATTTAATATGCTGGTATGATGGAATTGGCAGACATAGCGGACTTAAAATCCGTTGGCTGCAAGCCGTGTCGGTTCGAGTCCGACTACCAGTACCACTTTTCATTAAGTTTCACCTCTATTGACAGCCGGGAAAGACCGGCAATATGGCGAGTTGGCAGAGTCCGGCTTATTGCACCTGTCTTGAAAACAGGCGGCGGTGATGAGCCGCCCGTGGGTTCAAATCCTACACTCGCCGCCAACATCCTGTTGGCGCAACAGGTTGGTTGAGAACCGACTCTCACGACCAATACCAAAAGCATAAAAGCCTCTTAACAATGCTCACTATTATGAAAAAGTTGGTTATTAAAATATTGCTGTCGCTGCGAATATAGGTGGGGTAAATATACTTTCATATGCAAATCGCAAAATCCTCATTAGCGAACTCCGTGGAAACTGCTCCTATGGCTGATGGTTTCTGACAGCAACTATATAAATGAGAAGAAAGAAACTCTCTGTTAGACATTTATATGGCGTTACGCCCTCTACCGATACGATAACTCGGGGTAACACAATAGTGAGGGAATTATAAATACGAGAGTGCAGGAATAATGAGTAGTCATTCAAAGGAATTACAGTAAATGATTGTGCATTTATAACGAACTGCAAGAGTGAATGTATGAACAATGAATGACGGTGACTAAATATCAGTTAGTAATGGTAATATGAGGCGAGGATGTGGTGTGGCTATGCAAACCAACTCACAGTGTTTCGGCATAGAGTAGTTGAACTGTTGCTAACTGGTATTGAAATCACTTTAGAAAGGAGAGAACAAAATGTTTCATAATGTAATAATCGGAAGTCCGATTGTAGAACCTAAAACATTGATTGCTCTTGATGATATAGATTGGGAAACCAATGAAAAAGAAAAGACATTATTTACCGATACAAGATTTCTTCCAGCAATTATGAAAGAAGCCGGAATAGTGAAATCAATCGGAGAAGTTAGAAAGAATAAGCCCGAACTTGTTTTTACTCTTAATGAACTTGATTGTTTATGGATTAAATGGGGCAAGAAGTTTCTTTATATTGTAGTCGGTAATTGATTGGAAATCTATTATGAATAAAGATAAATTTGCGGAATTGATAAATGAAATATTTATAAGCGGTGTTGCTTATGGTATGGCTTATTAAACAAAAAGCGATGCAGAGAAATATCATATTATTGATGAAAAAAAACAGATAAAATTTTATTTAGTGATTTTTAGTTAATGATTTGGCTATTTCTTTTTATCCAAGTGCGATTATTCCATCTGCTTTGAAAAAAATGAATTGCTGGTGTGGTGGAATGGCAGACACGGCAGACTCAAAATCTGTTGCTATAAGCGTGCGAGTTCAAATCTCGCCACCAGCACCAAAGGTTCATTGGTCAAGTGGTTAAGACACTGGCGGAGGTATGTAGTGTAAATCAGGCACACTGCCGGAGACATAGGTTCAAATCCTATATGAGCCATAGATAATCCTATTTCGTTGTTAAGTGTGGCTGACACTTTCAAAAACAGCCAATATTGCAGGATAGAGAAGTGGTTATCTCGTCAGCCTCATAAGCTGAAAATCGTGGGTTCAAATCCCACTCCTGCAACCACAAAAAAAATAATAAGAAGTTATGATTATGGCTAATGTAAAAACTTGTCCTATGTGCGGACAGAGAATTGCTACATACAAACACAAACTAAATAAGGTTCTTATTTCTGCTTTGTTCAAATTAAGAGACCACGGCGGAAAAGGTAAGATTGATAATCTTGGTCTTACTCATAGTGAATTTGCAAATATGCAGAAACTTCGCTATTTTGGCTTGGTTGATAAAGAGGGTTGTGTTTATATCCTTAATGAACTTGGTAGAAAGTTTCTTGAAAATAAGGCAAAAGTTCCTGCCGAGGTTTATACAAAGCACGGGCAGCTAATAGGAACTTCCAATATGGTTTATGCAAATCAAGTAGATGCTTATGTTCAAGTAAAAGAAGAATGGAAAGAGCAATCAGCTATGGCATAATATAATTCAAAAAAGAGGATGAGAGTATGAAATACAGTGCATTTGATAAAAGAATGAAAAAGTATGAATTTGTGTCGAGACACTATTTGACAACTCGAACCCCAGTTATTATACGAATTGACGGTAAAGCATTTCATACATTCACAAGAGGTTTTCAAAAACCTTTTGATGATGTGCTTTCTAAAACTATGCAGGAGACAATGAAGTATCTTTGTGAGAATATTCAGGGTTGCGTTCTTGGATATACACAATCCGATGAGATTACTCTTGTTCTTGTTGATTACAGAAATATAGATACTTCTGCTTGGTTTGATTATAATATCCAAAAATGTGCGAGCGTTGCAGCCAGTATGGCAACAATGGCTTTTAATAAATTTTTCAATAAAAGAGCCAATGATTATATAAATTCGGTTTTAGAACTTCAAGATATAGATATTCCACCCGAATCAGAATATATTGAGGTACTTAATAGAGCAATAGATAAAGGGGCAATGTTTGATGCCCGTGTATTTAATATTCCAAAAGATGAGGTTTGCAATAATTTGCTTTGGAGACAGAATGATGCAACCAGAAATTCTATTCAGATGGTTGGTAGAGCATATTTTTCTCATAAGCAGTTAGATAAAAAATCTATAAGCGATATTCAGGATATGCTTATGCTCGAAAAAGGTGTCAACTGGAATAATTGTCCTACGAAATACAAGAGAGGTAGTTGTTGTATTCGTAAGATTGATGAAACAACAGGGAGAAGTAAATGGATTATTGATAATGAAACTCCTATTTTTAAGGAAGATGGTCGAAAGTATGTCAATGATTTAATATACTTGGGAGGGCAATATGAGTTATCGCAGAAGTCAGGAAAGAAATCACAGACTTAAAAAACTTTATAATGAAACCAAGAATTCATATGGTGCTGGTGCTTGGTATGACGAGAAAAAAAGAAGATATATAAAATATTCTTGTGGTGGCAGGAAATATAAAAAGTATCTTAAAAAAATATCAAGCAAGAAAGCACGCAAATATAAAGGCGATATGAGACATTGTGATTATAAGAGAATTTTTGATTATTGGTGGGAGCTATTTTAATGAGAAGATTATTCATAATGCGAAAAGATTTGAATATGTCTCCCGGCAAACTTGCAGCCCAAGTATCTCATTGTGCCGAAGCATATTGGACTCGTGGATTAAGGAATTATGCGAAACCTTTGGATGATTATGCCGGATATGAAATTAAAGGAATAATCGATAAAGAAATATTTGAACAATATCTAAATGGTTCATTTACAAAAACCATTTGTGAAGCAAGGAATAAAAATCATTTACTTAAAGCGGTCAAGATTGCACAAGAACTTGGGCTGATAGAGAATGTTCATTATGGTTTAATTTATGATGCTTGTCTTACCGAGCTTACACCAGAAGAAAACGGAACAACACTAACTGGAATTTGGTTTTGTCCTCTTAAAGATGATATGGCTCATTACATAAGTAAAAAATATCAATTATATCATTGATAATATATTGTAAATGATAATTGGAGATTTATCAATGAATATTTATACTACATATTTTGCAAATATTCGCCATTTGCCAGAAAGTATTATACCAGTTTCAATAGCTGGAAAACCGCCCGAAAAATGGGATGGAATTGAGTATAAGAAATTAGCACCTAAATGGAGTTTCTTTTCCGAGTGGAAAAAAACTAAAAATAACGATTATTATATTGAACATTTTTATGATGAAGTATTAAGTAGTCTTACTCCACAAAATGTAATTGATGAACTAAATAAAATTAGTTCTAATAATGATAACAAAGATATTGCCCTTGTGTGTTACGAAATTCCAAGAGATTTTTGCCACAGACATATTGTTTCCGGTTGGTTAAATCGTAATGGATATTGTGTAAAAGAATATATTGATATGAATTCTATAAAAGATACAGATGACGGAATTACACATATCAATATTTATAGTAAAGGCAAAACTGATTTAGGAAAAATGTTAAGTAACTTTTATAAGTTTCCTATACATACAGATGACGGTGATTTTCTATCAGTTGAGGGATATTGGTATTGGTTATCTATTGATGATTCGGTGAGAGAAAGAGAAGAATTACGTTATTTATATGGATTTAATGCTAAAAGCAGAGGTAAAGAAATCTTAAAAGAAACAAATGATGGTAAAAGTAGTAGATTTGAGCCTGACTTTGAAAATAAGATTCTAAAAGCTATTTGGTATAAATTAAGAAGAAATGCAAATCTATTAACACCTGAATATCGGAGATTACCAATAGTTCATTATTATTGTTATGGTGGAAAGGTTGTTGATGTTACAAGTAAATATCAATGGTTAATAGACGGAATTACTAAAATGAGAGATTACTTATAAATCATTATTAAAATGACAGTTTTATTATTAAAAAGGAGATTAAATTATGGCAGCATATAAAAAGAGAACAGAAGGCAATGTTTCAAATGAGAAATTTGCAGAAATTGAATGTGAAATTGAATGTAATATTGCATCAGCAGAAAATGTCAATAATCCAATTTTTATCTTTAGTAAAGTTCAAGATGGCGCAAAGACTTATATTGATAAGAATTACAGCAAAGGCATTCGTATTATTTATAACGGTATGTGGGGAACGGGTACTGCAACTGGTGTAATTATTCCTCACATCAAAGATGTTCAGGTTATCAAAGATAGAGTTGTCATTGTAAGTTTTGCTGATGACTCGCAAGAAAAAGCTGTGCTTGATAGTGCCGATACTTTCTCTTTGGAGCAGGGCATTTCGATTTGCATTACAAAGAAAATGCTTTCAATGGGGACAAACGGAAACGGAAGTTCGGCATATAACAAACTTATTAACCATTGCTTGAAAGTGTATGAGAACAGCCGAAAAGCAGAAGAAAAAGCAAAAGCAGAAGAACAGGCTGTAAAAGAAAAGGAAAAGAAAGCAGCAGATAAGGCAAGAGCAAAGAGAATTAAGAAAGCCAACAAGAATCGTGAAAGAGAGATTGAAATTCAAAAAGAAGCATATCTCCGTGCAATGAGAGAATTCGGCGGCAATTCTGCTGTTAATGAATAATTAAGCATAGGGAGTGTGAAATATCACTCCCTTTAATTTATGAGGTAATAGCAAGGAATGATTTATATAACAGGCGATACTCACGCAAATTTCAATAGATTTTCTACAAAGAATTTTCCTGAACAAAAGGAAATGACTAAAGATGATTCTGTGATAATTTGTGGTGATTTTGGTGGAATTTGGAATTATCTTTATTCCGACAAAACAGAAACATATTGGTTAAAATGGCTTGAAGATAAACCATTTACGATATTATTTGTTGATGGAAATCACGAGAATTTTGATAGATTGAGTAAAGAATTTAAGGTTGTTAATTATCACGGCGGTAAAGCTCATAGAATACGTAGCAATATCTATCATCTTATGAGAGGTTATGTATTTGAATTTGAAGGCAAGAAGTTCTTTACTTTTGGCGGAGCAAGTAGTCACGATATTCAAGACGGTATATTAAAAATTGAAGATTATTCAACATTGAGTGATTTGGTTAAGGATTATAATACAAGAACCAGAGCAGGGCAAATGTTGAGAATTGACCACATATCTTGGTGGGAAAAAGAACTTCCATCGTACTATGAAATGCAGAGAGGCAGACGGGAATTAGAAAAGGTAAATTATGAAGTCGATTATGTAATTACTCATTGTGCGCCTCAAGATATTGTTTCATATATTTCTCACGGATATTACAAACCTGATATTTTAACAATGTATCTTGGTGAAATAGCTCGTGAACTTAAATTTACCAAGTGGTATTTTGGTCATTATCATAATGAACAAGCCATTATGGATAAATTTATTCTTCACTATGATAAGATTGAGAGGATTATTTAATATGAAAAAGATTATGTCAATGGGTTTAGTTATTATAATGATTGGTCTATGTTTTGTTGGTTGTGCTAAATGTATTGGAACTGAAACAAATGTAGAACAAGTTGAAGTTATTGATACTTACCACAGAAGTGCTTGGATTCAGCCACTTGTTTCTGGCAAAGTACATACATTTATACATCATCCGGCAGTTTATCAAGTAATAGTTTCTTACAATGATGTTGAATATAGAGTTGATGGAAAAGAAACCTATGATAAATACAAAGACCGAGTAGGTGAAACTGTAAATGCTACTATTGAAAAGAATAGTTATGATGATGGAACAGTTAAATATTCGGTTACTGCGTTGGAGTAACTAATATGAAAATTGCAAGGGCAGCTATTAAGTTTTTTGAATTAGATAACCCGAATAAAGAAAGAATTTATTTTGGTTGGAATCACGCAGAAATTTTTCAAAATATGAAAAATGATGGAATTATATATGATAGAACAAATTATGAAATGGGTTTCATAACCAATGAAAGACCAATTCATTTTGTTAATAGAACAGAAGCGGCTAAAATTGCTTTTGAATCAGGACAAACTAAAGAATTACATAATGAATTGTTTTCCGAAGATTTTTGGAAAAACGGTCAATTTGATTATAGTTAGGAGTGTTTTATGAAAGTATTTTATCATTCAGACAATGATGGTAAATGTGCGGGTTATTGGGTAAAAACCTTAAATAAATTAACTGACAACTTTACCGATGAATATATCAAAATAAATTATGGGATAGAATTCCCATTTGACTCTATTGGAAAGAATGAAATTGTATATATTGTAGATTATTCTATTTCTCCGGAAGAAATGGATAAGTTACTTGAAATTACGAGTAATGTCATTTGGATTGACCATCATAAATCAGCAATTGAAAAATATAAGAATTATGATAAAGAAGTTAAAGGGTTAAGGTATGACGGTATTGCTGGTTGTATGCTTACTTATTGTTATCTTTCATTTCTTACTGATGGAACTAAAGGATTTACACCTGAAATGGTTGTGTCAGCTCCGATGTTTACGAAGTTAATTGCGGATTATGATGTTTGGACTTTTGAGTTTGGAGATAAGACAAGAAGATTTCAAAAAGGCTTTGAATTATATCCACACGAACCAGAGGATAAAATCTGGGATAATTTATGGAGCAATATATTCTGTGAATCAGATGAAATGAATCAGATTATAGAAGCAGGGAAGATAATTATTGAATATAGAAAATGTATGATGGCAGAGTATTGTGAAAATAAGGGATTTGAAGCAATTCTTGAAGATTACAAATGTTTTGCTATCAATATGGCTATGGTTAGCAGTGATGATTTTGTCATTGATAATATAAACGATTACGATATTCTAATTGGATTCTCATATGATGGAGATAATTGGAATTATTCATTGCGTTCCACAAAGGTTGACTGTGCAGTGCTTGCTATGAAATATGGTGGTGGCGGTCATAAGGGTGCAGCAGGATTTAGTAGCCCTGACTTTGTGTTAAGAAAATTGTAAAGGAGGATTACCTATGGATTTGGCAAAGTTTGAAGTTCTTTGTAAGCAAATCGTAATGGATTACGCAAATAAGCATTTAGACAAGAGTGATAATGCTGAAATTACAGAAAATGATGTTTATGTTGTATGGTCTTGTAAGACTCTGCAAAATAACAAAGCCCTATTAAGCACTACACTCCTTGATGGAATGTATTACGAGCTTACATATAACGGCGACAAAAATGAAATATATTTTGATGCCTACAAAAAGTTTGAAAACCAATGTATTCAGATTGTTGAAAAGGTGTAAAATGGCTAACAGCAATTTAGAAGTAGAAGTAACCTGCGGATTAAATATTGATGCTGAAAGTGCAGATTTTGCACTTAAAGCGGTAAATATTTACTGCAATAAAAATGGTTACAGAATTAAAGAAAACTCACTGCCTAATCTATCAGGCAGTCAAATGGCGTTTGTACCACAAGAAGAAGGATGTATTGATTGTTCGGGCTATAGAGAATATGTCTTATATACAAAGTCAGGCAAAGAAAAGATTGCTTATTTTTGCCCGACTTGTGGTAGAAAACTCCAGTAAATTTTACAAAGGAGGTAGGTTTGAGAGTAGCGAAAATCAAAGGATTGATTTGTTTAGTTGCTGTGCTGGCTGTTATCAGCACAATAGTAATTATAGCAACAGATTCAGAGATTGAACAAAGCGAAAACCAATCCAAAGAAAGTACAGTAATTGTAACTACTCAATTAACAACAGAAGTTACAACTACTAAAAAGGTCGAGGAAACCACAGAAGAAATAACAGAAGTAACAACGGAGCAGGTAACAGAAAAACCGACAGAAGTTACAACGGTTAAACCTACTACAACAGTTAAGCCGACAATAAAACCTGTGGAAACTACGAAACCAAAAGAAACAGAAGCACAAATAGAAAAATCAGAAACAAGTGAGGCTTTATATTCAGCTTCAAAATTTATGAATATGGGCGTCATTTATTGGAATGGATGGAGATGGACTTGGTATAGCGAAAGAGTTCTCCCTGGCAGTGGTTTGAATATTCCAGGCAGACACGCAGATTCAAGTGGTTACATTTGCGATGGGAATGATTATATTTGTTTATCTTCTTCGTCTTTAAGCAAAGGTACAGTGATAGCCACGCCATTTGGTAAGAGTGGTAAAGTATATGATACCGGTTGTGCAAGTGATACCATAGATATTTATGTAAGCTGGTAAAATAAAGAATGATGACATAATAGGAGGTCGGTTAAATGTTTTGGGTAGGATTTGGAATAGGTGTAATGATTGGAGCAATACTTGGAATTATGTGCATAGCTGATTGGTTTCGTAATCTTAAATATATTTCTAACGAAAAGAAAATGGAATAGATTGGAGGTGTTGAGTGTATGAGTCAGATGTATTTTATAGCTGACTTGCATTAGCATTTCAGCCACGAAAATTGTCTCTCATTTGACAATAGACCATTTAAGACGATTGAAGAACACGATACCGAACTTATAAGACGATGGAATGGAACTGTCGGATTTGACGATGATGTATGGATTCTCGGAGATATTTGTTGGGGTAACACAACAAAGACTATTGAGGTATTCAGTCAATTAAATGGAAACAAACATCTTTGCATAGGAAACCACGATAGAAAACTACTTAAAAGCAAGAATATCAGAGACTTGTTCATTGAAATCGTTGATTACAAAGAAATCAAAATTAACGGCAATGACATTATTTTATCCCACTACCCTATACCTTGTTTTAACCGACACTATTATGGTGCTTACCATTTTTACGGACACGTTCATAATTCATTTGAGTGGAATATGATGCAGAGAGTTAAATATGAAATGGTTGCTCTCTACGACAAGCCCTGCAATATGTTTAATGTTGGTTGTATGATTCCTTATATGAATTATACGCCGAGAACATTTGAAGAAATAATTCATAGTGAGGATAAAGAAAATGTATGATAGATGTGTGAGTTGTGGAGCTTATGTTCCCGAAGGCAGAATGGTTTGTCCGAGTTGTGAGGCAAAGGCTAAAGAGCAAACTATTAAAATAAAGAAAATGCCTTTATGGAGAAAGATTATTGCTTTCTTTATGGGTATTATAATGTGTTTTACATTTGCCGCTTGCTCCAACCAAAAGGTTAAAGAGACAAAAGAAACAACTAAAATTGAAAATGCTATCGTTGATATAAGAACTTCTGAGGGTAGTTTATTATTCAACTTTTTCTGATAAGGAGATAAAATATGAGCAAACCATATGATGTAGGTGTTATTTGTGGCAGATTTCAAACTTTTCATATCGGTCACGAATCACTTGTTGATACGGCGTTAAAACTGTGTGATAGGGTGTTAATTTTGGTCGGTTCTTCGCAGGAATGTGGAACAGAAAGAAATCCACTAAACATTGACACAAGAATAAGAATGTTGAGAGCTATTTACGGTGATGATGGCTCAATTATTATTAAGGGTATTTCTGATTTAACGAATGAAAATGATATTAGACCTGAATGGGGTCGATACTTACTTGATAATATTGACCGTTATATTTATAAGACGCCTGAACTTATGATATACGGTAATGATGAAAGCCGGTCTCGATGGTTTGACCCAGATGATATTAAGGATGTTACAGAAATTATTGTAAGCCGTGGAAAAATACCTATTTCGGCTACACAAGTAAGAGCCTTAATGGTTGCCGATAATCGCAGAGAATGGCAAAAATGGGTTAATCCAAAATTACACAAGATGTATGACGAAATTCGGAGAGAGTTAATGAGTGTTCCATTTTACGCTTCGGAAGAATACATTGAGTCTATAAAAGAGGTGATGTAAATGGATAGATTAACTTATAAATCACTTATGGGAGATTATGGTTCTGCAAAAGCATTTGAAGATGAATATTCGGAAAGATGTGCATTGAGAAACGCCCTCGGAAAGTATGAAGATTTGGGTTATACGCCAGATGAATTAAAAAACATAATCAAGCAGAGTCAGTGTGATATTGCACAATAAAAAGAAGTAGCAGAAAGATGAAATGAAAGATATGGATAATATGGAAAATGAGGATAGTGTAGTTCTCGCCAAAGATATTGACGATTGCTCAAAGTGTCCTTTGTATGAGAGTGAATGTCCGGGTGGATGGACTTCCGATGGTTCTGGCAATCCCATAGAACCACCTTGCACTTCTTGGAATGACGATGACGAGATTTGGGATGGTATGCTTGAAAGTCAGCGTATTGATTGGGAAGAATCGGAAGAACGTCAAAGAAAATATGAGAGAAGTATGAAAGCCAAACGAGCCGCAGCAACCAGAAAGAAATACGCTCACTTGGATGGTAAATATGCAAAATTCAAAGAATGGCTTCCAAAGTCACGATGGAATTTGATTATTACATCTCGCAGGTTGAACAAAGTATATATGAGGACAATAGGTAAGCGTTCAGCAAACTATTGTTTCAATCTTGAAACAGAGAAATTTTGTGTAATAAGGGGCAGAATTAGCCTCGCTGACAAAAATGTAATAAATCAATTTGAAAATGATTTCAAAGAGATGTTCTATGGCAAGAGACCAAAAGACAGAGATTTTGTTAAGGAAAGACAAGAAGAAGTCAATAATATTTTCAAAAAATTTTTTCAGATTTGAAGGGAACAAAACAATGAGTGAATTTGTAAAACCTAAAACAGAATATGTTGCAGACAAGAATTATGTTGAGAAACTTGTTAATGTTCATTTGAAAAAGGATTTACACGGAGATGAGGAAATTTGCCAAGTTTGTCACGGCACAGGACTTGTCATTCGTGAAAATCCTTATGGATTAAGTGATGACCCTGACAAAAGCAGAATGTTTCCTTACTCTCATCAGATTTTGACTTTTTTGCCCACATTGTTTTAATGGTATTATCCACCGTTGTAATCTTTGCGGTGGTATCATTGAGCGTGGATATACAAAACATAATTGTGAACAACAAAGGGAGTTAGACAGAAAGCAATTTTATCAACGGAGAGCCAAAGAATTAAATGATGCAGAACTTGCACCATCCGAAATGATTAAAAATATGGAATATTTCTTTTCTGACGAGTATGGAAGAAATGACGGTTTCTTTATGGATTGGGATGATTTCTTTGAGTATTGGGCAGAAGAACACGAACCTTCAGATATAAGACCTGAATTTGTATGGTCAACCGAGCCTGTTAAAATTAACATTGATGCACAAGGAATAGTTGAAAATGCAACAGAGGATTTGTATGAGGATGCATTCTATGATATTCCAAGCAAAAAAATCATTGAATTACAGGATTACCTTAATGAATGGTGCAAAGAATGCGGTGTAGGTACAACATATTTTGAGGGTAAATATAAGGTAAGGATTCCGTGGGAGGATTATGATGAGTAAAGTTATTACCAGAAAAAGATACATAATCGTCCGTAATGGTACACATATAATGTGTGGACTTGCGAGGCAATATTATTTCAAGCCTATTGATGATATAGGTGATACACAGATTAAGACTTATTCAAGCGAGAAAAAGGCTATTGCTGGTTTTGAAAGAAGTTGGCATCGTAAAATAGGCAATGAATACCAAGCTGTTGAGGTTGAGGAAGTTATTAAGGTAAAAGATGACTTATATTCGGGGGAACCGATAGTAGTGAGCAATGGGAACAATTAACACTGAATATTTGAGGATATAATAATGAATGAAAATAGAGTAGAGGAAGTTAAATCCCTCGTCAAAAAGTTAAATAAGTACAGAGATGAATACTATAACAATAATAATAGTATCATTTCTGACAGAGAGTATGATGAACTCTTTGATAAACTAATTGTTTTAGAACGAGAGACAGGATGTATATTCTCAAATTCACCGACACAATCTGTTGGTTATATGAGCTTGAGTCAGTTACAGAAAGTCAAACATAGCCATCCTTTATTATCTCTTGGTAAGACAACGGATATTGATGAGTTTATTAAGTATTTCGGTAACAAAGATTTTCTTATTATGGCAAAACTTGATGGGCTTACTTGCTCCTTGACATATGACAATGGCAAACTCATAAGAGCCGAAAGTCGTGGTGACGGTGAAACCGGAGAAGATATTACCCACAATGCAAAAGTATTTTCTAATCTTCCAACAGAAATTCCGTTTAAGGGTAAACTCGAAATTGATGGCGAGTGTATTATTACTTATGATGAATTTGAACGTATTAAAGCAAGAGAAAATACAAAATATAAAAATCCACGAAATCTTGTAAGTGGTTCAGTACGTCAGTTGAATAGTGAAATTGCTGCAAAACGGAATATCAAGTTTATAGCTTGGAGGCTTCACGAAGCAGAAAATGTTGGTATTCAGTATCATTCTGAAGGTTTTGATTTTCTATCAAATCTTGGTTTTGATGTAGTACCTTATTATACCAATAGTTTTAATACTATTGAATGGATTAAAGATGAATGCGAAACCAAACAGATTCCGATTGATGGAATAGTAGGAATGTTTGATGATATTGAGTATGGAAATTCTCTTGGTAGAACAGGACATCACCCAAGACATTCTCTTGCATATAAATTCTATCAAGAGGAAAACGAAACGGTTTTGCTTAACATTGAGTGGTCAACGAGCAGAACTGGTCTTGTAAATCCTGTTGCAATTTTTGAGCCTGTCGAGATTGATGGAACTACTGTATCTCGTGCTACTCTTAACAATGTAAGTATTATCAAAGAGCTTGAACTTGGTATTGGTGACATTGTAACCGTTGTTAAAGCAAATCAGATTATCCCGAAAATCACACAAAATCTTACAAGAAGTAATACATACCAAATACCTTCAGTATGCCCGTCTTGTGGAAATCCTGTGACGATAAAGAATGATAACGGTAGAGAAATGCTTTACTGCACAAACAGACATTGTAAAGCAATTCTTCACGATAAAATTTCAAACTTTGCTACAAGGGAAGCAATGAATATTGTAGGCATATCAGAAGAAAGGTTACGCTCCCTTATGGATATGGGTTATATTACAAGTTTTGAGAGCCTTTATCACCTTAAAGATTATCGTAATGAAATTGCAAAAGCAAAAGGTTTTGGTGAATCAAGCATTGATAAGATTATCAATGCTATTGAAGTTAGTAAAAAATGTCAGTTAATCAATATTATTATTGCTATTGGTATTCCGGGAATTGGTAAATCAGCAGCAAGAACGATAGCTGAATATTGTGAAGAAACAGGAGTAGAAAATACATTTCAAGAGTTTATCAATTTTGCAATGTCAGGATTTGATTGGAGCGTATTGCAGGAAATCGGACAGGCAACAAGTGATAATATCAATTCATATGTTGTAGATAATTATGAAGATATTCAACCTCTTGTTAATATTCTTCACATTAAAAAACCACAAAAATCCGATTTAAGCCAAAGATACAAAGACAAAACATTTTGTATTACAGGAAAATTAGTTGAATTTGACAACCGTAATGCTCTTGTGTATGATATTGAAGCAAAAGGTGGAACGGTAGTTTCTTCCGTGACTTCTAAAACACAATATTTAATTACAAATGATAAGACTTCTGGCAGCTCTAAAAATAAAGCTGCTGAGAAGTATGGAACAAAGATTATTTCTGAACTTGAATATATAATGGGAAATTTCTAAAAAATAAGAAATAATTTTGAGAAAAACGATTGACATACATTAAATCCTATGATATACTTTAGATAAAGTTGAAAAGAGGTGGAAATATGAAAGCAAAAATTGAGCTATCAAATATTACTGCTGTTAAAAAGTTTACCAATATAGTAAGCACAATTGATTGTGATGTGCGACTCATAGGCAAAGATGAAAATGGAAATGATTGGGATATATCCGCGAAGTCATTACTTTGTTCTTTGATTATGGCACAGAGAGAACAGTCTGAAAGAGAGCATACTGCTCACGAAGTAGATTGGAATACAATATGGTGTGTTTGCGAAAAGGATATTTATTCGGCAATTAGCGAATTTGTTGTTACTTAAAAACATTATTGAGCAACACAAAAGCAAATACATAAAATATCATTTTTATTACTCATAATGTACCTTAAACTCCCTATATTGCTATTTTTTATGATAACTATAATTGTAATATTAGAGCAGACCAAACAACGATTGGAACAATAACTTCAACGATAGGTCATAGTGCTTTAAGGAATTCATATAAATTGATAGAAATGCAATAATTTTTTATTATTAAGAAATAATATTGAGAAATACATAAAAGGAGAACTTATGGATTTATTGGCAATGAGTAATTATATAATTTGCAAACCATATTCTTTTCCAAAGGAAGGATAATGAAAATGAAATGTAAATATGAACAAAAAGCAAATCTTGGTGAGAAATATATCAAGTGTGGACGTGACGGTTCAATCCGTCATTATCCCTGCCATTGTAATAAACACCAGCCGACATTGTGGGAAAAGCTCAAAACGAAGTTTGGCTTGTGATGAGGGTATAAAATGATTGTAAACAGAGTATGGGCTATGCCTAACTGCAAAACATTTAGTATTCCTCCAATAAAAGAACTTGTGGTGAGATACACCGCCAGGGGGATAAAAACAAAGTAATTGTTGACCCATTTGCAAATGGTTGTCATATAGGAACGATTACTAATGACTTAAATCCAAAATTTGATACTACATATCATTTAGATGCTTTAGACTTTTTGAAGTTGATAGAAAGTGAATCTGCTGATGTGGTTTTATATGACCCACCATATTCGCTTCGTCAAGTAAAAGAATGCTATGAGGGTGTTGGTATCAAAGTAACCGCAGAACATACAAAAGCATCTTGGAGAGCAAAACATCTTGATGAGATTGCTCGTATTCTTAAACCGAATGGAGTTTGTCTTTCTTTTGGTTGGAATACAAATGGTGTTGGCAAGAAAAGAGGATTTGAAATAATTGAAATTCTTGTTGTTGCCCACGGCGGCAGCAAGAATGACACATTATGTACTGTTGAAAAGAAGGTTACATATGATTCAGATTCGACATAGAGGACAATTATTAAAACATAATGAGCTTAACGAGATTGCGAATAATTACATATTAACAAAACACGCAAAAGAAATGATTGACAAAAGATGCCCCAACCTAAATATAAAACATTCAATTAAACATCCTATTTTGGCTTATTTTAATACAGATGGTAGTGTGAATATTGCAATAAATGGTTTTGAGTATTTAGTAGTATCACTTGATAGATTCCCGTATAAAATTATTACATTCAAAGAGAAATCACACAATGGTATAAATATTTATTTCAAAAGATATTTAGCTCAAATGGGATATTGCAGAAAATTATTTCAGTAAGAGGTTTTTGAAATGAAATATCAGATGATGACATTAACGACCATTCACAAAATTGGTTGTCTAATGATTACATAAATGGAGTCATTATTACAAACTATGAAACGCTGGATTTTAACAATAGAGGAATTTAATGCAAAACCTTTAATTTATGCTGAAACTGCTGAAAAAGCAAGACAGGTTTTTAGCTCTGAAAATGTTACAGATATTCAACCATATACAGATATGTCCTATCTTGATACTATTCAAGAGTTAAAAAGCAAATCTGAACTTTTAGTAATACACAAAATTCCTCAAAATAGAACAAGAGAATGGTATAAGTATCAATTACAAGATGGTATGTTACGATTTAGGCTATATAAAGACAATGCTGATGATTTGTATTATGACATTGTTGAATATCAGTTTATGTCAAACGATAGTTTAGTTTATCCTATAACATTTACTTATTCTAATCCTGCCGAAGTTTACGAATTATTTTTTACAGCACCGCTTTTTTGCGAAGTGGTTTCATATAGATTTTACGGTCAGCCAAAATTATCAAAACCAGCAGAATTAAAAGGAGTAAAGCAAAGTTTTTCAGCGGATTGGATTCTAAACAAGTGCAAGTGTCAATGTGTTGTAAAAGGTGATGACCTTTGGATTAAACACAGGGATTTCTTTTCACCCTTACATAGACCATCTGACCCAAGTGACAATGGAACACCCTTGGTATATCGTGCCAAAAAGTATTTTGGCATTGATTTAAGTAACAAAGAAAAGTTTTGTTATTCAGATTGTTGGGGCGAAATCATATTACGAAATGAAGCGTGGATTGTATTCCGAAATTTAGGTCAGGTAATACGCCGAGATAGACAACCACCAATTCAAAATATGATTAAAGCATTTTCAAATAGTGATTTTTGTATTAAACACTCAATATCACAATACGATTTGAGCAATGGTGATTGGGAAAGATTTTTTGAAAATGTATGTTGTAATTATAAAAAGTATGTCAAACAAGGAGATACATAAATGAATAATCAACTTATCGAAGAAAATCTGTTAGGTGTTTAACTAATAACAGGAACAAATTATAAACGAATAAGCGATGTTTGTAATAATAAATATGAGCGTAAAGCGCAGGTGGATATACTTGGCGCTTCGTTGAAAATGAAAGGAGTTGATTATATGTCTTTCTATTACAGCAATGAAATTGTTTTTAGAGGACATCCCTGACAAAGTTTGCGACCAAATAAGTGATGCACTTCTTGATGCTTTTTTGAAGCAGGATAAACATAGCAGATGCGGCATTGAAACTGTCGGCGGCAAAGGAAAAATATTCGTAACAGGTGAAGTAACTTCAAGAGCATTAGTCAATGTAACAAACATTGTTAAAGAAGCTCTTCGTGATGTTGGATATGACCCAAATAAATATGAAGTTATTGATAACATCGGTAAACAGTCACCTGATATTGCGCAGGGCGTTGATGCTGGAGGTGCTGGAGACCAAGGAATGATGTTCGGGTATGCGTGCAGAGATACAGTGGATTACATTCCTACGGCAATGGCTATCCTTCAAGATTTATCGGCATTCTATGATAGACTTGTCAAAATTGATGACAGATTTCTTCCTGATGGCAAGGCACAGATAACAGGGTTCTATGATGAAAATAACAAATTGGAGTATATAAAGGATTTTATTATCTCATATCAGAACAAAGAAACAAATCGAGCAGAGACAGATAAAATTCTTACTGACTACTGTGAGACACTTTGTTCAAATTATGGAATTGCAATCAGAGAGTTTCACATCAATCCGACGGGTAAATTCTTAATCGGTGGTTTTGATGGAGATGCAGGTCTAACCGGCAGAAAAATTGTAGTTGACAATTATCAATCTTTTGCAAATGTCGGAGGTGGTGCATTCTCTGGTAAAGACCCAACAAAAGTTGACCGTTCGGCAGCGTATAAGGCAAGACAGCTTGCAATCGAATGTCTTGATACATTACCCGATGTCAACTGGTGCGAAATTCAGATTTCTTATGCAATAGGTATGGATAAGCCTCTTGGAATTTATGCAAAGACAAACAAGGAAGTAATTGATATACCGGACTGTTTCTATGATGAATGCACACCAAAAAGGATTATCGAAGATTTGCATTTGATAGATGGAACATTTAAGTTTAATGATACTGCAAAGTTTGGTCACTTTGGTCATTCTGAATTTCCGTGGGAGTCAAGATAATGTCAATATTTGAACAATCGAAAATTCGAGGTTATAAATTCCTCGATAGGTGCATTACCTTATCGAACTACATAATTACTTTTTATATTGAGGATATGGTTTCTGCTAAAACAATGCTTGACGAAATCATTGAATACTATAAGAAGGTGACTTATGACTGTGAGATAAAATCTATTGCTGAAGGTGAGCAAATTAAGATTGAGTTTTTCAATGGTAGCATTATCAATCTAATAACCAAAGAGAATATGATTTCTGAAATTTGTTCACAAGTTATTTTTATGGATTCTCGAATAAGAGAAACATATATTCAAGAAGTTATTAAGCCGAAAATCGACCAATATGTTCTCGGAGATGGAAATGCAATGCTCAATCCAAAACCAATATACTTACAATTTGTATAAATGAAAGGAAATTATTATGAAAAAGAAAAGAATTGTTTCAATCTTAATGGTTGTTCTTGTTATGTTTTCTGTTTGCTGTTTATTTACTGGATGTGTAGATAACACAAGTGAATCAGAAAATACTAAAACAGCTATGAAAAGTTCTGGAGAAATTGTTGATAATCAACCTGCTCCAATAGATTTATCTTATTCTCTCGAAAGATATAATGTCATTAAAAGAGCCTATTGGGTAAATGGTCAAAGAGAAAAAGCAATGTCTTTACCCTGTGAAGTTGAAAAACCTCTTGGCTATATTGTTTTGTTCTCTGAAAATGGCTCTGTTGTTGGAAGATTTGTTGTTGATGGTAAAGTATCAAGTTTGAACAGTTACCTATTCCCTGCCGAATATCCACAGCATATCCATAATGAAGATGGAAATGGAAAATGTTATTATGACTTGGTTGAAATCGCAGGTATTGATGGATGTTATGGCGAAAATGTGCCGGGAATATTCTTCTTTACTACCGATGGAAAATATATTGAATGGACTGGAGATTTCTTATTTAGTGACATTCCATTTGAAGTTGATGACCCTGTTTTATCTATTGATGGAGGAAGTAAATAATGCGTAAATCGGTAATTGCAGCATTGATAGTTTTGGTTTGTATTCTTATTATCGGATTGCCTATATATTTTACTGCAACTCCAAGTGGTGTTTCAGCTTGGAATAATTGGTTTGGTACAGTTCAAAAAGCAGATGATGATACCAACTATGAAACATTAAAAAGGGTTGAAGATACTTGTCGTTCTATGATTTCTTCTTATAATTCAGATAAACTCATTTATGAGCAATATAAAGATTCTGATGATGAAGAAAAACAAAATTGGGCTGAACAAGCAAAGATGAGGGCTAATAAGACAGCAAATACATATAACAATTATATTCTTAAAAATGATTATATATGGCAGAATAACATTCCTGCTGATATATATAGAGAATTGCCATACATTGATTAAACGTTGGGAGGATTAAAAATGGCTAAAGAAAAAGGTAAATTTAGTTTGAAATTAGCAGCAATTATTCTTGCTATTATTGTTGCTGTTTCGATGATGTTTGTATTCGGTTTCAATGGCGTTAAAAACAAGGCGATTTCTTATGAGGAACAAATCAGTACGGCGCAGTCTGACATTAAGGTTCAGGAAAAGCGCAGAGCAGACCTTATACCTAACCTTGTTGATTGTGTTAAACAGTATGATAAGCACGAATATGAAACCCTAATGGCTGTCGTTGAAGCAAGAGGCACATCGTCTGATAATTCTGTGAATGAGATTCAGACTATGATTAACGCAGTTGCAGAGGCTTATCCAGAATTAAAGAGCAATGAAAACTACAAAGAATTGATGTCGGAACTTACAACCACAGAAAATTTGATTGCAAATTATCGAAGTAATTTTAATAAGTTTGTTAAATCTTATAATCAGTATGTAAGGCAATTTCCGAACAGTAATATTCTTGATATGCTCGGCTATGAGGTAATTGAATATTCATACTTAAATTATGATGTATCGGAAGATGCACCAACAAATCTTTTCGGAGATTAACCTATGGATAAGAGGTTAGTAACCAAGCGCGAAGTCCTTTTTAGTATTATCATTATTGCTGTAATGCTTGTGTTTGGTTTTATGATTTCATCCGGAATAAGTAATTCTTTAATGAATGATTATCAGGAATACAACACGGCATTGCAGATAGATAATAACAAAGATGTATTTCAACACGGTATGAGAACAAACATAGGTAATGCTTTCGTATATGGTGAACTTAAAGCTGTTGATACAGTTTCTTATGATGAAATTGAAGGAGACTTCTCCTATATAAAGAAAGTCAAAGAGAAATATACAAGACACACAAGCACGGTAACAAAAACGAGAACAAACTCAAAAGGCAAAACCGAAACATATACGGAAACAGAAGAATATTATACTTGGGATTATGTTAGCCAAGAATCAAAAAGCTCTACAAAGATTGATTTTATTGGTGTTGAGTTTCCTTATGATACAATTCATTTACCAAGTGAAAGAGAAATAAAAACGATATATGTAGATGGTGATTGGTGGCATTCATCAGGAGATATAAGATATGTGTATTATGCTGCTCCTGCCGAATGTAAAGGAACACTATACGCTGTACTTAAAGATAATACAATTTCTAATGTTCACTTTTATTATGATAAGAATATTGAAGATACAATCGAAAACCTTGAGTCCGAATGGCAGATAATAGTTTTTTGGATTTTTTGGATATTACTTATAGGTGGATTGGTAGTAGGTTTTTATGTCGTTGATAATAAGTGGCTTGAAGATAAAAAGAAATAATTAAAGGAGATTAAGAAATGAATATGTTCAATGGTATGTTTGGCAAAGTAGCCAACGGAATGTGCAGACTTTCAATGAACGGTGAGGTTGCCGTAAAGACAAGTGATGGTTATAAGACTTATAATATCAAGAAAAATAGACTTACAAATTGCAATAACTTCGTTTTCAATCTTGGTGAGGAATTTTTCTTTGTAATTCCTACTAATAAAGTTGAAGCTGGCGACATTATTCTTGTATCAGGCAAGCCAAAGTGTGTTATTGCAGTAAATAATGATACAATTAAGGTCATTGATTATGAGGATTCAACTGTTAAGGACATTCTTCCAGAACGCCACGTTTTTATGGGTAATACATATTTTTACGGCAAGATTGTTTCAATGTTCGGAAACGACTTGATGAAGGGTAAAAAAGGTATGGGCAAAATGATGTCCTATATGATGATGTCTGAAATGATGAAGGGCAGCAATGGCGGAACAATGGGTGATAATGGTATGGCTTCAATGCTTCCATTTATGTTGCTTGGTGGCGGAAATAGGTTTACCGATATATTTGATGGTATGTTCGATTCCGATAACAATGATGAAGAAGTAACAGAAGATAAGGAGGCAGAATAATGGGTTGCGGAATTTGGACTACAAGTGATTATACAATTTACTCAAAATCTGTTGGTAGAACTGTTCTTGATGACGGTAATTTAGATAAGAGTTATTCTGCACAGGATTTATTTAAGTCAAGATGTATTCAACCTGAATTAGACCCTTATAATGTAGTTCGTCAGTGTTGTGATTCAGACGAACATCCTAATACAATCCCAGTTATTCTTGCTCTTGATGTTACGGGTAGTATGGGTAGTGCTGCCGCAGAAGTCGCAAAGAAACTCAATGAGGTTATGACAAGACTCTATGAGGAAGTAACTGACGTGGAATTCCTTGTTATGGGTATTGGCGATTTGGCTTATGATAATGCACCTATTCAGGCTTCACAGTTTGAATCAGATGTTCGTATTGCCGAGCAGCTTGATAAAATTTATTTTGAAAGAGGTGGTGGCGGTAATTCATTTGAGTCATATACTGCTGCGTGGTATTTTGGATTAAAACACACCGACCTCGATTGCTGGAAGCGTGGTAAGAAAGGCATTATCATTACAATGGGAGATGAATCATTAAATCCTTATCTTCCTGCAAATAGATTAAGTGCCGTAACCGGAGATTCATTGCAGACTGATGTTGAAACAGAAACACTTTATAAGGCGGCAAGTGAAAAATTTGATATTTACCACTTGGCTATTGATGATACTGCTACAAGTTATTCTTGGCATAAAGATGGTATTAACAATACTTATAGCAAGTATCTTGATAACAAACATTTCCTTACTGTTGGATTGAATAATATTGCAAGCACTATTGTTAATATTATAACCAATGCAAAAGATGAGGAAGTTGCAAATACAAATACTGAAATTTCTTGGTGATAAATAATGAGTAAAGTTAAGGTCAAAGTAGTAATAGGTAGTAATTATGGAGATGAAGGAAAAGGATTGGCAACACATTTTTTCTCTCAATCCGCGAAAAATAAGTGCTTAAATGTTTTATTTAATGGAGGATGTCAACGAGGTCATACTGTCGAACTTAAAGATGGCACAAGGCATATTTTCCATCATTTTGGAAGTGGCACATTTGATAATGCTCATACATACTTTGACCAAAACTTTATGGTTAATCCTGCAATCTTCATTCAAGAATATAATGAGCTTAAAAAATATGGCATCAAACCTATATGTATGATTTCTCCTAAATGTAGAGTAAGCACTATGTATGATATGTTTATCAATCAAATTGTTGAAATACATAGAGAGAATAAAAGACACGGTTCTTGTGGTTATGGTATTTGGGAAACACAAAAAAGGTATGATGATGGTGTTTTTGCATTAGATTATAACCAACTATCTCATATGAACGATAAAGATGTTGTAGATTATCTACATAATATAGCAAATGTTTATTTACCTAAAAAATTATTTGAATACGGAATAACAGAAATTCCACAAGAATATCAAGAGCTGATAAAGTCTAAAGGGTTAATTGAACATTTCGTTAGTGATTTAAGAGAAATGCAATATATAACTTTTATGTGTGATTTCGATAGAATCCGAAATAAGTATAATACCATTATATTTGAGGGTGCGCAAGGTCTTGAACTTGATGAGAATAATCTAAAAGCATTGCCATACATCACAGCAAGTAATACTACTTCTTATACACCCATTCAAAGAGTTAATGATTTTGATTGCGATGTTGAAATTTGTTATATTACAAGGTCTTATTTTACCAGACACGGAGCAGGAACATTACCAACAGAATGTGATAAGTCGGATATAAATAAAGATATAACTGACCTTACAAACTGTTATAACGATTACCAGCAAACAATAAGGTATGGAATGTTTGATTATGATGAGTTTATCAATAGAGTGAAAGCTGATATACAAAGAGCAAGAGAAAAAATCAGCGGAACAAAAACTTCTGTTATGATTACTCATTTGAATTATACGGATAATGAAATTGCAGGTAATTGTAAAATTCAAGATTTGTTAAAACATTTCGATAATATATATTTATCTAATACAAAATTTTCAGAAGATATAAAGAGAACCAACAAAGGAAGTACAATATATTGATTAAAATTAACACCCCCTGCCAAATCTTATATGTGGAGAGTGTTTAACAGAATTAAGTAAAATACCAAACGAGAGCATTGATTTAATTGTAACAGACCCACCTTATAAAATTACTTCTCGTGGGAACGCCGGAAATTCAGGTGGTATGTTACAAAAGAAAATCAATATGCAAGGTCAAGTATTTAAGCATAATAACATTGATTGTTCAGAATATGCATCGGAGTTTTATAGAATATTAAAAGATGGCAGTCATTGTTATGTAATGACTAATCATATCAATCTTATTCATATGTTGAACACTTTTACTGATTTAACGACAGAGGAAGAAAAAGACAATGGCGTTAAGCCCTATGGTTTCCATTTTATTAAGTCTTTGATATGGGATAAAGGAAACAAAATAATGGGTCAATTCTATATGTCACAGTTTGAATACATATTATTTTTCCGCAAAGGTCGTGGCGTAAGAATTAACCATTGTGGAACGAGCGATATTTTATCTATACCAAACATCAAATTAAAAAGTATTGACGGAAAGAATTTACACGATACTGAAAAGCCTGTTGAGTTGATGAAAATATTGATTGACAATTCTTCTCAACAAAACGGTATAGTATTAGACCCATTTATGGGTATAGGTAGTACAGGCATTGCTTGTAAAGAGCTTAACCGACAATTCATAGGTATAGAAATAGACCAACAATACTACAATATTGCACAGGAACGAATTAAAGGATAAAATGACTGAAATAAAGTTACCTTATACACATCTTCTTTATGTTAGAAAATATTCTATCATTACCAATGATTATGAACTTTTTATCGTTGGTGTGAATACTAAAGATATTTTTCATACTATGGGAGAATATTTGTATCGAAGCGAAACACAAGTCAAGAGAATAGACAAAGTAGAATGCACACAAGAAAAACTTGACTTTTGGGCAAAAGAAGGATATGAGATTTATGAATTTAAGGACAAGTACATTGTTAAAAATAAAAGGGAAGAAGAAAATGCAGATTACCATTGATAGTGCAAATATAAAAATTGAAAATGGAAAGGTTACTATTGACCTTAATCCAGAGCAACTTGCAGCATTAACTTGTTCTAATAAAGTTGAATTATCAACACTAAAACCAGGAGATGAATTTAAGCTCGGAGATGAAGTATTCATTGTAATGGAACATACTGATAAAGGAACAAGAGTTATTTCAAAAGAGTTTGCTTATAAAGAAGTAAAATTCGGCGATAATTCAAATTGGAATACATCTCCTATTCGTAGAATGCTCAATAATGAGTATTTCGAGAAGATTGCAGCTATCATCGGCGGAGAAAACAATATTATCTCTATGGATAGAGACCTTACTTCTCTCGATGGTTTGGATGATTACGGAACTTGCACCGATAAGGTAAGTCTTTTAACCGCTATGGAATATGCAAAGTATCATAAGATTCTTGGTTTGAAATCCATCTATCCTGATTGGTGGTGGCTTATTACTCCCGCATCCACTCCGAGTAATAACTACGCTCGTCGCGTTTGCTATGTCGGTTCCAGCGGCATTCTTGACCAGAATGGCTGTGACTGTGCCTGCGGTGTGCGCCCATTTTTGAATCTTGAATCTTCTATCTCGGTTCTTTTGAATAAGGATTAACGGCTATCTATCCATTCACGGAATTGTGATAATACGATTGTTTCAAGACGAGAAGTTTGAAAAGTATTTCTTCTTGACAAGAGCATTTCAAAACGCTTAAATCGCTGATTTGCTAAATCAATAGGAAGCCCGGAAAGGCTACTCATTTCTTCCGCAGATTTAACACCTAATTCTTTGAAAATAATCATAGGCGCAAGAATTCTAATAGCAAGGTATCTTGGAAATTCAGGATTCGCCATTCCAAAGATTTTCAAGATACATTCGGCAACGGAAAGAGTATTATCATATAAAGATTTAGAATTGTCAATTAAGTGTTGTAAATCATAAAGAGTAGCAATAGCATTTATATCAACTGGCAACCGTGAAATATTTGCATCAATGAGTAAATCCCACGCTAAATTTCGTATATGTTTATATTCTTGTTTTGTCATAAAAAACACCTCATAGAGATTGTTCCCTATGAGGTGTAAAATATAACGAATATATTATATTGTTAATAACTACCTTTTTGTTTATAAAGTTTAACAATATCATTTTCCCAGGCAGTTTTGCGATGATATTGTTTCCATTTTAAGTATTTTTTATAACGATAAAGAGAGGCTTCTGTTGATAACCCGAAAACATTTTGAACATCTAAAGGCGATTGAACATTTAGATATTCATAAAGAGGAAACGGAGATAATATTGTTGCGGCAAAATAATCAGCTTCATTTTCAAATTCAGAATTTTCTGCGCACATAAAACTATTCTCCGATAATTTTGAATAAGCAGATGCAGAGTGGTGTTTGCAAAGAATATGCCCTATTTCGTGACTACAAGTCCATAATTGCCGACCGACATTGTTATTGCCTTGTGTTGACTGATTGCAAAGAATTAAATATCTATCCTGTGAAATATCATAATGAGTGCAACCGGACTTGCTTTCGCACATTTGGATAACATCATTTATTGAACAATTATTTATTTTAGCGAATTTCCGATATGACATATATCTACAATTCGGAATGAGTTTAATTACTTCTTGAATATCTAAAGGAAATGTGATTTGTGGCAACATAGAATATATTTTCAACACCAAATTGTTTATATAGATATATCTAACCATTAAGTGTTATTATCCTCCTCAAAGGCGTAATCGAAACCAACTTTAAGCATTCGCATCATTCGTTCTCTATCTTGTTGAGACATTTTTTGTCTTGCTCTTTGAAAAGATATAATATCATCATCTCCAAGCAATTCAGAAGCAGAACCTTTTATATCTGTTCTACCGAGTAAATAATCGACTGACACATCGAAATATGTGGCAACTTTGATTATTTTATCAACGGATGGAGAATAAGTTGATTTCCATTTTTGAATTGAAGATAATCCTACTCCTAAATCATTTTCAAGTTTGTTGACAGAAATACCTTTTTCAATACATAATTCTTTGATTCTTTGATATAATACAGTTTCCATAACTTTCTCCTTATTGGTAGCAATTTCTTGAAATTGTGTTGACATCAAGAAAATAATCTGATATAATGAGTCATAGTTCAAGAAAATACAACTAAATTTACTTGTATTATACGCTGAATTTTCTTAATTGTCAAGATGATATGGAGGATTGAATAATGTATTACGCAACATATAAAGGAATAGGAATTAGTGACATTACTGCATTTGAGTCGGAGCAGGAAAGAAATGAGTGGGTTGAATTTAAGGACGATTTTAGTTTACTCTGCGGAGCAACAAAAGAAAATTCAACTTTTGAAAGACAAATACTCACGAACAAAAGAGAAATTGAAAGAGTAGTTAATAACAAAAAAATTAAGAAAATTATAGATACATATAACCCGAAACAATGGTGGTTTTTAAGGAGTATAGTATAATGGCAATTAAAGGTGCAATCATAGGAGATATTATAGGTTCTCAATATGAGTTTCGTAAGCCTATGGAATTTGACAATAAAACGGCGATTTTATTATCAGAAAACTGCAAATTTACAGATGATACGGTGTTATCATTGGCAACTAAATATGCTATTAAACACAATATAAGTTTTGCCGAAGCCTATAAGTTTTTCGGATTGAAATACATAGATGCCGGATATGGTGGTTCATTTCGTGAATGGCTTAATAGTGATACCAATGAACCTTATGGTAGTTATGGCAACGGTTCTGCTATGAGGGTATCTTTTGTTGCAGATTATTATGATAGTATGCAAGATGTTGTTGAGAATGCAAGCAAAACAGCAGAATGTACTCATAATCATCCTGAAGGAATAAAGGGTGCTGTTGTAGTAGCAATGTGTATTTGGATGGCAAAACACGGAATTTCAAAAGAAGATATTTTGAATTATGCTATTGGTCAATATCCAAAAGATAAATACGCATATAGTCCTGAACTCACTCTTGATGAAATTCGAGAAATATATCATTGGAATGATAATTGCCAAGGTAGTGTACCTGCTGCAATTAGATGTGTATATGAAGCAAATACTTATACAGAATTTATAAGAAATGTGTTGAGCTTGAAATGTGATGCAGATACATTATGTGCAATAGGTGGTGGAATTGCAGAAGAACTATTTGATAATAGAAAAGATGAAATTCTTCAATCAGCCGACCAAATATTAGGAAGGTATCTTGATGACTATTTAATGAAAGTTTTTTCTGAAAATTAGAAATAATATTGAGAAACTACTTGACAAATAGGTAAATCGGTGCTATAATATTCAATGTTAAGAAACGAGGGAATAAATTGTGAGTATGATTGATATTAAAAAGATAATCCAAAACACAGAGTATGATTTTTTACGAACCAATGAAAATCTTGGTAGTAATATTTTTCTACTCGGATTCGGTGGCAGTTATGCTTATGGTACAAACAATGAAAACTCTGACATTGATATTAGAGGTATAGCCACAAATAGTAAAAGAAATATTCTTACAGGTAATGATTTTGAACAAGTTGTTGATATTGATACCGATACAACTGTATATTCATTCGATAAGATTATCAAATTGTTATGTTCTTGTAACCCGAATACAGTAGAAATGTTAGGATTAAAACCCGAACATTATTTCTATCTTACAAATATTGGTAGAGAACTCATAGAAAATAAATCATTATTCTTGTCAAAAAGAGCAATCCATTCATTTGGCGGATATGCAAACGCCCAGCTGCGAAGGTTGGAAAATAAATCTGTTCGTTTGGTTAGTCAAAATCAGCAGGAGCAACATATTTTAAAAAGTATCGAACACGCTTCTGTTGATTTCAGAGAAAGATATTTTGATATGCCAGAAGATGCAATTACTCTGTATATTGATAAATCGGAGCAGGAAGATTATGATACGGAAATTTTCTGCGATGTTACATTAAAGCATTATCCTCTCCGAGATTATAAAGGAATGTTTTCCGAGATGGGTACAATTATAAAGTCTTACTCAAAAATCGGTAAGAGAAATGAAAAGGCTATCGAGCATAATAAGTTGGGCAAACATATGATGCATCTTATTCGTCTTTACCTTATGGCATTTGATATTCTTGAAAAAGGTGAAATCAATACTTATCGAGATAAAGAACACGATTTCCTTATGAAAATAAGAAATGGTGGTTATCTCGATGAAAATAGACAGCCAACAAAGGAATTTTACGAAATTGTTGATGAGTATGAAAACAGGCTTGATAGACTCAAGACAACAACGGATTTGCCTGAAACAGTAGATACGAACAAGGTTATGGATTTTGTAGCCAAAGTAAATGAGATGGTCGTTTCAGGAGGTAATATATGACAAGGGAAGAAGTGCTGAATTCTATTCAGTTGAAAAAGAGATTCTGTAAAGATTGCAATATACCGATTACCGTGTTTGATAATCCGTATTTTTATGAAAGACTTATAACACTTGATACAATTTTTAATTGTGTTGAACAGTTTAATCTGTTTTGTGTAGAAATGCAGCAGTTCAATAATGAGCAGGATTATTTTGAATACTATAATTTAGTAAAAGATAAAATGATTTCGGATATTAAAGGAAATCATACATATCAATCTTTCAATACAGATTTAAGTGGTAAATCTGAAACTGCCCTTAATATAGAAAGAACAAAAGTCGGAAAGAAAAACCTTTATGTTGAAAATAATGACGGAAAGACATTTATATCTATTGATATGAAAAAAGCAAACTTTTCATCAATGAACTTCTATTCGAGAAATATTTTCGATTGCGACACCTGGGAAGATTATGTTGGGAAATTTACGAATAGTTTACATATTCAAAATAGTAAATATATCAGACAGGTTGTATTAGGTGCTTGTAATCCTAAAAGACAAATTCAGTATGAGCATTCATTGATGTTAAAACTCTATTTACATATTAAAGACACACTTAATGACAATGATTTCACGGCTTACAGTATTGGCGAAGATGAAATACTTATAGAAGTAGGTCAGTTCCACCATCCGCTTAATAAGTTAAAAGAGGTTATTGATTCTTGTCCTTTAGGTATTGGTAATCTTGTAAGAGTTGAAATGTTTGATTTACAGAAAGCAGGAGATTATGGGTGGTTAAAAGTTATTTATGATGATAACCAGACCATTAAATTCAAGTGTATTGATTCAGAGATATTTCATCAAATAGTTAAACACTATTACAATATACCAATCACAGACAATGACCTTGTATTTAGACATAATGGCAGACTTGCACGATTTTTAGAGGAGGTCAAAAATCCGTGGTAGATATAAAA